GTTCATTTCATCGTTCATAAAAGATGACTCCTAATTGGTAAGTACCGTAAATTATACTCTAAACGTATCATTCGAGTAAGTATTGCGGTGTATGTACTGATTACTATTCCTAGATTTTGTTGTTTATGCCGTTTAGGAATAGCGCTGCTTCTGCAATTCTTTCCCATCTTCTATTTACATTTCCGTGTTCTTCGTCGGGGTTTGTCAAGGACTTAATGAAATATGGAGCATTTTCAATGTTTTTGCTCCATTCAACAAGTTCATTCTTTATTCCGTAAAGCGGGTCTGTAAAAATGTTTGCATTCTTTTCTTCTATGTCGGATTCAGCAGAAGATGCTGTTTCGCCCATCTCTTCCAGAACTGCCTTCATTTTTTCAATGAGCATTTTTGACGCTTCTTGAGCTTTTGTTGCTGCTTCCTGCAGAGCATTTGGCTCATCGCGAAGAACCTGCAACCAGTTTGCCAAGTAATGGGCATGGTCTTCTCTTGGTTCTGCAGAAAGACCAAACATTGCCAACAGGAAAGCTGAGCCAAATTCAGCAATAAGCTCTTCTCTTGCATAGTCAGGAGAACCAAACTGGTTCATATTCTTTCTGTCAAGTCTTGACGAATGCCCTGTCCAGTGAACAAGCTCATGGGCGAGTGTTCCGTAGTATCCCTCTGGGGACTTGAACAGTTCGAATGGAGGCATCACAACATGGTCTTCACGCGGAGAGTAGTAAGCCCTACTTCCATCTCCGGTCTTGATTGTTGCACCAACTTCCTTGATTGCGTCTTCAAGCTTTGTGACTCTCTGCTCTGGTGTCAGGGCATCTGTCGGCAGCTTCAAGAACTCATCGCGGTCAATTCCCTCAACTTGGTCAAGGTTGAAAACATGTGCGGTCGTAAAATATACGCCCTTTGACTTTCTAACCTTCTGCCCTGTGTCTGGGTCGATTTCCTCACCAAACATCTGCTTTGGCATGAGGATGATGGTTGCCTTTTCGCCCTTCTTTACGCTTCCTCCAAGCTTCTTCCACTGCTGGAATCCACCCCAGTGAGAGGTTGTGAAGCCCTTTTCTTCGGCTGCAAGCATAAGAGCAAAGATGTTTCCACCCGAATACATATTCTTTGTAGAAGCATTTCTTGGAAGATTTCCAGCCTTATGCCATGGTGCTTCCCACTTACCGCCTTCTTTTTGTGATTTTTCAATCATGTTTATCAAGTGGCTTGTGAGGTTTTGGTAATACTCTTCTGCTTTTCCTGAAGAAAGCCTTGTGCCTTCTGGAACTCCGAAATCTATTCCCGTAACTGGTACGGCTTTCTTTACTCCGCCAGCTTTTGCAATTGCTAATTCAAGAGCAGCAAGGTTCTGATTTGTACTATCTCTATATGGGGATGGCGAATACTCTCTCCATCCACGATTATTACTCAGAATTTCGTCAACCTGAGAATAGAGAGTTCCCATTCTTGCATCCTCATTGCCGATACCTCTTTGGTAGGCATCGTCAAGCTTTTTGGTCGCTCTGCTAATTTTTTCATCAACAACCTCAAGCAGTGGCTGTCCATCTTCTTCGCCGTACCTATTAATAATGTCGGCACGCTCTTTTCTTAGTTTCGCAATCTTGTCCATAGCATCTTCAGCTTCTTCAATAGCTTCATCCATGATTTCTCTGGCTTCAGAGAATCTCTCCTCGATTGCATCAATATAGAAATCTAGTTCTACAAGCTTATCGACAAGGTCTTCTGCGGTATCTTCAGGTATTCCTGCCTTTTTAAGCTCGTCTATAACGTCGTAGACAGTAAAGCCATTTATTGCTGAAGTATCTATGTTTAGGGTTTCTGCTATTTCGGCCCTCGTCTTAACTGCTTTTTCAAAGTCTTCTATATTTTGGCCAGGAGTTTTTCTTATCCTTGTTCCTTCTGGAATTGTTGCTTCGGATGCAGCATCTCTCATGTTTGTGGCGTTCAGTTTTCCGTCTGGGTCCCTAAATGCTGGCTTCGCACCGCTTGAGAACGTTGGCCTATCTGTTGCTCTTCTTGCTGCAGCATCCATTCCGGCATCAGCTCTTCTGCTTGATGCGGTTCTGGCTACAAACCTCTGACCAGAAGCAAGCCTCGTTGCGCCTGGAGCCGAAGCACTCAAGTTGTTCACAAATCCGCCTGCCTCGTCCCTTGGGAACAATGCATCCTTGTCGATTGTCTCAAGACCCCTTGCCTCAAGAACCTCGTTGACCATGCCAATTACTTCGGAAAGCTTTTCATCGCCAATCATTGCGTCTGAATTCATTACACCCTTGATGGATGCTCTGCCTTCCTGTACGCGAGATTCAAGTGTTGTCTTGCGACCAAGAGCGGCAGTGATTACCTTAGAAAGAATCTTCTTTTGGTCAGCTGCTCCAACCTTGTTTAGATGGTCCTTGATTCTTATGAATGCTGCATCGACAAGCATGCGGGAGTCGTATTCTGCGGCAAGAGAATCAAGTCTTGGGTCACCAAGCGAAGCAACTGCTTCTTTCATGTTCTTGAATCTTCCAGAGACAATGAGTGCATGCATTATTTCATCATTGATTGGAGACTTCTTTGTGTCCAGCTCAAGTGATTCTTTAAATTTGCCATCTTCTCTCTTTGCAGCAGGAACAAGTCCGCTTCCAGCTTCTTCTTTAATCTTGTTTATTTCGTCAAGAAGCTTTCTTACGTCTTGGCTACTTATGCGGTCTCCTTCTGAATCTCTTTCCAATCCAAGCATCTGCATGAGCTGTGCTGCACCAATTCCATGACTTCCGTTGGTCCATTCGTCCATAAAATCTTTGTCAGCGCGCGCAACCCTTTCTCCAGCTCTTGCCTGAGAAACAAATCTTTCTGGCTCCAACTGTTCGGCTCTGGAAACCTTCTTTGGTGTTGCAGTGAACTCAGCATCGACTGTTGGGTTCCTGAATGAGCCACCACGAGCGTCCCACTTGGGGTTGCTGGCGATTGCATCACTATTGAAAAACTCAACAGGAGATGTGTATACGGGTTCTGGTGGGTTGTTCCCTCTTCTTACTGCTGCATCAAAGTCAGCCCTTGAGAGGCCATCCCATTTAACCTGCGACCAGTTAACTCTGTCGTTTTCATCGAGGTCAAACTCGGGGGTAGCAATGTCGCTATGACGCACCCACTTTGGAGCGCCATCAAATCCCCAAACTCTCGCTACGTCGTTTAATCCACCAACGCTTGATGTGTACTCTTTTGTTCTTGAAAGGTTGTCAAACATGTCAGCCGCAGTTGAGCTGGCAATGTATACAGGCTTCCCATCAAGCATGTCTTGAGCGTCCGATGCTGGTATACCCAAAACCCTTGCAATAAGTTGTGCGTCGTCTTTGTCACGAAGAGTGCTTGGGCTTCCACCAAGAGGGTTATCAATTTGAATAAAATCAAGCAGTCTTCCGGCATCAACTGGCCATCCAGTTTCTGCTGAATACTCACCGTCAGGGTCTGCAATTATTCTCTTTGCTGCTTCTAGGTTAAGAACATGCGAGTTCTTGCCAGAAGGTATCTTTCCTAAAATGCCTTCTGCGTCGCTAGATACACGAGCCATTCCTGGGTCAGAGTGGAATGCACCCATCGTTGCTTCGACTTGCTTCTTGCGGTCATATCTTGCCGACTGTCCTGGTGGTGGGCCAAAAACATCGCCAGAAGAAAGTCTTCTTTGAAGCCTTGAACCCGATTGTCCATCAGGCGCAAATCTTCCAGAAGAAAGCCTGTTTCCTTCGCCATTAAAAGCATCTAGTTCAGCTTTTGCTTCTTCAAGTTTTTCTTGGAGGAGTCGTACCGCTCCCTCTCTGTCTCTTAATATTTCTTCCATTTTTGAAGCAAGGACATTGTCTCCACTTTCAGAAACGTCGTTCAGCCTCTCCATGAGAGATTCACGAGAAGACTCCGCGCTTCTTATCTTGTCTTCTATAGCCGATATGGATGCTTCTAGCTTTTCTCTTTGCTCTTGTATTCCTTCAGGGCTTCTTCTGTAAGCTTCTTCGGCAGCTTTTTCCCTGCGCTCTTTTTCGCCTCCCGGCATTCTCCATGTTCTATCTATCAAGGCTCCTTGACGCCTGAACTCGTCGGCTTTACCATTTCTATATGGGTCCAGTTCTTCATAAAGCTTTTTGGCTTCGTCAAGGGTTTCTTCACTTACACGGCCTTTTGATACATTGACCTTTGGCCCTTCGTAATCGTCTCCACCTCTCTCAACATTTGATACGAGGGCGTATTCATTTTCAAGACCAAAACTTGCCTCAACAACTACTGGTTTATCAAGTTTTTTGCCGTCAGCATCATGAGTAGCGAGAACTACCATGCCACCGTCTTGTATGTTCATGCTCGGGGTTGCCCACCCATCCTCATCAACATCTAAGTCTTCTTCGTATTCCGGTTCCCAACCTCTAACAACTACACCGTAGAATTTGTTTCCATTTTCATCCGTTACGGATACGGCTTTACCGATGTGGTCTTCACCGTTTTCTGGTGAATGGGAGTCGTCGGTTACTGAAGTTTCATAATCATTTTGAGGGTCGTATCGCCCACGTGAACTATTGCCATAGTACAAACCTTCGTCGCCATACTGCGCCATTTCTTCTTGCTCGGAAGAGTCAGCAATACCCCTAATGTCTTCGTCAGAGCCTATGTTTCTGTCGATGGTGTAGCCAGGCTCGTAGTCACCCCATTCAACTAGGGTATTTTTGTGCTCATCGGTAGTGCTGTAGTGTGTGCCACCATAGCTTACGTACTTTCTTCCTGGTACAAAAGGGTCACCGAATTCACGAATGTAGTAACCCTTAAGCGGTCCATTCTTTATTTCGCCGTCATCACCAATTTCTGGCATTTCCCAGCCCTCTGGTGCTTGCGGTTGTGGTGCGAAACGGCCTCCAGAAGAGAATCGTGAATTTGTTTTGTCGAATTGTGCATCTGCAGCAAAGTCTGCCAAATCTCTTTCCACGTTAAATTGCTCGCGAGCAAGATTTTCATCTCCGTTAAATTTACGAAGATATCCGTTTTTTCTGTTTTCTGGAAGATTTTCCCAATCGCCATATGCGCTGGCATGTTCGCTAGCTTTTTGCCACCTATTGAGCTCTTCTGGAGTGAAATCAAATTCAGCACCAGACGAGAATTCGTTTGCTGAAGGACCTGGACGACGCTTTCCTGGGCGTGTTTGTGAACGAAGAATGTCCCTGTCCGCAAATCTTTGCCTATCTTCTGCCGACCATGGTTTTTGTCTTCCCTTGCCATCACCCCTGTTGCCTCTTGCTTTGCTTCTTCCAGAAGAGAAAGTATTTGGCATACCGTCTTCTTCTGTTGTGTGGTCAAGAATCCAACTAAGTGAACCAAGGTCAAGTTCTTCCTCTGCTCTTGTTACGGCAACATAAGAAAGCCTCATCTCCTGCTCATCAGGGTATTGCCATTCACCGTTCTCAAGCTTCTTTGGCTTTCTAAAGTCTGACCAAATCTTGACTCGTGGCGACTCAAGACCCTTGGATGTGTGGGCTGTCTGAATGTGAACATACTCATCACGATTTTTTGGAAGCTTGTTTTTGTCTGTAATGATGTTGTTGAGAGATTCTCTCAAGTCTTCAAGCGAGTAATCGTTCATCAGCTTAGAAAGCATGTTTAGTCTGTTGTCATCGCCCTTTTCAATAGCCTTATTGAAGTCTGCAATGTTTGTAATTCCGTCAAGGTCTTGACTGAACTCAGGAGCTGAAAATACTTGCTTTCCATATACGTCTGTATAGAACGGTTTGCCCTTTTGGGCATTCTGCATCCATTCGATGTTGTTTAAGAAGTTCTCCAAATCTCTCTTGAAGTTTTGGCTTCCGTAAACAATTCCACCATCTGCAAACACTTCCATGGTTGCAGCGATGGCTCCGCCATTAGAGCGTGTCAAAATCATTGTTGGGTTATCAACCTGTCCAATTCTTCCGTCAACAGGATTTCCAGACTTGTCTGTCTTTCTTCCGGTCATGCGCTCTTTTGTATTGAGAAGCGAAAGGAATCTGTTGCCCATGTTCGCTACGTTCTTGCCGAATCTGAACGAATCAGTAATTGGCATGTCGTATGTTGCTTCTACATTTGCAAGCGTTGTTCCGTCTGCTCCACGCCATGCGTTAATTGCCTGGTTTGTGTCACCAATGTAGATTTTCTGAAGGTTTGAGTTCCTCAATATTCCAGCAAAAACTGGGTTCATGTCTTGAGCTTCGTCAACCATTGCTACATTGACTTCAGCAATTTCGCCTATGTCTGGATTTGTCAATGCCCACATCTTTGTTAGATGTGTGTTGTTTACAGGAAGCATTCCTTTTTGGTCTTTCCTGGTGGCACCATTGACTCTAGGAAGATTCATGTCTTCCCACATCTTGTTTGCATACTTAAGCAACTCGGGAAGCAATGAAGTGTCTGTCACCTTGTATGAACCGTTGTATGGGCCAGTAAAGTGTTGTGGTCCAATTTCCTTGTCGTCGCTTATTGAATATGCATCTATCGCTTTAGCTACAATTCTATAAACATCAACATCGGTCAATTCTTCGCCTTGGGAAACCATTCCCTTTGTACCAAGATACTTAGCTCTATCTTTGAAAGAGTTGATTGGCTTTATGTGGCCCTCTTTTTTGTCAAAGCTCTTCTTGGTCATTTCTGGGTTGATAGCGTCCATTGCTCTGTAAGCAATTCCGTCCATCGTTGAGACAGAAACGTTTCCTGGCATTCCACGCTTTTCTACGTCGTCTTTTGCGTTTCTGTTAAACACGAGATAGACAACCCTTGCGTCTGGTTCTTTAGCCTTGAGGCGGTTGGCAAAGTTAATGACAGTTGTCGTCTTGCCTGTTGCTGCTAAAGCACCAATCTTTACGTCTGCACCAGTCATCATCGCATCGATAGCTCTGTCTTGTTCTGGTGTTGGCTTTATCTTTGCAGGAAGCTCTGGGTAGTCATACTTTTCAATATCGGCAATATCTACAATTTGACGACGCTTTCCAGAAAAACGAGCAGTTGGCTTATCTGCTTTTGGAGCAGCCTTACCACCAGATGCACCGCGCATCATTCTACGTATTGCGTCCCATTGCTTTTCTGACAGTCTTCTGTTTCTGTCAAATTGAGAAACAACACTGTCTGTAAAAGTGCCAGGCTTTGACCTAGCAAAAGCTATTAGGTCTGCTTGCTCTTTAGTGCTTGGCATTCCACCAGAGGAGAACCTTGCGTCTGTGTAGTCTTCTCTGTCGCCATAAGAATCTGCCATGTCGTCTGCGGTGTCCCAGTATCCGTCTGGAAGACCGTCGTTAACCATTCCTGAAGAGAATCTACTATCTCTTGATAGCGGCTTAATTTTGCCGTCGGCAACCATCTTGTCAATTTGTCTATTGCGAGCATCTTGGAAAGCTGCTTGGGCTTCTTTTTCCGCAATATCAAGAGTCGAGCCTGCAACTCTTGTGCCTCCTGCGCTCACCTCATCGTCTATCAGGTCTTGCGCGTCATCAAGAACCCTGAACTCTTTAGTACGTCGCATCTGTTCAAGAATTTTTTGATTATCTTCATCAGAGAAGTCAGTTATGTTCCATGAATAATCTGTATACCTTGCTGCCCTGTCTACATGTGGAGGTATTGCGCTAGATATAAGGCCTTCTATTTTGTCTATATTGAAACTTCTATATGCGCCATTGCCGTTATCTGCGGTTTCGTCCCAGCCAACAAAATAGCCAACACCCTTTTTGCTTGTTGAAAAAGTCTCTGGGTATATAGAACGCTGTTTACCATTGTAACTAAAGTGAAGTATGTCTTCCCTTCCAGCCTTCTGGTTGGCCAACGATGGACTAACGGATGTATTGTTTGCAACAGCTTCAGCAACGCGTCTTGCGTTTGCGCCCATTTGGTCTGGTCTGCGGACCAGTGCTTCTCCGCTGAGGTCGGGGTCATTGATGCCTCGCACTTCAAGCAGAAGGTCATCAAGGGACATTCTTTCGCCTTTGAGAAGTGAATCTACAATCGCCTTGTCAATATTCTCAAAATCGTCTTCTTCGTCGTAAACAAAAAAATCATGAAGACCGTAGCTACGGCCAATAAACTCTTCTCCGGTTTTTGTTGACTTCGGTCTATTGACTTGGCCAGACGAGAATCTTTCATCTTCGCGATGGTCTTCATTCCACTGCTCTGCATATTCTGCAAGCTCTTCTGGTGTCATGGACTCAAGAATTGCATTCTTTTCAGAGGCTCTCCTGTTATAGAGCTCTACCCTCTCTTCAGGGGTTCCTCTTTCTCCAGATGAGAAGTACGTATCGCTTCTGTCTCTCCATGTCTCTTCTTCGAGCCAAGCAACATAATCAGCTGCCTCTTCGTCGGTCATGCTGTCGAATTTTTCTTTAATAGTCATGGCACGAGCGCTGTCTTTGCCAGCCTGTGAATCCAGCCAGTCCCTGTATTCCTGGTCCATCTCTTCGTCGGTTAGCTCAGGAATGGAAGAGTAATACTCATCCATACTTCTTCTTGCATCAAGCGCGTAATTCTTTACATCTTCAAGATGTGGTTCTACCCAGTTCGTATTTACGCTAATCGCATCTGCAAGTTCTTCTGCCGTAACACCATCAATGTCACCCTTTAGTGACATTTCCCAGAGAGCACTAAACATTGCTTCTTTGAGGTCGTCAACGTTTTCGTAAGACTCAATTACCTTGTTATCTCTACCTGTAGCACCAGAAGAAAATCTGTTTGTTTCCATGTCTTCGAATTTTGGACCAGAAGTAGAGTATCTACCCTTCCAGCCGAGACCTGAACGCTGAAGCCATTCTTCATACTGCGCCTGTGTATCTTTCGGAGCGTACTGAAGGTTTGGCCTATTCACGTAGAAGAATGTCCTCATTCCTTCTAGGAATGCTTCTTTGTATTCATCTGAATAGGCGTCGGAAGCAAGCACTCTGTCCAACTCTTGCGTCATGGCTGGAATTTTTGCCATGTACCAGGACCTGTAATCAACAGTTGTAGTTCTCTCGAAGAATTCTCTTTTTGATGGCTTGCCTGGTTTATCGAAGAACGGCATTTGGTCAATTGGGTCACCAAATCGCAAGGTGGCAACGTTTTCTGCCATCTCGCGGCCACGGAACCAGTCTTCGCTGTGCCACTTTTTGTCACCTGCATACATAGGTACTTCACGGAAGAAACCGTTGTTTGCTCTAAAGTTTGCTACAACCCGTTCGTACGCAGCGCGTGCATCTTTGTCTGCCTGTGTATCAAATCTAAGAGGGTTGCGCTCAACATGGCGCATTTCTCTGAGGCCCGATTCGCCTATCTTGTCGAAGTCAATTTGACCAGAAGAGAACCTTTCGCCATCTTCTGAATCTGCATCCTCCATGCCATCTGGCATATATTCATCAGCTGCTTGCGCATAGTCTTTTTCAGACCACTTCTTTGCTGCTGCAAGAGTAGAGAAAGGCTTATCATGCTCATATATGCCCATGTTTTGGCCACCATTACGGTTGCCATCGGAGTATCTGACTACATAGAACTTCCCGTCAAGGCCTTCCTGTATTTCATAAACACCTTCAATGTCTGGGGCATCCATCTCATAGCCAACACCAGGAATTTTTGTCCACTCGCCAGACGAGAAACGCCCTCCCTCGGCACGACGGTCAGCCTGCCTATCTCCCGCATCAGAGATGTAGTCTTCGTACATTGCTGACGCTGCATAAGCCACGTTTTCAGCAAAGTTTTTTGAACCAGCTCCATGCTCTTCCATGTACTTGTCATGGTCTGCATCGTTGTTTTCCCACAGGTCAAGAATGTTTTCTATCTCATTACGGTTTGTTCCTATTTCAGACAAAAAGCCAGAGACTTCCTTCTTGAACTTCTCCTCAAGCATTGGTGTATCGTCAACTTCTTGGTCAATTCCGCCTGAAGAAAGACGCTGCCTTGCTTTCTGGGGCTGCCCAGAAGTTCTTTTTACAGTAGCGTTTCTTTTTGCGGCAGCCGCTGCCTGCCTTTTAGGGGTCTGCGGTGACTTTGGTGTCTTTGCTCCCCGGATAGAATCTGGCCCCTCTGGTGTTGGGTCTGGCTGTGCCAACGACCTTCCGCTACTGTCAAAGAGGCCTTCACCTACAATGCCATTACGGTTTCTATCCGGTGCGTTTTTTGGGTCCCACGTGCTTCCATCACGGAGTCTTACTACCGCTCCTCGTGAACCAATTCCAGGGCCTCGTGATGCAAGGTTGGGTGTTCTGTCTCTTCTGTTTCTGCCAATATTAGGGCGGTCTATTGCTCTACCCGCAAGGTTGCCAAGACTGCGTAATACGCCTTTTGTGGCGATGTCAAGAGCGTTCAAAAAGTCTTCATTGAGTGACTTAACAACAATTCCATCTTCATTGATGGTTGCGTCAACCTTGTAGAAATCAAGAATTGGGTCTATCGCTTGCTTTACTTCAAAAGCATGTTCTGGAGCAACTTGAACAACATATTCAGATTTCTGCTCGATTATTTTTTGAAGATTAGCGATAACGCTATTCAAAGTTGAAGCATCAACTTGCTGTGACGGAATTGATTGCCCAAATCCTTCACCCCACTCTTGGTCGTCAAAAGAGATTAAAGACTTTTCTGCGCCTGCAGTGGGGCCAGAAAGAAGCGCTTCAACCATGATTTCAGACAAAGGAGAATCTTGGACGTAGTTTGCTTGAGACTGAACTTTTTCTGGCTTGCCGAACATAAACTCTCCACCGGCATAGTGGAAAGGCAATCTGTATGTGCTTGATGTTCCGTCAGCCAGCACCCTGTCAAAAACGACGACACTGTCACTTGCTGAACGCACAATTACATTTGAGCCAGTGCGAGTCGCGAGTTCACGGCGAAGCGCTACGGTCATTGGGTTTTCTGGCATGGATGGAATTTGTGGTTTAACAACTTCTCTTGGTGCTGCACCAGGAGTGTTTGTATGCATTGGCTTCGGCCCAGAAGGCATACCTGGTCCGCCAGAAGGCATTCCTGGCATTCCTTGTGGCATCATTCCTGGTCCACACTTTTCGTCTTCTGAAACGGAAGAAGAAATAGCCTTAAGTGCTTCAAGAATAGAAGAAAGCTCATTTACGTTTAACCCATCAATGCTTGGTGCATTAATTACTGAAACGCCAGATGGCTGCTCTTCTGACTTTACTGAAATTGTTCCTGTCAGCTGGTTTGCTCCATGAAGAACTGGAGACACTTCATAAAGCTCTACTTCATAAAGAATGTTTGCTTGCATCTGTGGGTCAAATTTTGCATTGATTGTTTTGTAACCAATAGACCACTCTTGCTCTTCACCAAAGAAAGCAACATTGGCAAACGCCTCACGACCCTTTTCCGACATAAGGTTGAATTGAACGCGAGCATAAAGACCGCCAATTCCTGCAGCCTTCATCTTTGCTGGTAAACGAGGGTCGTTGGGTGGAACCTCGTACATGTCGATGACCTTGCCAATGGGGTCGTTCCAGTTGTGTCCCCATACGACTCGTGGCTTCCTTCTGGTAAGACTCTTGCCGAAAGCCCCTGGTGCGCAAACGTCACCAACAGAGTCTTTGTTGCCTATCCCAGCGACAAAACATTCGACGATGCCTTGGGCCTCGTCTAAATTCACCATTCCTTGCGGTGCAGCCTTGTACTGAATGTCGGATTTTTTATTAGAAGAGGACATGTGACTCCTTGTGTCTTCTTCGATAATAAACGAAAATACCAATGGAAACCGCAAGTATTCAGGTTTTTAGCGTCGTTTACTAAAACTAAATACTAAAACTATCTAGCGATGAATTTTCCGTAAGTCCAGGCACGCCTAGATTCCTCGCTAGCTATCTCCGGAAGCCGTTTTGCCAACACATTTGTATACAAAGACACGATGTTTGACCTAAAAGCGCCAGCTCGCTGGTCTTCGTCAGAAACATTCAGAGAAGACAACATGAGGGAAGTAATTTCCTCTGTCAAATCCTGGTTTAAGCTCTTGATTCGTAACATTTGAGAATCAACTTGAGCAATGATGTCAGACTCTACTTCCCAACTTTTCGCGGACTTTTTCTCGATTGATGTAGAAGCTTTTAACGATTCTTTGACTATGGCCGTAATTACCGGCCTGATGTCCTCATCGAATTGCCTATCCCATGTCTCTGAGTGAAGCACAGATGGGATATCTAGGGTTCCAGCAAACAAAGCCTTCTTTGCTTTTGCTCCACTTGACTTCTCAAGAACAACACGCTGTTGTCTTTCCATGACTCTTTCCATGCTTCTGACAAGTATCTCTTCCCATCTTTCGATTTCTTGCTTTTGGGAAATTGCTTCGAGGGCGTCTTTTGTCATTATGGTTGGCGACTCAGCAGAGGTAGCACCAGGAGGTACTGGCTCTGCTCCGGTCATCATTCCTGGAGGCATTCCTGGGATTGGAGATTGTGCCAGTTCTCCACCTGCTTGTGCTCCAGATACTTCTGCCATTGCCCCAGCCATCGTATTTGGGTCAAGTGCTGGCTGTGCTTCCGGTCCTGGAGGCATTCCTGGCATCGGAGGCATGCCGGGTGCACCTGGAGGCATTCCGGGCATCCCAGGCTGTCCTGGTGCCCCTGGAACCTGTGCCTGAGAAGGCTCTTCCATCTTCTTCTTCGTATTTGCAATAGGAATAAGGTTTGGATTAGCCAAGAGCGAGTCAGCAAGGTCGCTTTCTGTTTCTTTGCGACCTGAGCCTATTCTGTACTCGTTATTGCTGATAAGACCTGCGTTGAATTCGTCCATCAAGTAGCGGTGGCGCTCCTGCTCGTAAAGCATCAAAATGGGCACTTGGTCAACATTGAAGTCAACATAGTTGTCTTCATCTAGTTCATCTAGAGCCCGTGAAAGAATCTCCAAATGGGGAAGCATCGTCTCCATCCAAAAGACACGAATTTCTTCCGAAGCGTTGCTAAAAGTTCTACCAGCAGCATTACCGATAACCGACTCTGGAACACCAAATGAAGCAAGGATTTCCTCCTTTGTTATTTGACGCATCTGTATGTACGCAGCGTCTCTTGGGTTTGCTGAAGTGTCAACATAGTCAACACCGTCGTCGGAAGCGATTACAGAGGTATATCCAGCGCGTGAAAGGTTTCCACGGAAACGGCTTCTCAATTCTTCTTTGTCGTCGTCGTCGATTTCTCCACGAAGAACAAGCAAACCACCCGGTCTACCGTCGTTTAATAGGTAGTTTCTGTTGTAAAGCTTTGCCAGGTTTTCTATTTCAATCGCAACGCCACAGGCCTCCAATGGGGTCAGTGACAAGTATGGGTCGATTGGGTGAGGTCTTCTCACCCAGCAAACGTCTTCTGGCTTCAGGTAGACCTTGTTTCCTGTGGGCATTTGAACTTCGTAGCCAGAAACAAACTTTTTAGGGTCTGGTATTGGGGAGGTTGACTGAGGAGGTAATAGGTTGAGGCCAATTATTCCGCCGTCTCGTCCTCTTACTTTTTCAATAAAAGCACCCCTGGTGCCAAGCATCAACTGAGCAGAAAGTCTGTATCTAAAAATGTAGGAGTTTTCTCCAACATTAGACTTTGAGTTTAGAATATTAAGAAGATTTGTCTTTTTTGACTCTCTGATTGAAAGAATTTCACCATGAGGTGAGTTGTCTTTTCTGAGTATTATCGGCAGTCTTGCCTGGTTTCCAGCAATGGCATCGATACACCTAGACACCCATGTAACCTTCTGCATGCCTTCTCTATAGGCACGCTCAATATCCCAGGAGTCCCTGTACGGCTTGCCTGCATAGCCGGGATTTTGGGCTACTGGTGCTCCAGGTCCAATGTCTTTTTGTGCTTGATTATTCAGCGACTTGTTCGTTGAAGCGTTCCATGCCATATTTTTTACTCACGACCTAACAAAAATCCGAAGAAGCCACATGTAGCCCCTCCAACCAGCAAACCAGCTGGGGGGTATATAAGCGCTGCACCAATACTAGATAGTATTATAAATGAAACCATGAAAAAATAAGCGAACAAAGACCTGTTCAGTCTGATTTTAACTCGTAGCCATAACTTTTGCATATGCTCACAGCCTAGCGCATTGGAGTATCATCAGACTAAACAACCCGGAGATATATATGTCAGAACAACCTACGAACTGGGAACAAGTTCTTGAGTATCTCCAACCAAAGATGTCCGACTACTGCCCAGAAGAGCCATCTTTGCCTCAAAAGGTATTTTTGAGAACTAACGGCATTGAGGCCCTTTTTGGGGGTGCTGCTGGCGGTGGTAAGTCTTCTGCGCTTTTGATGTCCGCCCTTCAGTTTGTAGATGTCCCCAACTATTCTGCAATTCTTTTCCGTCGAACATTCGCAGACTTGTCGCTACCTGGAGCACTCATGGACCGCTTTAAATCGTGGATGTCTAACTACGACGATGTCCACTGGAACAACAACAGCTTCGTGGCTACCTTCCCTTCGGGGGCAAGAATCTCGTTTGGATACCTAAACAACCAGTCCGACTATCTTCGCTACAAAGGTTCTGAATTCCAGTTCATCGGAATGGACGAAGTCACCGAAATCCGGGAATCCGACTATCGCTACATGTTCTCCCGTTTGCGTCGACCCAACTCTGGCCCCCTATCGGAAGTCCCCCTCAGAATGCGTTGCGCATCTAACCCTGCGCCCAACTGGGTGAGGCAGAGATTCATTGTTGAGGGATTGTCTGAAGGAAGAATATTCGTACCTTCAAAACTTACGGACAACCCCGGAATTGACGCTGATTCGTATCGTCAGGCTTTGCAAGCCCTTGACCCAATCGAGCGTAGACGACTTGAAGAAGGTGACTGGTGGAGCACGACTCTCGGAAGCCTCTTTGAACGAGAGTCGGTAATTATTATTGACCAGTCTGAAGTCCCAACAATATCCAACACAGCAAGGGTTGTTAGGTTCTGGGACCTTGCAGCAACCGAACCAAGTCCAAACAACCCTGACCCTGACTACACGGTTGGAACCTTGATGATGTTTGACCAAGGCATTGCTTACATCATGGACGTCAAGAGAGTCAGGGTTCGTGGGGAAAAAGTCGAGCAATTAATATCTCAAACAGCATACGAAGACGGTCTAGATACCCCGATTCTTATGGAAATGGAGCCCGGCTCAAGCGGTAAAGCGCTTGTCGACCAGTACGCCAGATACGTTCTTCCCGGTTATAACTTTTCTGGAGTTAGGGCAACCGGAGACAAGGTCACTAGGGCTAGACCATTTGCCGCAGCAGTAGCAAATGGAAACGTAAGGGTAGTTAGGGGTCCATGGCTGACTCAGTGGCTTGATGAACTTTCTTCTTTCCCTGAAGCATGCGACCACGACGACCAGGTTGACTCTGCTGTTGGGGCTTTTACACATTTGGCCGGACTCGGGTTGCAACAAAGAAGAAGGATTGCTATCGTTATCTAGCACTGGGAGACCAGCTACTAACTAGGACGGTACTAATTGACCATAGAAAAAATTGTTGAGATTCGCTACCTCATGGTTCAACTCGAAGCAGAAGTTCTTGAAGCCATGAACAATGGAGCAACTCTTGAAGAAGCGGGAAACATGCTTCTTCAGATGAATCTAGCCAAACGAGACATGTCTCTTGTTTATGACTCTGTTGCGAATCGTTTTGGAGAAATGATGGACAAAGAGTCCGCTGTTCCACTTCCTGGAAACGCAATCATTGAAAAGAAGTCTTCATACGAACGGAAAGCTTGGCAACATAAAGACCTTGCCAAAGCAGTAGTTGACCGACTTGGTCAGATGTCCGTTGACATGGACACGGGCGAGGTTGTAAAGTCTCCAGAAGATATTGCTATGGAGTTAATGACTTACTGCGCTCCTTCTTACTGGAGAATCAAAGAACTCAACAACATCGGTATCAACCCAGATATGTATTGCGAAACAGGCGTACTAAAAACAAGCATCATCGTCAGAAAGGGCGACACAGAATGAACAACACAGTTATGCAACAGTTAAGCGAACCATTTCCACGAGAGATGGAAAAAATCCTTAAGAAAGGTGGAGCATCTCTTACCTACATTCCGGTAAGTGAAGTGATTACTCGCTTAAACAAGGTTCTTGGAATTGAAGCGTGGTCATTCAATATTCTTTCGTGCGAGCGTGACACTCTTGACCCTGACTACATTGTCGCCCATGTGCGTTTAATGTGGCACACGGATGCAACACGTCCAGAAAGCGTCATTGTTCGTGATGGATTTGGTGGTCAAAAAATCAAGCGCACGAAGACTGGCGACATTGTTGACCTCGGTGACGAGATGAAGGGTGCGGTTTCTGATGCGCTCAAGAAAGCAGCCCAAACTCTTGGAGTTGGCTTGTATCTCGCTCGCAGTGAAGAGGCAATGGATGTTGAAGAAGCAATGAGCATCTCTCCACAGGAACAAGAACGACTTGACAAGTGGGAGCAGTTTGCTGGCCTTGCTAAGTCGCTCAACGCTGAACAAAAGACAGAACTCAATGAGTTTTGGGAGAAGCATGCAGGTGGTCGACCAAAGCCAACAAAGTCAAATGCAACCGACCAAGACCTTGACGACTTGATTGCAGAGATTGTCCGCATTCAGTTTGGTGGCACACTTGTCTCAGAGTGAGCTAACACCTCCTCCTCATCTTTCTGCATCTTCTATTGGCACATTTCATCAATGTCCACTTAAGTTCAGATATAACAAAATTGACAAAATTCCAGATGTTTCAGGTGAAGCTGCCGTCATGGGAAACTTTGTTCACGATGTTCTTGAGGAGCTTTATAAACTTCCTGCGGAAGACAGAACGCTTGATAATGCAAAGGTTCTTGCAAAGCAAGTATGGGAAGAGATTTGGGTTGACCAAGCAACTTCCTCTGTAAAGAACTCAGAAGAAGTACGCCTCTTTAGATGGCGCTCATGGTTCTGTATTGAGAACCTATGGAGATTGGAAAACCCTCAGGAACTAGAGCCTGACGGTCTTGAGTTTGAAGTCGTAGGAGACATTGAGGGTGTCGTAATCAAGGGGTTTATCGACCGATATTCAACCCTTGGAGACGGAGAATCACTCATCGTGAGCGACTATAAAACAGGCAAAACACCTCGCCCTCAGTATCAGGGTGACAAGTTCTTCCAACTTTATGTCTACGCATACATGTTAGAGAAAATGGGAGTAGGCACTGCTAAAGAGCTTGAACTTCTTTATCTCAAAGATGGCGTAAGGCTCAAAAAACATGTAAACAGCAGAGAAGCTAAGAACATGATTGAGCATGTAATCGATACAAAAAAGCAGGTCGACGAATGCTGTCGAACCGGTGAATTTGAAGCAAGAAAATCAATACTGTGTAACTGGTGTAGTTACCAAGAGATATGCCCAATGTTTGGTGGTAAGAAATGATTGACGATAATACTTTCGCACAAATGGTTGCTGAGGAAGTAAAAAACAAACTATCCCCAATCCAGAGAGACCTCTTAATGGAAAGAGAAAACTGGGAAAGATGGAGAGACAATCTGCAGGCTTTGGTTGACAACCTTGATGACCAAATCGAAGACATTGACATGGACAACGATGCAGACCTGGAGCGATTCCAAAGGATGGGCAGAGATGGAAAGATTCTTGCCCAAGAGGCTTCTCGTGCATACGAAGGACGCAAGAAGAAGATTCTTAGGTTTAGGTTTCATGTAAACAAGAGACTTGACGAAATCTCAGCAATGATTGATACTGGAGAGGCCCCTGAGTCAAACGGTTGGCAAGAGATGGAAACTCTCAAAAAGGCAATTATCAAGCATCGGACCCTCTTGCGAGAATTCGACCTTGAAGAGACTTCAATCGATAGGGCGCTGTGGGCTGTTCTTGACAATGAATGGCTTTTTGACTCAATCGATGAGTCAAGCCTATTCCCTGCAGAGTGAAGCGCAAGCCTCTCAAGCGGTCAGATAAACCGCTAAAAAGAACTCCGATTAAGAACTCTTCCAAGAAGATAAATCAGCGTTCCAAGAAGACGGAAGAAAAGTACGAACTTCGCAGACCTTTGGTAAAAAAGCTTTTAGAGGAGCGACCATGGTGTCAGGCATGTCCTGTTTTTGCCCAGTATGATGGCCTTGCCGTTTATCAGCAAAGACCATCTGTTGATGTGCATGAACTAGTGAGACGCTCACAGGGTGGTTCTATTCTTGATGAGTCAAACCTTATGTGTGTCTGCCGTCAGTGCCATACACGGATAGGGAACTATCCCCAGCTTGCCTTTGACCTTGGACTATCTAAACACTCATACGACGAATAAGCCCTACGGCTCTATATTGGGCATGAAAAAAGCGCCCCCGAAGAAGCGCTTTAATCAGATTTTGGTTAATTTTTAATTAACGGCCTTCTTGAACCGTAAAAGCAACAGTCATGTTTGAACCGGCGGTACCAGAACCAACTGCTGAAACATCAAGGCTAATAAGGTCGCCTGCAACGAAGTCCGTGTTGGCTGCTGTAAGCGTTCCTGCGTCTACAAAACCGCCTGCTGCGATTGAGAAGGCTGCTGCGACATCTGAGCCAACCTTGAGGTCTGCAGTAAGTGCCGAACCTGCTGGTGCACCAGTAACTGCAACGTATGCTCCAGTGATTCTGCCATTGAAAGGCAAAGCTACGGAAACAAGGCTTGAGGTCGAAAGGGTTCCGGGAATCGTGAGTGTGACCGTTGTTGGGGCCAATGCTGCTGTTGACATATTTTCTCCTTGAGTGAGGGGGTATGAAACAATAATAGCATCAGAAGTTTTTCTTCTTTGCATTATTTCGGCAATTATTTATTGTTCGTTTATTATTCATGCGTGTATTCTTGATACCAGGTACCTACAAACCTGCTGTCGGAAAGGAAAGGACGGTGGTCAATGTCTAGTGGCCTAACCACGGCAATTCGGAGATTTATTTCTTAATTTCTCTACAACCGCTTGTCTCTGCAGGATAAGCGGTTGTTTGCTGTATCAGCTCAGTTTGTTATTGTTGTACAATTGTTTCAGCACAAGATTTGTGACCGTTATAGGCAAAAGTCGGGTAGGAGAAATCCTGCCCGATTTTTGTGTAGTAGGGTCTGTTTGTGCCCGATTTGAAGCTAATAGGACTAGACCTTTCACTGACCTCCACCGGAGTGTCAATAAATGGCAAAACGTCGATTATTTCCACTAAAACTAAGGGCCCTGAAAGGCTGTCTTATATAAATAAGACCGTTCTTCAGACATGTCTTGACGATAAAATTGACTGCGCCATCATTGAGGGCTACTCGTTTGCATCACGCAACTCACAGGCCCACAGCATTGGAGAGCTTGGTGGGTGTATCAGGATGACTTTCTGGGAGTGCGGAATTGCATATGTAGAGGTTCCTCCAACATCCAGGGCTAAATTTGCCACTGGAAAAGGCAATGCGGGAAAAACGGAAGTTATCTCTGCAATCTCATCAAAGACCGGTCTTATCTTTTCTGGCGCTGGAGCCGACGACGAATGCGACGCATGGATTCTTGAACAAATGGGACTTGCATATTTAGGTAAAAGTTCATATGATTGGACATCGGTGCAACTATCTTCTCTGGAGAAGATAGATTGGTCGCCGCTGGATAATAAGAGGAGCGTAAGTGCAACATAGAAATAAGCCAATTAGCCAGGTAGACATCGAAAACGAGCTTCTTCGTCTTATAGAGATGCTTGAAGAAGAGACAGAAGCTTTTGAGGTTTTGGCCACAGACAATGCCAAGAAGGAAGCACTTCATAAGTCTAATTGGGCGAAAGAATACTTGTCTGCAAAAGGCTCAATCAAAGAACGTGAAGCATGGGCTGACTACAAGCTTGACTCATCTTCTTTCGATTACAAAATATCTGAAGCATTGGTTAAGTCAAAGAGAGAGAAGTTACTTTCACTTCGTACGTCTATTGATGCTATGAGAACCCTCAACGCCAATGTGAGACATCAAGTATGAGTAATGGAATTCATGAGTCACTGTTGGGAATGGCAGTAGATATAGAAACTCTTTTGCCGCTTGAAAAAAATCCAAGAATTGGCGACGTTGATGCAATTGCCGCTTCCTATGCTGAATTCGGACAAGTAAAGCCAATTGTTGCAAAGAAAAACGATGATGGTACAGCCACGGTTATCGCAGGAAACCACCAACTTGAAGCAGCCAAGATGCTTGGGTGGGACAAAGTTGCTGTTGTTTATCTTGACGGTGACGATTCCCGTGCAGTTGCGTTTGCGTTGGCAGACAATAGAACTGTTGAACTAGGTTATTCAGAACCAGAAGTTCTTTATGAACTGATTACCGCAGTAAGCGATGACTACCCAGAACTTTTAGAAGGACTCGGTTGGGATGAGTTTGAGATTGCCGAGTATGAGCAAGAGGCATACAGGAACAGTAGCGAGATGTCTACAACTGGTTCCTATGTTCCGCCTGTTCTAATCGACCGCAACACAGAAATACAGGGATTCAATGATGTCCCAGAATTGCCAGAACAACAGTTCTCTGTTTCTCGTGATAGCGATGGAGAAAAAAGAATCGTTGCCCCACCTTCATCCGACCAGAATGACATTGCCGTTAGAGGTTCGACAATGGCAAACGGAGCCGCACAGCAGGCCGTGGTTCAGTTTACGATTGTTTTTGATAACCCTGCTCAGCAGTCTCGCTGGTATGACTTTGTTAGATGGCTTCGTAGCGACCCTGCAATTGTTGGAAACACAACAGCAGAAAGACTGATGGACTTCATCGGCCAACACTCGGAGATTTAATGAGTGCATGGTCATGGGTGCTGGGCATTTTAGGAGTTACTGGTCTCCTAATCGCTGGCAATAGGGTTTGGTGGGGTTGGTTAATAAACCTCGTTAATGAAATTCTTTGGATTGTCTACGCAATAAGAACCAAGCAATATGGATTCATATTGATGGCGATTGCCTATGCTGCGGTTTATGCAAGGAATGCCAAAAACACAAGGAAATACAATGAATCAAAATGATATTCTGACCCGACTGCGAGACATAGCATCCCTGCGTGGCGACATGAGCGGCAAAGTCGTTCCCGTTGCCTGCTGGGAAGCGGCCGATGAGATTGAACGCTTGCGCATAGAGTTGGAAAATGTTAGAGCAGAAAATCAGAGGCTTTCTCAGATTGCGAAATATTAATGACTAGACAAAGAATGTTTCTTGACATGAGTTGCATCGATGCAGCTCGTCAAAGAATTCGCCACGTATACGACACCTTTGACACCGTGTGTGTTCAATTCTCTGGTGGCAAAGACTCTTCTGCTGTTATGTACCTTGCCAAAGAAGTCCATGAAGAGCGAGGACTTGGCCCTGTAAAGGTCATCTTTAGAGATGAAGAAATGGTTAGCCCGGCAACCATCAAGTACGTCGAGAAGGTCAGAAACTACGACTGGGTTGACATGGAGTGGTACTGCCTTCCATACCCTGCAGAGATTTGGGTTCTTGGACAAAGAGTTACCACGGTTCTTTGGAGCAATACGCGCAAGAACCAAGGAAGGCTCGTTAGAGATATTCCGCCATGGGCAATTACTGCTGAAGACTTTGGCTTGACACATGACGTCTCTTTGCCCGAGCAAACCGACTACTACACAATGCAGGGAAAGAAAGGCAATGTTGCCTTCATCACTGGAGTTAGGGCTAGCGAGTCGATGGTTCGTTATCGCTCATGCGTGCAGAAGCTTCACGAAAACTACATCGTCACTCCGTACAAGCTGAAAACCGGAATTCCGATGAAGTTTGCAAAGGTCATTTATGACTGGAATACAAACGATGTTTTTAAGTTTCTAATTGAAGAGCACGGTTCTGAATATTGTGAGTACTACGACCTTGCCGCCCAAACAGAGAGCAACACAAGAATCGGTATTCCACTCCATAGTATTGCTATCCGCAGAATTGGTGATGTGGTTGCTACTGAACCAAAGTTCTACGACAGACTTTTTGAGTGCTTCCCCTACATAGATGCCCAGCGTCGATGGTGGCCAGAGTTTGACATCGAAAAACTAATAGACCAATATTCAGCACTCGGTCTAGAAGGTGCCTCTATGTTTATTGAGGAGTACCTTATTGGTGAACGTAGACAAATGGAAGCAAAAGCGTATGTGTCCAAGTTTCGCAAGAAACACCTAGAAGACCAACGAGCATATCCAATCAGCCTATTAATTAGAACCCTTGTTCTAAATGAGATAGATGGTGGCTCGCCTTCGCCCGTTGGACCAAGGACCAGGGCGTACACAGTAAGAAACCAAGAAGAAGAAATAGATTCAACATATGAAGTATGAAATTGAAGAAGTCGACCCATCAACGCTTGTGGTTCCATCATGGAGAGCAACCTACATATTGAGGCCAGACCTTTTGGTTCTTTCTGCGTCTCTTGCTGATTTTGGTTTTATTCAACCAATTCACGTATCTGCCAGAAGCGGAGAGATAATTGACGGCTCTGAGCGGTACCTGCTGGCTACCAATGTAAAGCAAATAATGGAAATAACTGGTGGAACAATTCCAGTTATAAAACATGACATTGGCACCATGGAAGCAATGGAGATGCACCTTCGTCTCAATAGAGGAAGAGGTTCAGTAGTCGCCAAACCCATGTCCTCAATAATTAAAAAACTTGTTCGAGCTAGAGCGGCTAATGAAAAAAGCCTAGAAAGAACATTGTGCATGAAGCCAAATGAATACTCTTTGATGATTGACGGAACGATATTGAAGTCAAGAAATATCAAAGAATACACATACTCAAGAGCATGGGTTCCGGTTGAGGCACCTCCAGGAACTGTTGACAAGGGGCCAACAATAGAATCCCCACCAAACGCTGACAGGTAGGCATTGGCGTGGCTATTTATCAATAGCTTGGCGCCATATGGTAAACTTCTTTAAAGTATTTCTTAAAGGAGTTGGCTCATTATGCCCAGAGTAAGATATGGCCCAGACATTACTGACGACGCAGACTCCTTGTTGCTGGATGAAAGTAGAATCAAAAATCAACTTACGACTGCAACTGGTCGAAGAAGAGAGCAGCTTCTTAAGCAAAGAGAACTTATAAACAAGGCAATTAAAGAAGTTTTTGGTTCTAGAGCCAATGCCAGAAAGCTACAACGCGAGTCTGTCAGAAGGCAGGGGTACATGACCCCCGAGGAAGTAAAAGCTATTGGGGCCAAAAGATACGCAAAAGTCCAGGGCAAAGGACCACTCGGCCTCCCCGCCACACCTGGCCGTCGCAGTCAGCAGATTGGTCGCAAACAAGGCTTCCAGGCTCGTAAAGAGACTGAACATTCAGACCTATACAGGTCTGCAACAACAAAAGCTCAGGCTAATGAGACGATGCGTCGCATAAGGGCTCAAAGAACTGCAGCGCAAGCTTCAAGAACCAAAGCCAAAAAAACAGCTAAAAAAGTTTCTGGAGCCAAGAAAGCTCCAGCAGCCAAGAAGGCTCCTGCAGCCAAGAAGGCAGCTCCAGCCAAAAAGGCCGCAGCTAAGAAGGCCCCCGCTAAAAAAGCCGCAGCAAAGAAGGCTCCAGCAAAGAAGGCTCCAGCAAAGAAGGCTCCAGCTAAGAAGGCTCCAGCCAAGAAGGCACCACAGAAAAGGAGATAGGTCGAAAATAGTCGACCTGTCATCCTTACGGAGGTAACACATGCTAGTCACACAAGCAGACCTTGTTAACTATATGGACGTGAAGTTCACGCTTCGCCAGCAGGATGCTGCAGAAATGATTCTTGCAGGACTTCAGTCCGAGATGGAGGCATACCTCCGTCGACCAGTTGAAGTAGAAGAATTTGAAGAAGACCACACTGTCGAGGGAACATATCACGGAGTACCTATGGGTACATTCTTGAGCGCTCCTCCCCATAGCTACACGGACTCTTTTGTTCAGTCAAACATGGTCGACAGCACAACATGGGCAACCCCACCCAGCACAATCTATTTACGAAACTCTCCAGTTGTAGAGGTATCTGAAGTAGTGGTTAAACCGCTCTACGGCGAACCAAGAACTTTGGTCGTTGAGCATGACTATGTTGTTCGCAGGTTTGGTATTGACTATTTCTACGCCCTAGATGGAGACGTCGTCACCGTCACATACACGGCAGGACTTGACGGAACAAATATTCCTATGTTTAAGCTTTTGATACTTAGGGCAGCGTCAAGAGAAATGCAAAACATGCACGACGATGTTGTTGGCCTAAAAGACTTGACCACAAGAAACGTCGGTCCTCTTGTTACTGGATTTCTAGACACTGAACTGATGTCTTTAAGGAAGTACAGACGAAGCAGAGTGTCTTAAAATGGCAAAGGCTCCAGTAAGGATTGATGTTGAGGTAAGGGTTGAAAAAGTCCAAAACCTTATCGACGATGTGAACGAAAGATGTATTGATGCTCGGCCTGTTTTTAGGTGGGCTCAACAGGTATTAAAGAAAACATTCGCAGAAAACTTTACATCTCAAGGTCTTGCCGTTGGTGGATGGTCACCACTTGATGCCGAATATGCGGCATGGAAAGCAAGAGACCTCCCCGGAAGGCCAACACTTGTTCGTAGCGGGGAACTATTTAGGAGCATCTCAGAACTCTCCGACCCTTCTGTCAATGAAATAAATAGGTTAAGTGCTACTTTTGGAACTGGCGTTAAATACGCAGGATTTCATCAGTATGGGACATCAAAAATGCCTAAAAGACAAATACTCTTTATACCTCAGTCGTTTGCTGATGAATTTGCTGAAAAACTTGCCAATTACATTGTTGAAGGAAATGAAGGGCTTACGGCATAATGACAACGCCACCCGGATATCCATTAATGCACGGCGCTCAGTTCGCCAAACAGTATGTTACGGACTACCTGTCAAACGACATTCCTGTCAGAATTATTGACTATCGCAACGGATGGAATGTTGATGACATAACCCTCCCCACTCCTGAGGGTTTTACAACATACGAGCCGTTTGCCATCGATACATGGCCGCTCGTTATAACCGTCGTAATATCTTCGACGGCATTTAACAGGATTGGCTTTGATGGACGAGACCCTCTTTACCGCGTTTCTTATTCAATGCGTACATACGTTTGGGTCAGAACAGAAGGTTCTGAAGAGTGCACGATAATGAGAGACAGGCTTACGACGGTTTTGCGCTCAGCGCTCCTTGACTATCCGTGTCTAAAAGCTTATGACGAAAGAAACTCTTTTAAAGCGATGATTGACGAAGGCTCAATACGTGAAGAGTTCTCGGATTTAACACTACTAAAAGGCGACAGAATCATGGCTGGAGCCTACATTGGCTACAACATGGAGATAGATGAAGTCGTTTCACGCAAGCCAATCGGAACAGTGTCAAACATTGAACTAGAAATAGATGGAACCGGCAATTCGGCGTCAACACTTCCTGTTTTGTAGACCTTTTTGCCGTATTCTATTTGTACAGCATTCTTTTGTAACAGTTGCAATAATCAACAACAAATCATCTGTACAATATAAATCGTTGGCGGCATTGTCACTCAACATAACCAATAGGAAGGTCTTATGCCAGGCGTAGTTATCTCCACAGCAGTCAGAACAGGCCCATCTTCCGCGACAGTGCGCGAATCTTCGCAGCTTTTTGTTGTCGGACTAGCAGAACGCGGACCAGTAGGTGAAGCAGTTCTTGTTCAGAGCCTCACAGAATTTGAAAACATTTTTGGCGGCTATGTAGCCTGGTCATACCTTCACCCAACGGTAGAGACGTTCTTTGAAGAGGGTGGCACCCAGGTCTATGTTTCCAGGGTTGCTGGCGAAGACGCCGCAGTAGGAGAGCTTGTTCTTGAAAACGAAGACGAAGACTCTTTGCTTATCCTTAAAGCAACTGGTCCTGGAAACTGGAGCGCGGAAGTTGGCGTGACTGTTACCAATCCAGGTTCAGCATTCGCTGTAATTATTGAATATGATGGCAACCCTGTATATAACACTGGTGTTGTTACATCTCTTGCACAGGCTGTTGGGCGAATCAACTCAAGCAGTGTCGCTTCACGTTATGTAGTTGCTGAACTGGGCCCAGATGCAGGAGCAGTTGGCGTAAGCCAGATACCGGCAGCAATTTCATTAACAGCTCTTTCAACAGGCTCCGATGACCTTGCTGGTGTTGACGATGCTGTTTTGATTGCTGGTCTTGAAGCCTTCAATGACTCTCTTGGTGCAGGAGCTGTTGCAATTCCAGACGGAGAAACAGCAACCCTCGCCTCATCGGGAGGCCCAGCAACAGACTACGACGGAACACTCAAATCAGACTTTGAAGTTTCTGCTGCTCTTATTGCGCACGCAAATGCAAACAACAGAATAGCAATCTTGCACTGTGGCGTTGCTGACACGGCTGCCAATGCAATTTCTAAGGCTGATGACATCAAGCTCCTTGAGGGCCTTGAGCATGCAGCTATCTACTTCCCATGGGTTACCGTTCCAACATCAACCAATGGCCTCAGCAAGACCATCCCACCAGATGGTTACGTTGCTGCTAAGCGTGCCCAGGCACACAACCAGGGTGGAGCACATATTCCAGCAGCTGGTTTGATTTCTAACTCACGATATGTATCCGGAACAGCATTGGACATCAACAAGACCGTTGGTGATTCTCTTGATTCTGAAAATATCAATGCAATTAGAATAATTCAAAACTCTGTCAGAATCTACGGTGCTCGTTCGCTTTCTATCGATACAGAAAACTTCCGTTATATCACAACTCAAGAAATCATCAACCACATTGTTGTTGAGTCACAAAGGTCACTTGAAGACCTTGTGTTCGGTGTAATCGACGGTAGAGACACTATTTTCTCTGCAATCACATCGAGACTGATAGCCATCCTTGCTCCACTCCGTGAGCAGGGCGCTCTCTTCCAGGCATTTGATGCCAATGGCAAGAAGGTTGACAATGGCTACACCGTACGATGCGACTCAGCTCTCAATCCGGTAACCCAGCTTGCTGGCGGTACTGTCAAGGCAAAAGTTGGTGTTCGAACCAGCAGCGTCGGTGACAAGATTGAGGTTGACATCATTAAGTCGAATCTGACCTCCAGCGTCGTCTAAAGAAGGATATAAACATGCCAAAGGTATCTCAACGCCAAGTACTCGCCTCTATTAATCCAGTAGAGCCAACAAAGCACCCGAAATGGACCGGTTTCTATTTCGCCCAAGTTTCTGGTGGAGAAATAACCGCATCTGTAGAAAAAATCTACGAAGGTGGCAAGCTCCGCCCGACAGTTCTTTGCGCTCCATCTGAGGTCGGCGACATCACCCTAACCGCTCATTATGATGACGACAGAATTGCAGCAGACGGCCCTACCGGAATTGCAGAAAAGATTGCAACACTTCGTCCATTGGTTGGTCGCGCTTCTTATGACATAACCATCGAAACGACTGACTGCGACCTTAAGGTTCCAGGCACAGACCGAGTTTATTACAAGGCCCTTCTGGTTGGCATTACCGAGCCAGACGGTGACTCATCTTCGGGCGCACCTGCAACTTTCTCGCTAACATTTGCCATCTCGGACGTTGAGTCCGGCGCTGGCGCAGCTGGCTGATAAATCTTCTTTACTGAGTTCCATCGCTAGCATAAATGATGTGCTAGGTTTTCTCTCATGACAGAAAACTCTGAACTCTACACAACATCCACAGAAGATTCTTCTCCGAAAGCCAGACAGGCTAAAGCTGCTGCTTCCGTAGAGGAAACACCACTTCAAAAGCTGACCGGCGTTGTTAAGCGCAAAGTTGAACGCCCTGTTGTTCTTATTCCTGTTCCTGAGCGTCCTGGTGTAAAAATCAAGATTAGCCCGAACATTACACAGAACCAGATGAAGAACTGGCGTAAGCAAGCTGGTGAAGATACTCGTAACGGCATGGACGGAACACGTTTTGCTTGTTCAGTTATCGGCCACACGACTATCGGAATACTTTTCGATGACGAAGAAGTGTTTGATGATGCTGGACACGAATTAACTTTTGCTTCAGCAGTTATTTTGGAGATGACAGGGACAACCCGTCCACTCCCAGACTGCGTTAAAGAGTTTTTCGGTGTTGACCCGCACATCGAGGCAGCAGCTCTCTCAATCCTTGACGCCGCAGGATATTCAGACTCGGTTGACGTAGAGGACCCTACGAAGGGGTCTTCGACGAACTAGTTGAAGACCCTCTGGTCATATCTGCGGCCAGACTAGGTGAACTGTTCGGAACCGACCCCATTAGGCTTCTGGATTCAACAGAAACTGAATGGCTCATAAGGCTTGCTTGTGCTAAAGTAATAAGTAACGACCGCGAAGAGCAGGAACGCAAATCTAGGCAATGAGCTAGGTTCCCTTCCTACACTCACGCGATTTCTAAAAAAAATCGTCAGATAGCGTGTGAGGTCTAACCGTGTCCAGGGCTGAAGCAACAGTCAATATTGAGGTAAAGGGTGCCCTTCAGGGTGCTCTTGAAGTCAGGACTCTCAGCAAAGCCATCGACAGGCTTGATAGGCAAGGAAAAAAGCTAAGCAGTGGTGCTAGGTCGGTAGCAACTGTATCAAAAAGCTTGGTAACCACCAGCGTGGCAACACGCAAAGTGTTCGACTCTGTAGACAAGGGCATAAAAATGATGGGCACAGGACTAACTAAAGTCCTGGGTCTTGCTCTTAAATCAACGCTTCTTCAGTTTGGTTTATTTTCTGCTGCTTTAATGGGAATTCATGCTCTATTTATTGCAGGAAAGTGGTTGCACAAAGCCTATTCCTGGGGCATGACAGCCATGGCCGGTGCGGCCGCAAGCGCAGCGATTGCAATTGGAGTTGCCACTGCCGCTATTCGCGAACAACAAGCCGCAATGCATGCGTACACGGCAGGTGGAGCAGGGGAATACATAACAGGAACAAACCAGGTTCGTGTTGCAATGCGAACCCTTCAAGCCGATGCTCAGCTGGCAGGTCTTGGTGTTGATGCACTTAACAAAGCTTACGCATCAATGGCTAAGTCGATGAAGTCCTCGCAAATTGCACAAAGTGGAGCCATGATTAAGAACCTCATGGACTTTGGAGCAGCGGGTCAAGACCCAGCAGCGGCGGCTGACAAAGTTGGGGCTCTTATTGAGGCTCTCAATAACTCTAAGACAAGCATGGCTAGCGTTAAACAAGCCGCAAAAGCGCTTGGTCCACAAATGGAAAAAGCGCTCAAAGATGCAAAAGTAACCAGCAAGAAGCAGATGAAGGAACTTATCATGTCTGGCGAACTCGCCAAGGCTGGTGGAGTTGCTGGTCAATTTGAAGCTGTTAACTCGACACTCATTGGACAGGCAAAATCATTTTTTAATCTTTTAAAAATTGAGTTCGGAGACTTTGGTCAACAGTTTCTTGAGCCAGCCAAAGTTGCAATGCAAAAGATTTTTAGGATTATTAGAACAGACCTTGTTCGCGTAAGTGGGGCGCTTTCTGATTTTGGAAATGATTCTTTTTTCGACGGAATAGTAAGCGGAGTCGAAAAAATGTCAAACTTCTTTGTAAAGCTTATTCGCGAGTGGCTTCCAAAGACTGATGGATTTTTCAAAAACATGGCTGGCGGATGGGAGAAGTTTTCTAGATGGTTTAAAAATTCCAGAGAAGAGCTTAGGCCTTTTATTGAAGGCGCAAGGGCCGTAGAAGGAATATTCAAACCAATTCTTTCAGCATTGAAATCTGGATTTTTGGATTCTTTCAAAGATTTTAATGAAGGAGCCATCAGTAACAAAGAAACATTTGTAGAAATAGGCAACAACCTCGGTTCTTTAATAACAGAACTATTTAAATTGCAGGATGTTTTTACTAAAGCATTTTCTGATGCTCTTCCATTTTTGAGCGATGTAATTAAAGGTATTACCGAGGTTGTTGGAATGATGACCGGCTTGCTTTCTAAATTCAGCAGCATTCTCGGAGGGCCAATGGCGTATATGGCTCTCTTGATATTGGGCCGTCAGATGAAGGGCAATACTGGTGGTTTTTTGGGCAGAGAGCGCGCACCAGTAAATACGATGACCGTAACAGCTAGAAGCGTTATTGTTAATGGTGGAAGACCAGGAGGGCCTGGAGGTCCACCAGTAGGACCAAGTGGACCGGGCGGGCCACCGGGAACGCCACCTGGAACACCACCAGGAACACCACCGGGGACTCCACCAAGACCAATACCCACCGGACCTGTTCCTATCGGCCCACAAAGACCGCCAGCTATTCCACCAGGCGTCCCCGTTACCGTAAGAAGAGGGGGTAAACCACTTTATGACCCGCACGGTAGTCCCTTGTATGGAGGACGTAGGTGGCCTGGAGATACACGCACCGGAGAAGTTGATGCGGGTGGAAGGCCAATTACCTGGGGCAAGGATTACCCTAACCCTGACGCAAAGCTTGTCGGTAGAGGTAACTGGGTAACCAAAAAAGACGGTACACGGTACTGGAATCCGGGAGCTTTTGTTGCAAAAACTCCGGGTACCGGAGAAGTTGGAAGAACAGGGCAGGGTGGAGCACCTTACCCGCCTGCACCAACTGCCGGAAGCAGCACTAGACCAATAATGATGGTCCAACGAGGTTATCAGTTTATCGACTCGACTCCAGCAGGCCCTAGTTCCCCAATTGACGCAGCGAGATTTTCTAGCGGCGCAACAGGTGGTGGCGCAGGTGGTGGCGGTGGCATGCCCGGTCCTGGAGGTCCAGGAACAGCTCCTCCTGGTGCTGGCGGACCAGGAACGCAAGGCGCGTACAGCCGCAGAGGCTTTTTGGGTCGCATATTCGATGGCTCAAGACAACAAGCACAGGGTAATACAGGAGTTGGTCAAGATTTATTTAGAGGAAAAATTACTGGCCGTCGATTTGCGACACTAGATGAATCTACTGGTGAAGTGCTTAATTTAAGTAGAAAGATAGACCCGGTTACAGGTCAAAGAATAGCCACGGTGGGCGCTAGATATGACGCACAAACAGGTTTTGTAGACACAAAAGGTCAAACCTTTAGAAACAAAATTAAATATGCAGGCCTCACTTCACGCTCACGCAGAAACAGCGCCCTTGGTTCCGCAATTCTCGGTAACGATGAAAAAGGTATTAGCGGAGTTAACAGAAGCATGGGTGCAAAAATGGGCGTTGGCCTAGGCATGGGAGTTGCGTCTCAGTACATGGCACCAGAAGCACAGGGGGCAATGGCTATGGGTGCAATGGTTGGTCAATTCAACCCACTAGCCGGTCTTGCTGTTGGTCTCGGTGGAGCAGCACTTAACTCTAGAACGGCAGCAGGCGGAGCAATGACCGGTGCTGGTGCGGGTGCAGCAATTGGAACAATGATTGCCCCAGGAATTGGTACTGCTGTAGGTGCAGCTCTTGGTGCGATAACTGGAGCAGTTGCTGGTTTTGCTGGAGGAATGAGACAAAGAGCAAAAGAATCAAAAGAAGCGATGGGCTCATTTCTTGATGGCATAGCCACTCGTCAAATCATGAATGCCAAAGACAAAGTACTTCGACAAGAGGCAGATGCAGCTGCAGGTGTAGATATGACTGGGCGCACGGGAGCATATGAAGGGATAGCTGGAGAAACTGCTGCAGCTTACGGAAACCTCAGCAAAGCACTAAAAGAGCGAGGATTTAGCGGAGACTACGGAAAGTCGACATGGGAGCAAACCAAGGGCGGCATGGGTACTGGCGCAGCAATAGGCGGAGGACTTGGAGTCGCGACTGGCGCGATAGCGGGAAGCGTCGGCGGACCTATCGGCTCTTTAGTAACAGCAGCTACCTTTGGAAGTATTGGTGCAGTTCTCGGTGGAGTCGTGGGAGGAATTACAGGTTTAACAAAAGGTCTTTTTGGTAGAGGTGAAAGAAAGAAAAAACAAGAAAAAGATTACAAGATACTCAAAGAAATAAGCGAAGACCCAGCCTTTAAAGGAATTATTACGCCCGAAGAAATGGCAGCCATAAGCAAAGACAAAGGCGCTGGACTTACAAAGCTTTCTAAAGAGCTTCCTGAAAGGCTTAAAGCAGCAGACACAATCAGCAAGCAGCAAGGTGCACGCATGGAGCTGCTCAAAGACATGAGCGGAAAGTCTGGAGCAGAAATAGAAGTTCTTGCCAAGAAGATGGGTGTAGACCTATACGACGCGACACTCAAGACTTCTGACATAGTTGAAAAACTTGGCTTAACAATGGTTAAAACTGCAAAAGAAATGAAAGAGGCCAATATAGACGTATCGCTTTCTGCTATAGCTACTGGTTTTGACGAAATAATAAAAAGAGTTCAAGCGCCCGAAATATATGACGAAAGAGGTACGGCGCTTGGTGACACCATTAGGGGTGGAGGAGACACATTATCTGTACTCAATGCTTTAAGGGCATTTCAAGAGTCATCCATAGGAATGACAGACAACCCGATAACGGATTTTTATGCCCAACAGAGACAGATAGGCACACTTGCTAACCCTGGTGACCTTTTTAAGCCAGGTGGCGCATTTGCTGATATTAACCCAGCTGATTTTTTTACACCGGAAGTTACTGAGGCTCTCACTAAAACATCTACAGAAACCGAAAAAGGACTCATATCCAACGCTAGCGCTCAAGTGCAGGGAATGCTTGGCGGAATGGGGAGGTACGGCAACACTACAAAGATGAACGAAGCAATTTCTAAAATGAGTGCTGAAAATAGAGAAAGATTCCTAAGCGACGTTGAAAGTGGAATTTTCCAAATAACGGACCCGTTTGCAAACATGACGGACGCAGAAGCAAAGAAATTGTACACCTCTAAAGGAGCCAAGAGCAAAGCACACTATCAGGGAATGCTTCTCAATCAACAGTTCGCTAATTATGGGGTTACAAACGCTGGCCTTATAGTTCGTGCTCAAGATACTGACCAAACAAACGCTGTTGCAAAAGAAATGAAAACAGCATCAACAACGTTTAAAGAGGCCGTTGAAAAATTCAGTAGAGATATGAGTACCGCTTTTGGTCCAGAAGCAGCCAAACCTGAGTGGTGGTCAAAAGAAGCAATGAAAGAAATAATGCAGACGGACACGACAACCCCTCGTGGTGGCGTTGTCGGTGATACCACTTCTTCACGACTTAGCCAAACAATGGATAGGCACAAGGCTATTAACAGCTCTATTCCTGGGAAGAGGTCAATCACCTCTTCGTATAGAACATATGGTCTTGGTTCACTCAACTCTGACCATGTAACGGGTAGGGCAATCGACCTTGTTGGTCAAAACCTTGGTTCCTACGCCGTGGCAACACGTAATGCTGGTGGGTTTGCCGAATTCCATGGAAGTGGAGCGGGTAGACATCTTCATGCAGTTCCAGGGCCAGGCGCACTTGGCGACACATTGACTCCAGCTTCTAACCAAATGGGTGTAGCAACTCAGGCTACTGTTACATCAGGAGGAAATTCGTTTACTTTCCATATAAACGGTGGACAAAACAACCCTGAAGAGATAGCAAACATGGTAATGGCAAAGATAAAGACTACTGAGCAGAGAATAAGAGAGAGAATCTAATGTCTATATCTCCTCAGCCAATTCAAGAAACCTATTACTACAAAGAAGTCAGAAAAACTCAACCCGGTCCTGGTGTTGTGTACCCTGGGTATCCAATTTTTCATCTATACAAACGCATCTTAAATGGCACCGATTTAAGAATTAATGAAATTGAATACTGGCTTCCTCTTCCTGCCCTCACTGCGTACAAGCAATATATGCCTGGAGATGAAAACGTTCCCGCCGAAAGAACAAGATACGAACCGCGTACAGAAATAGGCATAAAACCAACCCGCAGGTACTACCCCGACAGGTTTAGTGTTTATACACATAAGTACTATGGAACAAAGCTTTTTGTTGCAACAAGCAGAACAAAGCTATACCCTGTTTCTGCATCTCTTCCTGCGTCAACAAATCCATATTCTTACAATAATATTCAGGTTTGGATTGAAAGCCCTCAAACGTACACAAACACATACGATGATAACGGCAACCTAATTATTCCTGCATATTGGTATCACCCGTTTGACAATAGATTTTATACATTTGGAAATTTAGAAACTTTTGGGTTTACCGACAGTCAATATTTGATTGACAGTTTATTTACAAGAGACACATCTGGTCAAAGCAACGAATCTTTAATGGCTAACGTTGCAGAATCAATTAGGCTTGCTAAAATTGATGAACTAATAGCCAGAGGGAACACAAGAGCTGAGGCAATTGCTCTTGTAAATGCAAATTCAGCTGCTGCACTTTCAACAAGAGCAGCAAATTCATTAATTATGCCAAGTGCAAGAATTGCCAGGCAAACACCAAGAAGTCAAAACATAGCGGTAACTGTCGCCTCACCTGCTTTAAGTCGAACAGTTAATGCTGGCTCTGTAACTATTTCTACTTCCCAAGCGCCAAAACTTGTACAGACAACAACTTCTGGACAGCCTCAGCTCACATACGAGTTTCTTCATAGACCAAACCAAATTTCTTATACAAGCATTGGTTCTGAATGGTCGCCAATTGACCGCGCTGCAAATAGGCCGATGGTTGATTGGAAGTCTTACAAGCTAATGAGTGTTTCGTTTAGCTTTTTAGTTGCACCAAACGCTGAGGGAAGTCTTGATAGGGCGCTTGACAACGGTGTAATAACAACAAGTGTAGATAACGATTTGAAAACACTTAGGCAAATGGCCTCAAGCCCTTTCCCTGTTGTGTTTATGGGTTTTGACAAACTCTTACAAGAACCCGTTAGATACCCATTTAACAAAGACTCGGGTAGCGGTTCACTGTTTGTCATAGCTGACTTTAGCGTTACATCTGTGTACAGAAGTTCAACTGGGGCAATAAGCAGGGCTTCATGCGACATAACATTGACTGAGTATCCGAAAGAACTAATAAAACTTATTGAGTTTCCAAAACTTACGCCAATTGTAGAGTTACCGCCACGTACTCCAAGAGAAGGAACGCTGTGTAGCAGAACCAAACCAAGTACAAGTTTGGCATTAAGGACAGGACTTACGATTGACTTTTTAACTCGAGCTGCTGCAAGAGGATTTATAGAATTTAATGCAAAATGCAATTCTGTTATTGTGGTTACTGGCCGCGAAGCTGCTTACGCTAGAGCTAAACAAAATCCGACTATGAATTTTGACGAAATTCTTGATAATGGTAATTTTGTAAACCCATGAGTAATACAGATAACAGGATTCCAATTGAATTATGGAAGCAAATTCCCCGCTCTCTCGAACGCCAATATGGTGGCGTTATTTTCTTCATGGACGAAAAAAGGGAAGAAATTGCAGAAGTAAGAGAACGTTTAATTAGTGTTGATATTAGCTACACGATGAACATGTCTAGTGAGCTTACTTTTTCCGTTCTAGATGAAGAGCTCGGAATGCTTTCTAAAAATTATTTTAAAATAGGCCGAGTAGTTGCTTATATGAGTGAAACTTTTGGAACAATTGAAAAAACAACACTTCCAGACATATCTGAAAGACAGCTTCAGCTTTTTGAAATAGCGAATGTTGGCGTTTCCCAGGGTCCTGGAGAAAATCCAACAATAACTGTTACCTGCTACTCAAGGGCTATTCAGCAGATGAAAAGAGACAGAAAGCCTGGGACTGTTGGTGGCTCAGGAACAGAGTTTGTAAAAAGAGCTGCAAAAAAATATGGACTTAAATTTTGGGGCGAAGCTACTTCTAAGTCCAAAAACATAAGCAAGGCTTCATCGGGAAATAAAGCAGAATCACTATGGGACGTAATCACAAAACTGGCTAGTGATGCAAAGTTTGTTGTTTACGAAGTTGATGGATACCTAATTTTTGCATCAGAAAAATTTATTTTAAAAAGATGGGGAACCCACGAAGCTCCTTTAACTGCTGCTCAGAAAAAAAGCAAAGACAAAAATCAAAAAACAAAAAATAAATACATTCCACTCACATGGAAAAACAAAAAGTTTGATTCTGCGGACCTGCGAGAAGACCTTCAGCTTATGGAAATTCCGAGTATTTCTATATCAGACAACAACCCATGGGAAGCCTCCGGAACAGCACGAGTAGATAGATTTAATGCAGTTCGTCTAAGGCCTGGAATGACTATAAAGCTTGGCGGCATGTCTGAATACGATGGATACTACCTAATATCCGATGTTTCTTTTCCCGACATATCCCCTGAAGCGGTAAATATTTCTTTTAAAAAACCAGAAAAGCAACCTAAAGAAATAAAAGACTTGGCAATCGGCGCAAGAGGGCCACAGGTTATCGATGTGGATGCACAAGTTGGAATAATTGGAGCAAGCAGGGCATATGAAGTTACTCGCGCCGGTTCAATTTTTTTTAAAGACAGAGCATACAAAGGCATATTCCCATTGCCTGATGCAGAAAACAGAACCAATCGCTACCCGTTAGCTACAAAAGGCGTTTTTGCAACAGGGAACGTAGACCTTTACGGAAGACCATTGCTCATGTCCGGTTCTGAACCAAAAACAACCTATTCAATCACTATTTATCCATGGAGAGAAACAGGCGTAAATGGTGGAAAACCATTCTCGCTTCTTCTTACTCCAATATGGACAGTTAATGGAGCCCCAGTTGAGTTAACGCAAAACCAGGCTATCGCCAAGTATCAATCGGATGGAAAATTTTTGGCCAAGGTAAGGGGCAAAACAGGAAAAGAATCTATTGCCAACGCCAGTGTTTATGGAAAACTCATAAGCGGACAGCAACAAGAAATACTAATAAAAAAATTTCCTAATGGGAAATACGTCAATACACCGGGGAGCGAGTAATGCTTACACCTCCACAAGTACGGACAATACGTAGAGATAATGCATTTTCCATACCCAAACAGCCTGGTGAAATATATAACTGCATCGTAACAATGACGAGCAATGACGGGCGCGTTCATGTTCATGTCCCTGAACTCGGCACAGACATAGGTCCAGTCATGCCCCTTGATGTCGACCTAACAAAAAAATACAAAATTGGCGACACTCTTGTAGGAACTTTCTTAACTTCAGCAATGACAAGTTTTGTTATTTTTGGCTCTACAAAAACTACAAATCGCTCCTCTATTCTTATTTTTGCGACAGAAGACGACAGAACGGTTTCACTTGGCGCTTCACCAGATACCGGCATATTTACGTATATAACCGGAACTTCTGTCGTTGAGTATTGGGACGGTTCTGCTTGGGTGCAAACGGGTGGAACAACTGGCGCGACAGGACCGACAGGACCAACAGGTATTTCCGGACCATCTGGACCTTCTGGTGCGCCTGGTTCAATCGGACCGACTGGACCATCTGGGGCAACGGGCCCGTCGTTTGAGTCATCTTTTGAATATAAAGTTGGTAGCACTGGACCCGGTGGGGGAATTATATTTTTTGTTGACAGATTCAATGAATATGCAGATTTTACATACCTTGAAGCTGGCCCGCAACTTTTCTTCCCAGACAGCGGTAGCTATTTTATAACATGGAGTTCTACTGCCCCAGTTAATTACTCATCAACGGCTGTAGTTGGTGCAGATTTAAGAGGTCTTGGTTCCGGATATCAAAACACTTTAGATATTGTTGCACAAGGGAATACGTCTACCTCTGCTGCTGGGTATTGTCATGAGCTTGTTTATGGTGGGAAAACAGACTGGTACCTTGGTTCGATAGGTGAAATGCGCATTATGCTTAGTGTTATTTATGAACAACTAGGTTTGTCGGTGAATGTCACTGACAGTTTTTGGTCATCAACCGAGTACACCAACTCCACAGCAAGAAGTGCTTCTGTTTTTACAAGCACTGTCGTGGGAACTGCAAAAAACACAGCAATGGGTGTTATTCCAATAAGGAGGTTTTAAAATGTTGTTTAACTCATTCCTGCCTACGCCACTATGGCTCGATTGTGGGATAATTAAGCATGAATACAATTAAATTCCCACTTAAGTTCAATGCAAACGGTGTTGAAAAACTCATCGATGGTACATATGATTTTTATTCACAACTATTGACAGTTGCCTTGCTTACAGAGCCGAACATTCATCCATTCACCCCAAGATTTGGGGTTAGCGACCCGACATTCACAACAATCGATAAAGGTCTATTTGTTTTAAATGCTTCTCGTTTTGTACCAGAAGTTGAAATAACATCATTAAACATATCGGAAGAAATTGACACAGTGAATGTTCAGTTTTCTTTTGTAATAACGGAAGATTAAATTCATGGCAGCAGATTTTTCAGAATACGTAGACCTTACTGTCTACGACAAACAGCCCGGCGACATGTACCTTGAGGCCATAGAGATGGCTCGACTGACCATGCCAGAGTTCACGCTCAGGGCGGGAACCGTAGAAGACGCGATATTTCAAGCGATGTCATGGATTGGCTGGGTAAACGCTAGCGCCATGAACAGAATTCCAGACAGGTTAATGTCAGGAATTCTGTCGATGATGGGAGTAACAATAAACCTGTCTTCTTCAGCGCAGATGTCTGTTACGGTTACGGCCGACTCATATGAGGGTGCAACAATACCTCCTGGAACAATTTTCGGATATACGGTTGAGTTTGAAGACGAAGTTCTTGAGTACGTATTCTATACGGTTGAAGCGCTAGAAATTCCTTCCGATGAATCCCCATCCCCTGGTGACCCATTCCCATCTGGTCAGGTTCTTACGGAGTGTTTTACCCCTGGCGTTATTCCTTTCGTCAACGAGGGGACCGCTCTTTCTATTTTGAGCCCATCAACATCAATTCTCAGCGTGGAAGCTGGTGGAGATTTTCAAAATGGTCTAAATGATGAAACCTCTCCAGAGTTTTTATCTAGGGCTGTTTCTTATCTTTCTTCTCTTTCTTCAACCTTGGTTAAAGCATCCCAGGTTGATTCTTTTGTGTCAAATGGGTATTCAGGTTTGGTTGGCAGGGTTCGTACCTATGACCTAACAGATGGAGACCCAGACACTGGAGACATCGCAACAAGTAAAACCAGAACAATTACAAACGTTTCTAGGGTTACTTCACCAAGTCAAATCGCAACCGTAACTGTTGGTTCTGGTCATCAGTTTCAGGTAGGAGATATGGTTACTGTTTCTGGTTTAACAAATACTGCTTACAACGGAACATACGAATTAACAGAAGTCGGTACAACAACCATCTCTTATGCAAACAGTGGTTCTATTCAGTCTTCCACTGCTGATTCGGGGACTGTTGCAAAAGGTATTGACGCTATTGGATACATTGCTGTTTTTGTTTATGGAAATGGAAACTTTTTAATCGAACCACAGCTTAATGACATTCAATCTGAGGTTACAAAAAAGTCCCTTCCTGGTCTTATAGTTAGCGTAAGCAATGTCGAGTTATTGTCACTAGACATTACAGCTTCTGTCGTTCTTGACTCAAACTATGACCAAGAGCCGCTTCAGCAAACAGTAGAAAACTCCATTATCGAGTATCTAAGCCCTAGTTCTTACCCCATCTCAGAAGATGCAGTTAGGGTTAATCAAATAATTGCATTAATTAGTTCTATTCCTGGAGTTAAATACGTTTCTTCTCTGTCTTTAGACCCAGGTGATTCAAACTGGCTTCCACAAATTGACGAGAATTTGGAACCTGCAAATAAAGGCTGGTCCCCACGAATCACTCCTGATAATTTAACAATTTCATATACGGTGGTTTAGCCGTGGCAAAAACTTTTAACAGACTCTCTCAATACAATGGCCTAGAATCAAAAAACAGATTAACAGGTGCTGCGTTACCTCTGTCTAGCGATGCATTTACTGTGCATGAATGGAGAATTGATGAAGACGTTTCGTATCCAGCAGGCATAAACAATTTAATATTAAAAGTGTCAAATTCATACTTGCCATCAGTTGGTGACCCAATAAGAGTAGACGGGATATCTATCTCAGACCTTACTGGATATGCGCCAACACCAACAGATAGTAATCCCAGCTCACTAAATGACACATACAACATTGTGTATGTTAGTCAATCGGGGGGCTATTACTACATACACGTTGAAACAGAGCTTTCGTGGTCAATGGGAGAAATAACTTCTTCCTCTACAGACTGCGTTGTTTACTACCCATATCCACATCAGTGGACGTGTAGTGGTGGAACAATTTCTACAACTTCGGAAATATATGATGTCACATCTAGGTATTCAATTAAAATTAATCCTAGTGGTACAGAGCCCGTAGTGCTGAGCCTTTTGGAAAAAACACCAATGCTTCTTGGGGATAATGGCAAAGATTTTTCTTTTAATGGAAAAATTTACTGCAACAGCAAAACTTCTGTTACATGCTCTTTAGTTTATTCTGGATGGGTTGGTATAGAATCCACAGAGCCGTCTGTTTCTGTTATTTACCCTGGACGATTTTCTGCATTTAGAAGCAATGTAGAAATGCTTCCCCTTGATGAAGAAGATACTTACAACTTTGATATATCAATCACCCTCACAGGGCATGGTGGAGAACCCGTTTATGTTACGTCCCCGCATTTGATAGAAGATTTTCTTTATTACTCAAATCCCTACGTTTATGATGCCCGCTCTTCAATGCCCGACTTTTACTGGGACATAGATTTAGCGCAAACAAACCCATCTGCTCCGCTACACAGGCTAATGGACTGCTTGATGACCGGTGCCAGGGATGTGCTTGATGAGTATCATCGTATTTACCACTACGAACCTCGTCAGCTTGCTGTTCTTTCCGACCAATACACAACGAACAACACCCACAGCACTTTAGTAAATCCAAAATATGTCGACTCAAAAAATGCGCCTTGGCTATCTCAGTTCAACGGTCATAAGCTAAAGAAAAATATTAAATATTTCTATAATGGTTTAACAGATGAAACATACGAAACTCCGCAAGATATGTTTACATCCAATGGAGCCATTGAATCTTTTGTCAAGTGGCAGCTTTCTACCGGATACTACGGAAGAGCGGCTGGAACAACAGACGCAATCAAAGAAGCCACTAAACAGGTTCTCCATTACACAAAAGATGGAGAAGATTCAACATATTATATTTTCATAATTCCCCACTACCAAAGTGACCCATTTAAGATTCTCATTGAGACGCTTGTTAATGAGACATTTGATTGCAAAGAAGACGGTGACGAAAGTTATGCAATACTTGACGCTGTCGAAATGGCGAAGCCAATGGGTTTTAAGATTTATCACCGAGCCGTAGAAGATGTTGAATTCAAAGTTGGAGACACTCTTGCGGGCATACTGCCAGACGGAACACCTGTTTCAGGAAATCCAATTGGAGACACTGTTGACGGCATGTATCCACTGGGCAACGTTGTCCCTAACGACATAACAGGGACCCCCGAAGACGGGATAAGCCTTACATAGCGAATACAAATTACCCTAGATGGTAAAATTGGAGCAATAACGGAGGAAAAATGGCTGGCGCAGGAATAAAGAAGTTCACGGTGGGGGAAACCCTTTCGGATAAAGAAATAAACGAATATCTCATGGACCAGACAGTCCCTGTTTTTGTCAACGCTGCCGCAAGGGACTCCGCGTTTGGTGGGGCTAATGAACCATCCCTTTCTGAAGGGCGTCTTTGTTATTTGCAAAGCACGAAAAAAATACAGTTTTACAACGGTGTCAGCTGGAGCGACTCTGGTCAGTTCACCATTCCTGACAATGGAATTGGGGCCGCACAGCTTAAAAGCGACGTTGTCGGCGAAGAGGCAGTTACTACAGCAAAGATAAGAACTGGAGCTGTAACCACCGACAAGCTCGATGGGACATCTGGCTCAGAGGCGGTTACTGAGGCAAAAATCAGAGCAGGCGCTGTTACTTCCGGGAAATTGGCATCAAATCTTACTCTTTCTGGGATAACAACACTTTCTGGTACCGGGAAAATACAGCAACTAATAGAAAAAGCTATACATTCTGGAACTGGCCTTGATGGCCTTCATACGTTAAATACAGACAACGGTGCAATTTATTACTACTCCAGCAACTCATCAGCTGATTTTCAATTTAAAATCACATCAACAAACTCTCTGAATACAGACATGGCAACACATGAAACTATTACCGTTGTTGCTTTTTGTACACAGGGAACAACAGCCAGAAGGCTTTCCGCTATCACTATTGATGAGTTGACATCTGGTGTAACTGTTCGTTGGTTTGGTGGCTCTGCGTATCCTTCTGGTAACGCTTCTTCGATTGACGTTTATACGATAACTGTGGTAAAAACTGGAAATAACCAATTTGCCGTTTTTGCTAGCCAGTCTGCATTTAAGGAATAGCAATGCCTCTTATTGGAGCTAGAGCTACTGCATCTAGATGTTATTTTGGCGAAAAGGAAAAACCGGGAGCGCCGACAATAACGTCTTCAACACCTGGCGCGTCTTTTCTTTCTATTGCCTTTGACGCTCCGACATTCAATGGTGGCATAACAGTCACAAGATATGAGCAGGCTTTCTCAACAAACAACTCCACATGGAGTGAATGGGCTTTGGCTTCTTCCTCAACATCTCCACCCACTTCTCCAGTAACAATAAGTGGACTTACCAATGGCCAGGCTTATTATGTAAAAATAAGAGCCGTAAATAGTATGGGCCCTGGTCCGGAGTCAAATGTTTGGAATACAACAACAACACCAAGAACTACGCCCGATGCCCCAACACTTTCTTCTGTAACACGCGGATACAGACAGTTAACTGTTGCATTTACAGCACCTACATTTAACGGTGGTAGCGCCATAACCGATTATGAGTTTTCAACAAATAACGGAACTTCTTGGACATCTATGACACAGTCCGGAACTACGGATTACGTTATAACTGGTCTTGCTGACTTTACGAGCTACAACGTTCGTGTCAGAGCCGTAAACGCTGCTGGTCCAAGCAGTAGCAGCAATATGTTGGTTGGTATTACAGCAGGATTAACAAATGCTCCGATTTCTCTAAGTGCTGGGAGTAATGGCGTATCTGAATCCCCACTTTCGTGGACCGCTCCGGAAAGCAATGGCTCGCCTATATCCGACTACATAATTCAACGTTCTATTTTTCCTAACTTTCCTTCAGAAGATGTTGTGACTTTTCCAGACGGCGTATCTACCAATACTTCTGCAACAGTTACGGGTCTATCAGCATCAATTACTTACTATTTTAGGGTTGCTGCAGTTAATCAGGTTGGCCAAAGTGGCTGGTCTTCGGTTGTTTCAGCAACAACAGCTGGAGTACCTTCTCAAGTAGGAACACCAACAAGCTCTTCTGGAGACAGAGTTTTTACAATATCTTGGTCTACTCCGGCAAGTAACGGAAGCAACATAACTAGCTACACGGTTCAATATTCTTCAAATGGCGGGTCATCCTGGTCTACTGCAGAAACTTTCTCTTCTGGTTCAACCGAATTTACAAACCGCACAAAATCATGGGTTCTGAACAACGGAGTCTCGTATGTTGGTCGAGTCTTAGCAACAAACGCTGTCGGCAATGGGGCGTACAGCTCTGCGTCAACTGCAAGAACTCCCGTATTCGCCGCTCCTGTTCTTACTGCCAATGCAAGCTATAACTCAGAATCTGAGCCAAATGTAAGAAGAATTACATGGAGCGTGGACCCGACAGACGTTAGGAGCTCTACTTCCAGTGCTGGAACAACAACAAGAGTTTATCTTCAGCGTATGACTGCAGACGGCACATGGTCAAACCCATCGCATGCTGAGCAACTTATTGCTACTTATACTGGAAATGCTGCAAATGGAAGTTTTGGCACAAGCTTTACAACCTCGGGTACCGTTGAACGCGACCAACAGTACCGTATTCGAGCGGAGCAGTTTTCTTCTGAGGACACTGGATACATTGTCGGAACATCATGGATAAACTTGGCTGTTATAGGGCTACAAAGCCGTCAGCCACCAAATGTCGAGTCTTGGCAGGATAACGGTGCTGCTGACGTCTACACAATGACAGCTCTTGTTAGTGGAAGCTCCTATATAAAAACAAGCAGTGGTATGCCTGGAACAAATGCTACAACCGTAGGAAGTGTTCAATACACCATTACGTCCTTCAGGGTTACAGCTACAGGAAGGTCGGTTACCTCTGCTTCAACAACGTCAAGGTCCTTTTATCTAGAACACAGTGGCACAAGCACAACGTTCACGGCTTCCGAGACATCGGACCCAAGTAATCTATGGCCTGGCGCTTCAAATAACACCATGTCATACACATGGAATATTACGGACATAGCATATGGAAACGCTGGGGCTGGAATAGTTAGAATACGGGGACTAGGCAGTACAACCTACAGCACTAATCCTGACCAAAGAATTGACGTAACTATAATAGCTAAAGGTACTAAGCGGACGAGAATAAGCACTACGCCAGCACTCATTACATGGTAACGTTCAAACATGCGTGAAGAAATTGGGAAAAACCAGAAATCTAGTCCTACTGACTTTTTAAAGTCTGACACCGAGTTTGCATCAACTGCATTACAACGTGAACGTTTTTCTATTTGTAAAGCCTGCCCTGAATTAACAAAAGTAACGAAGCAGTGCAAACAATGCGGTTGCTTTATGAATCTAAAAGTGAAACTAAATCACGCAGTATGTCCGCTAGGCAAGTGGTAATTCAAGCTCGTAGAAGCCCTTACCCCATAGTCCCTGCAGGCGGATGAAGTACTTCTCGTACATCAAGCCAACCGTGTCTAGCCCATAACGGTCTTTTGAGTACTTACTGATTAATGCTCTGTCAAGAGATTTTACGTTTTCTGTTGCGTCAGCAAATTCTTGCATTGTGTGGCAACGGAATCCGGTCACTCCATCAATAACGGTTTCAGTGAACGCGCCCCAGTCAGTAGAGATAATTGGGGAACCACAGGCCATGGCTTCGATGGCTACAGTCCCAAATGGCTCCACATAGATAGTTGGGGTAAAAGTGGCGATTGCTCCACCCATGAGTTTGGCTCGTTCTTCTGTCCCAACAACGCCTACATACTCGCCATAACTAGGCGCAGAACCCTGTCCAGCGACTACCAGACGCTTTCCTAGGGCTTTGCAGACGTCAACTGCAATCTGATAGCCCTTGCGCTCAATAAGGCGTCCTATGAAGAGGTAGTAGTCGTCTGGTTCTTCCTGTAAAGGGAAATCTTTAATATCGATATAGCTTGGGATTACAGTGTCGTAGAACTTTCCATCAAGAGCATGCGGGTCAGTTACCTTGGAGCCATAACAGGAGTGCATCCATGCGTAGGACTCAAAAACCTTGAATGGCGCAAAAGAGCCACCATATCCGATACCAAACTCCACGCTTAACTCACTGGGGAAGGCGTCGGCAATTGGCTTTGAAGCATGCCCAGCAATAAGACAAATGAAGTCCTTGTGCTCTAAGCGTTCCTGAATCCCCTTGATGACGTTTCCGTTGAACTCGACCCAATGCGGAAGATTCCAGTTAAAGGACGCGGCCGAGTAATGGTTGTTTCCTACAGCCCCTAAACGCTGTTCTTCGGTAATGCACTTAATGTGCTCATCGCAAGGAGCCTCATTGAATTCCCCGCCATATAGAAAAATTGTGTGTCCAAGGTTCTTCATCATGATGCAGAACTTGCGTACTTTTTCTGTATAGGCACAAGCCGTAAAGTCTTCGGTTGTATTGGTGTGAGGTAGGGAAACTACATGAAATCTCATGTAGCAAATACTAGCAACATTATTTAGTAATAGTAAGTGTCAGTTCTGGAAGCTGGGACAAGGTCTTGCCTGCTGCTCACATTCCATCGTTGCTGGTTTCCTGTTATGTTGACTATCACTCGAATTCTTTGGTCAGGGCTTGTTGAAACTGTACCGATAGAACCTGCGCCCCTAATTCTTATGCGTCCGCCGTCAGCTCCCGTGCCTATTGGAACGCTTGGAGCGCTCCACAGAAGGCTTTGCTCTGTTGTTCCTGAGCTTGTAGAGAAGGGTGACCGCAAGCAGTCTATTGTTCCACCGCCTGTTCCAGCAGATGTTGATGTGCCAGAAAAATCGACAATAAAGTTTCTAGAAGAAGTAGTGATATTTATTCCAGTAACAACGACTCTGGCCCTGATTGTTAAATGTTGGATGGAATACCTTCTTGTTCCATCAGGACAACCAGGACAGGTTGTTCCGGAAGCATTAACTCCAGGTATTGCGTAAGCAGAAGTCTGGCTGAATGTATTTCCAGTTACCGTAAATGTTCCAGTTTGGGCGGTATAGTCTTCATTGCCGCCCCAACTACTTGTATCAACAGTTACGTAATATGAGGTGTCTACGACAACGTTGTAAGATTGTGTTGCTGTTGTTGTTACAGACGCTTCAGCACTATCTATATAGTCACCATCGGTATTCCATGTTCTCGTAAAAACAAAGTACGTTTCGCTTGCAAGAAGATTTCTATCAGAATTCCACTCTGGAGCATTGAGGGTGCTGATTGTCCACGATTTTCCAGCAGCAGAGTTTGTTGTATTTAATGCTGTGCTATTTGCAGTGTTTGTATACGAATATCCTGAAAGTTTTATAAATGTTTGTGTATTAGAAAACGCACTGCAAGCCAATGGGTTATAGTCTACCTTGAACTGCCTATGTCCTGTTCCGTTTCCAGAAGAGGGCTGAGTTGGTGCAATTGCTGTAAGCACAGGAGTTGCTGGCGTTCCAAAATTTGGAGTTACGGATGAAGAAGTTACGACCGTTCCTGCTCCAGCAGCATTGTTTGCAGTCACTCTTATTCTGTAAGAACGAGCGGTTACTGCAGAGTTGTTTCTAACAGTAAAAGACACACCACTTGATTGAGAGCCTTGATTAACCCATGCCTCACTGTTGAGTTGAGTTTCTACCGTATATGAAGTTATTGCCGAGCCACCATCGCTTGAGGGGGCAGACCACGTTGCCGATATTGTCCTGTCTGAAGCAGAAGCAGTAAGGTTCGTCACTCCTGCTGGAACAGTTATTGGTGTTACGCCTGCTGATATTGGCGAATACGCTCCAGCCCCAATCGTATTTACTGCCGCGACTCTGAAATAGTAAGTCGTGCCGTTGGTCAATCCAGTAACTGTTACTGAAGTATTTGAAGAAACTGAGTCAGTAAATGTAGTTATGGACGAAGAGAAAGTAGCAGACGTTGAGTACTGAATTGTGTAATCAGTAATGCTAGTAAATCCGGTAAATTCCGGTTCTGTCCACGAAAGAGAGACTTGAGCATTCCCTGCGGTTCCCGATAGGGATGTAGGCGCACCAGGCTCCGTAAATAAAACGCTACTTGCTACTGTTCCTCTGCGAATTGGCATTAAGCACTCAAATCGCCAATAAGAACATAGCTATCTTCTCCTACACAAAAAAGAGTTGCGGAAGAATAGCGTGTACGAAGTTTGAGTCCTGGTGTTCCATCAAGAGTCGCTCCATCCGGACTGACGGTCACCTGACCTGTACCCATGCTCAATAAGTCAATACTTTGACCGGCAGAAAGATTGAGAGACGTGCCAACCGTTACGGTGACAGGAGATGAGTTATTAAGCATAACCATTTTCCCCAGGTCTCCAGAAACAAGAGTGTAGGAAGTTCCGGTCTGCCCGTTTATCTCCTGAGTTGTAGCCCACGTTCCGGATGGTCCAGTTGCTCCTGCTGGGCCAGTTGGGCCAGTTGGTCCCTGAACGCCTGCAGCTCCAACATTTAAAGCCCATTTACCATCGCTGAAGGTCCATGTTTTTCCATCAACTGTGTAGTTGTCGTTTTCTGCTGGTGAGTTTGGGAAATCAATGGCCATGACGATAATTATACCCCAGGATGACTTGTGTGTTTATCCCCACCAGAAGTGTTTAGTGATGTAAAGAATTGAAAGAACAATCCTATTGTTTTTCTTAGAGTTCGTTGTTCGCAACTTTATCCAAAATGTCTTTTTTGTTCTTAAAAAGACGAAGCTGATTATGGAAATACGCCAATTGATTAGAAGCCTTAGTCTCAGCAAATTGCATTACAGTTTCTATATCGTCCAGTTCCACATATTTAGGAATTTCGTAATACTCCTTAAACCTCAAAATACCTTCTTGAAGTTCAGCCAGTTCCCTTTGGTGCGCTTCTTCATAATCCCAAATGTTTGGGTTGCGATAAATGATAAAACTCAAAGAACTAGATGCCATCCTCTTAAACAAAATGTTTGAAATATCAGTACTAAGGGGTGCGATGTTGCCAGGACGGACACGTGCTTCTTCACTACCAGAGATAAAGTTACTAATTTGCATTGGAGGCAGTTCTTTGATTAAGTCTATTTCAGCCTCTGTAAAGTGAAGGTCAGACATGTACTTCTTAGCGCTTACAGCCACATCATCTAAGCTATTAAATGGTTCTTCAGCAAGAACAGACCATTCATAGATAAGTCGAAGAACTTCTTGAAATGTTCTTCCTGTAATTGGTACAACAGAGTTATTTAACTTTTCTACAGCCAATTCCTGTTTTCCAGAAGATTCAAGATAAATAAAATGTGCAATTCCAGCAACAGACAGAAATGGTTCGTACACCACAACTTCGTCAAGGCTAGAAATCACAGGGGAAGATACTTCACCAGCAAACGCTCTAGCACCATAGTAACTCTTGTCACAACGCCAATCAGCATTTTCAATAACTCGTGACTGTGTGAAGTTAAACGTGCCAGAAGATGAATTCACGGGTCTGTCATACAAATCAATCATTCGTTCTATTGGATAGAGGTTTAGTACCTGTGTTACCCCATCAGCAAAGGCAACAAGGTTTTGAAGACCCAACTTCTGTAGAGGGTGCTTCCATGCGGCAAGTAACGAGCCATCTTGCATTAAAAAAACGTCTACAAAGTCGACACTTTCATAACCAATAGGTGTTTGAATCCAAATATCAACTTCCTCTGTATTTTTTGGAAGATGGTTTAAAAGAAAAAAAACTTTGTGCGTAGACAAAACGTCGAGTGTGAAAGGCTGTACCTGAATCATATTGCTCCTTTAAGGTCCATAGTACTTAAACGTAATACCACCAGCAAGGCCTGCCGCAAATGAAGTTCCACCACTACCTACAACTGTTCCAGAACCTACAGAGAAACCACCAGCAGAACCTGTTCCTTGTGTTCCAAAGCCGCCACCGCCGTTTCCACCCCGCAAGCCGTAGGCCCCACCACCAGTTCCGCCATTTCCACCGACTTGCGATGCTGTTGTGTGCCCAGACGCATTTGAACCAGCAGAGTCGGTACCACCGCCACCGCCACATGCATAGTACCCGCCATCCCATGCATAGATTGGTTGGTTATAGTCGGGTGCATATTGAGGATTACCGCTTTTATCGTAACCAGTTATGACCTGAACATACCCAGATACGTAGTAATAACCATAAGCATTTGTTCCACCAAGATTGGATGCATTCGTTCCGGAACCAGCAGTTCCTCCCCGACCAAACGGATTACCTATTGCGCCTGGATGTTCTCCTGCTGTTCCGCCTCCACCAGTCCATGTTGTAGAACCAACTGTCAGTGTCGTACTTCCGCCCGTTGTTGCAGTTCCGACTCCGCCACCGCCATTTCCTGCGGCACCACCTGCCCCTACGGTTCCGCTTATTGTTTGTGTTCCAGCAGAAGATGACGTGTGGGAAGAGAATAGTCGATAGCCACCGCCACCACCGCCGCCATAGTTTGCGCCACCTCCGCCTCCATAAAGAAGCATTTCATAGACAGTTGGGGCTATAGCACTTCCGCCAGTGGGTATAACTGATGGTATTGAAACAGAGAAAGACCCAGCAGTGGTTTGCGTAAACGTCTTCAGCGACCATGTAGTGAATGATGCGCTTGAACTTGTTGTCGTCCCAATTGCATTTGTCGCACGGCAACGAACATGGTAAGCAGTACCAACTGCTAAACCAGTTATGTTATGAAAAACGCTTGAAATCTGACCATTCACACTAGAGCCGAGTGTGACTGTCGTAAATGTAGTAAAAGATGAACTTGTTGAATAATCGAATTCAACAGTAGTTGGGTATTTATTTGCAGAAACTACTGCATTTAATGTTGCAAGGTTCTCGTTAAAATTCGTAACTGGAGAAATGCTTATAGTAGGTAACAGTTTTGGAACACTGCTGGCACCAGGAAAAACTGGCATATCAACTCAAATCTCCAAACAGAAGATATGTATCTGAAGAAACGCAAAGAAGCGTTGCAACAGAATACTGAGCGCGAAGATTTAATCCTGGGGTAGAATAAATTGTTGTGCTAGAAGCGGCAATGGCGACAGTACCAGAACCATACCGCACAATATTTATTGATTGACCGGCAGAAAGAGCTGTTGAGGTGCTGACCGTCAAAGTTATTGCTGAAGCAGAGTTTGCTTGGACAAATGTTCCAACATCTGATGATGCAAGCGTGTAGTTTGACGTCTTTGATGTAATTGTTTGAGGGTCAGACCATGCTCCTGCAGGACCGGTTGCTCCAGTCGCACCAGTCGCACCAGCCGGTCCGGTCGGTCCTTCTGGTCCATCGGCAGCAATTACACCCCATTCTGATGGACTAGTAGATGGGTCGTTATCTAAGTTATTGTCAATCAACGAAACATAGGAAGCGCCAGGGAAGTATGCTCCCCCCCCGTAGCTAGCAGTAATTTTTACAACATCACCCGTGTTGTATGTGGTACTGGCGCTGTATTCGCCTATAAACTCAAAGCCAGGACCTGTCGGACCCGTAGCACCGTCTATTCCGTCTATACCGTTGATTCCATCAATACCGTTTGCTCCATCAGTGCCTGGCATGCCATCATTACCAGCAGGTCCTTCAGGTCCAGTTGGACCGGTTGCGCCTGTTGTTCCAATATCGCCAGTTCTATAAAAATAAAAATTAAGGTCATCAAAATAGCCAGGGAGAGAAGCGCCGCTAATGTGTGTAACAGGTATTTTGTAATATCCAGTTGCTGCAACTACAGAACCAGATATCCCGAAAACAGCACCATAACTAGCGGAAGATGCGGCACGCTGTAGCGTTATGTATCCCTTAAACGTGCTTGTTGAGTCGTCAAGTGATGCAAGCCAAGAACTTTGGTTGTTGCTATACAAGTCTGTGTTGTGGACATAAATCCATGTAACAGAAGACATCGTGGATGAATTAAATTTAAAGAATGCATTGTCTGGAATGCTGTCTGCTGTATCTGTATCGAAATACCAACCAAAGCCAGAACGAACACCTACAGGGCCCGTTATTCCAGTCGCTCCAGTTGGACCAGTAGCGCCTGTTGCACCAGTAGAGCCAGTAGCACCAGTTGGGCCAGAAGGACCCAGTGGCTGTGTTCCTACTTCAACCCAGTGTGAATCATAATAAATAAAAGTTTTACCCGTGTCGGATTCAAACCAAAGGTCTCCAGCGTTTGGTGAAGATGGAGCAGTATCAGAAACTGCCACAGATGCAACACCTGTTGCACCTGCAGGACCTGTTGCACCTGCAGGACCAGTTGCACCCGTGGGACCTTCTACACCTTGAGGCCCTGTTGCGCCTGTTGCACCAATTGGGCCTGTGGCACCAATTTCACCAGTAGCACCTGTTGCCCCAGTCAACCCTGTCGGCCCTGTTGCTCCAGTTGCTCCATGTGGTCCTGTTGCTCCAGTTGCGCCATGGTCACCCTGAACACCAGTTGCACCAGTTGCACCAACATCACCCTGTAGACCTGTAGCACCGGTTGGACCATGTGGACCAGTTGCACCGGTCGGTCCTTCTGGACCAGTCGCACCAGTAGGCCCTGTCGGTCCAGTTGCACCAACATCACCTTGTGTTCCGACTGCACCAGAAAGGTTTACCGTCCAAGACGAATATGTTCCCGAGCCATCAGAATCGGTGATTGTGGCGACCATTACCCCTGTAGATGAGTTGTAAGAATCAACTTCCAAGTGCATGTGGTTAGAGATGTCATGCGAAAGAAGAATCGTTTGGTTGGTCGAGTAAGACAAACCTGTGCCGATTGTAAATGTCAAAACACCGCTTGTTTTTATTTCTATGCTGTCTGTAGATGTCGTTGCGTACTTGTCACCAGCAAGACCGGTTGCACCAGTTGGTCCAGTCGGACCTGTTGCGCCTGTTGCTCCTGTTTCGCCAGTAGCACCAGTTGGGCCTGTATCGCCAGTTGCTCCAACCCCTGTCGGGCCAGTGGCACCTACTTCACCAGTAGCGCCAGTAGCACCAGTATCGCCTTGTGCGCCTTGTAATCCAGTTGGACCAGTCGCACCTTCTGGACCTGTTGCACCTATCGGACCAGTTGCTCCCTGTGCGCCCGAGGCACCAGTTGCACCAGTTAATCCTGTAGCACCAACTTCTCCTTGTACACCGCTTGCGCCAGTAGGTCCAGTTGGTCCTGTTTCTCCGGTTGGGCCAGTTGGACCAGTGTCGCCAGTTGGACCTGTATCTCCTGTTGGACCAGTAGCACCTGTTGCCCCTTTATCAACATAAAGTTCGAATGATGAATCAACATTAGGAGCGGTATTACCATAAACATCATTGACGCAAATGTATGTAGCGCCGTTGTATGTAACTACATCATTGACGTAGTAGTAGCCATGAGTTGTGCCGTTCCATTCACCCTCAAATGAAAAACCTATTCCACTTGCACCTGTTGGTCCTGTCGGTCCAGTAGCACCTGTTGCTCCGTCTGAGCCTACATAACCATCTGCACCGCTCGGTCCTGTTGCACCCGTAGCGCCAGTCGCACCCGTAGCACCCGTTGGGCCCGTGGCACCATCTTGACCAATTAAACCAGTCGCACCAGTTTCTCCTGTTGGTCCAGTAGGTCCAGTTGCGCCAATTAATCCTGTTAATCCAGTTGGTCCCATTTCACCCTGGGGACCGCTTGGGCCAACATCACCAACATCGCCTTGAGGACCAGTAGCACCAGTCGCACCAGTCGGACCTGTTGCACCAGTTAGACCGGTTTCTCCAGTTGGACCAGTCTCGCCCGTCGGTCCAGCTGCCCCTGTCGCTCCTGTTTCTCCTGTCGCTCCTGTGAGACCAGTCGGTCCTGTGGGGCCAGTTTCTCCAGTAGCACCGGTTGCTCCTGTTAATCCAGTGGCCCCTGTTGGACCTACAGGACCAGTAGCACCAGTCGCACCAGTTGCGCCATCTCCACCCTGAACGCCAGTTGCCCCTGTTGCTCCGATTGCACCAGTTGGCCCAACGTCTCCCTGTGGACCCTGTGGGCCGGTTGGTCCAGTTGCACCGGTGTCACCTTGTACTCCAGTTGCGCCAGTTGGTCCAACATTCCCCTGCAACCCTGTGGCACCAGTTGCTCCTGTTAGGCCAGTTGGACCAGTCGAACCTTCTGGACCTGTTGCGCCAGTTGCGCCCGTAAGACCTGTTGCACCAATAGCACCCTGTACTCCAACCGCACCAGAAAGATTGACCGTCCATGATGAATAAGTTCCGGAACCATCGCTGTCTTGAAGGCTTACCGTTAATGAGCCGGTTGACGGGTTGTAGGTATCTACCTCGCCATGCATATGATTGCTTATGTCGTGAGAAATAAGAACCGTTTGATTTGTTGAGTAAGAAAGATTAGTTCCTACTGTAAGAGTTATTGAGCCAGTTGATGCAATCGTAAGACTGGTTGAGCTTGTTGTTTGGTATTTATCTCCAGCTAAACCAGTAGCACCAGTTGGTCCTGTCTCGCCGGTTGGTCCTGTCGGGCCAGCAACTCCAGTTGCGCCCGTTGCGCCTTCAGGCCCAGTTGCTCCTGCTGGTCCAGTAGGCCCTGTTGCGCCCACACCTCCTGTTGCACCGGTAGCGCCGACGTCTCCCTGTAATCCGGTTGGACCAGTCGGACCAGAAGGGCCAACTACTTGAGTGTTTTTCCAAAGACCAGTGCTTGATTCATATGCAAGAACATCACCATTTAGAAGTGTTCCAGCATTAATGTCAACATTGTGAAGTTCGTCTAATTCGTATCCGTTTTGTGTTGCAACATAAATGATTCCGTTATTTGTTGCCCGAACGACTACACCGATAAAAACTAAATGGTCTGGAGCACTCGGCTTTACCTTTGTAAATGCTCCATTTTCTCCAAGCCAAAGAACATCTCCAGCGGAGTAGCCAGTAGACAAATTAATTCCGTCTACATATCCACGAGTAACTACAACTCCATTTTGTGATGCAGAAATATTGGATGCGATTAATCCAACTGTCTTTGAAGATGTTGTATCAGAACTATTGTCTGCTCTTTTTACAGAAGCATGGTCACCGGTTGCGCCATAAAGATAAACAACGGTTCCAGTAGTTAATGTTGTTGATTCTGCATTTCTTACATAGGTAGCAGTTGATGCATATGTATTTACCCAGTTTGTTCCGTCGTATTGAAGAGACTGAAATTCTCCTGGGGTAGTAATAATGACATCAGTTAATTCATCGAGCGGACCAGCAGGGCCTGTTGGGCCAGTTGCACCTACTGAGCCAGTATCGCCGGTTGCTCCCGTAGCGCCGGTTGAGCCTGTGGGTCCGGTTGCACCGGTTGCACCGGTTGCGCCAACAGAGACCAAAAGAACCCAATCTGTTGGTGGCTCAACGCCTGCCACGCCTGGGTTAGTAGCCCTCCCCCAAAGTGAACCTTGATATGTAACCACGTCTTTAAGTACGTATGGATACTCATCGTCATAGTTGCCTAAGTAGTTAGCGCTTTGAGGCCCTGTCGGTCCAGTAGCACCTGTCGGACCCGTTGGTCCTTCTATGTGACCACTATCAACCCACCCATAACCAGCACCAGTAGGTCCGAAAGAATACAAGTTTCCTTCGTCAATCACATAGCGGAGGTCTCCAATACTTGTTCCACTAGGTCCCAGCAACTCTAGGTCTTCATATGTTGCTACAGGAGATTTAACTCTTACGGAAAGACCATCCGAACCGTTGTTACCAGTCGGACCTGTAGCCCCTTCTGGTCCAGTTGCTCCCGTGGGCCCTGCAACACCACTTGCACCAGTTGCACCAGTCGGTCCTGGGCGACCGATTAAGGTAAAACGCCAGTCGTCAACTAAATATTCTGGGCCCGTAGGTCCAGAGGGAATATATTGAGCAGGAGCAACAACAATTTCAGTGTCTGTTACTACTTCTGCAATAGTGCCTTCTATGTATCGGCTATTCGGAGAAGAGATACTGGCAACACGGACATATTGTCCTGGTGTGTATGCCCCACTTTCTTCTACTGCAAAATGAAACCATCCAGTACCAGTCGGGCCGGACGGGCCGGGATAATGCTCGGTAGTGGAGTAAACATCGTAACCTGGCCCAGTTGGGCCTGCAGGACCTGTTGCCCCAGTAGCGCCGTCTGAACCTACATAACCATCTGCACCTTGTGGTCCAGTAGGTCCAGTCGGACCCGTAGGACCAGTTGGACCAGCATCACCCGTATAGGGAACAAACTTGGCACCATCAAAACGAAGAATCTGACCTGATGAAGCACCTGAAGTGTCAACTTCAATTCCGTCAATATAGAGAGCAGGTACTTTTAGGGTGTCGTCAGTCTTGAGAACATTTGCTTCGTCACGGTAGAGATTTACATCTCCGACTGCAGTTCCGTCACCCCAAACAAGGCGACCACCACCTTGAACTTGAAGTCTTGCGTAGGTGTCGCCGTCTACAAAAATTGTCAACCCATCAGAGCCAGCAGATGACAGCTGCTTGATTGTAATTGGGGTTATAAATTTTTGTGCCACGACCTCAATCGCTTCCTACATTTTTGCCCCTCAGGGCGGACTATCAGCCTGTTACTACGATATGGAAATCGTCAGACGAGATTGTTCCGTTCATTGTAACAACAACTGAGTCATTGCTTGAACGAACAACATCGCAGTTTACTGTTTCACCAGTTGATACTTGGTAAACCTGAACAGTCACATTCTTTGTGCCAAAGTTGTGCGTAACTGTTGTGGTCGAAACGCCAACCGAAGAAGCGGCACAAGCCTGATGTACAACTCTTGCAAGAACTGCAGTAGAAGTTGTCTGACCAGAAGTTGAAGTGCTTGCAAGGTTTGTACGAGCATCTGCTGCTGTTGAAGCACCGGTACCACCGTCAGCAACTGCAATGTCTACGCCATTCCATGTACCTGTGGTAATTGTGCCAAGAGTTGTAATGCTTGCTTGACCAGCATACGTGGAAGCAATGTCAATAGCATTAGCAGAAACTGAGATACGGTCGGTTGTTCCGACAGCATTGATTGTTGCACCATCTTTTGTAAGACCGTCACCAGCAACTACTGCACCAGCACCAGAGAACTGAACCCAGTTCATTGCATCGGTGCCAACAGTGATGACTCCGTTGCTTGAAACCACCCAACCAGAGTCGGCGTTTGCAGTACCTTCTTCAACGAAGGTAAATGTTCCACCAGATACTGTTCCCGTATCGGCAGTGCCATTTGCGTCAGTTGCACGAACTGGTGCACCAGTCTCTTGAACAACATAAATACCGTTTTGTGATGCTGTTCCTTGGTTTTTAACGAGAACGCGGTCACCAGCAACGAGGGTTACCGTGCCGTCAATCGTGTCTCCAGCCTCAAGTTCATTTGAAAGGTTGACTGGACCAGTAGTAGCAGCACGAACTGACTGCTTAACATCGAGGCCCTGACGAGCTGCATCTACATACCCCTTGGTGGCAGCATGAGCAGCGTCGGTAGGAGTGGCAACCTTAATATTGCCGCTGCTATCTCTTTTTACAAGAGTGGAAACTGTCGCATCAGAAGTTGCACCGTTAAGCAATCCCCAAAATGTTGAAGAAAGTAAACCAGCAGAATCAACATCGGCAACATTTAGCGTAAGGGTTACGACGCCGTTTGATTCAGAAACAGTAAGGGCTTCAGAAATTCCTGCTCCGCCACCAGAAGATATGCCATTTACAAATGAACGCCACGCACCATTGCCGTAGACTTTGATTGAGTCTGTGGTACTGTTGTAAATCATCCGGCCTTCAAAGTTGCCGGAGTTAGGGTCTGTGCCGACTACCTCAAAGGTGGCATTGACCAGTTGGTTTTGATTTAGGTCAATATTTGTAAGAAATTTAGTTGCCATCAGCCCTTTGTCCTTATGTTAGGTATGCGAATCCAGAGAACGGCACGGTGAAGTACACTGTCACTTGTGTCGTACTGTCATATTGTACTTCACCAAAGACTGCTGTTTTTGCAGAATCAACAATGGATACGGAAGGGTAGCCACCAAGAGTGTGAGTAATTACCCATTCGTCTGAAGCAACACTCTGAGCATGTACGTGTCTACTCGTATTGGCGGAGTTTCCTCCGATACCCCCACCTCTAACAATTACTTGATTCGGTGAATCCTGATTAATTATTACTTGGTTTGGAGTGTCCTCATGAATATTTACCTGGTTCGGAACATTGCTCATCTTGTTACTTCCTCGGAAAGAGTAAAGCTTCCTTGAACAACTCTTGACACGACCCCTTCAGTGCTTTGAATTTCTAGGTCATAGACTCCGCTGCTTGTTATCGCCGCGGTCACTGATGGTGGCATATTCAGAATAATTCTTCCGTCTTCTGGAACTATTTCTATTCTTCCGTTTTCAGTAGTTAGCTCAACTATTTTTGTTGTAGAAGAAATAGTTCTTCTTACTTGCATCCTCGCAGTAAAACCTTCAAGGTCGTACGGGTAAAAAATTGTGGGGTCAACGGCGTCGGGATACTGGAGGTCGATGATTCGCGTAAAGGTAGCACCCTGCTGACAAAATATGTTGTAAATGCCTGCAATCATGGCCAACTCCTAGAGATTCTCCAGTATTTATTGTAGTTGAGAGAAAACACCTGAGTAGCAAGTAAGTCACAGTGCTTTTGTTAATTTGGCGCTAACAATATTAATGTCCGTGATTTTTAATGTTTGTAAAAATGGTAAAATTGTTTTGTCTTTGGGGCAATCGACTATCACATTTGGGGAAATGGTGTCATTTTTTGGGAACACTAGGTTTAAATTTAGACGTTCAGCATGGTTGACCCTCCCTGTAGCAATATTGTCAATAGTTAGCACATTTTCTGGCTTCGCTAGAGCTGATGTTGACCCCGGTTTATTAATGACCGTTTATAACAATTTTGGCTACAACTCCAATCCGCCGCTTCCTACAGTTTCTGGCAGACCGTCCGTGGGTCAAACAACGGTGTCAAGGGTGGAGCAAAACTTTGACCAAAGTCCGCCATTTGGGATGTATGAAGACTTTATTGTCCGATATGAGGGTTTCATAACCTCTCCTGTTTCTGGTTCTTTTAGATTTTGGCCTCAGGCTGATGACGGAACACAGCTCTATGTAGACGATGTACGCATACAAGACGACTGGCGAGACAAAGGTGGCGGTGGAACACTGTCAAGTTATGTTGATTTTGAGGCTGGCGTATCTAAGAAATTTGAAATGTGGTTCTACGAAAACGGTGGAGGTGCGTGGACCACGCTTTATTGGGACATTGGTTCAGGTTGGGCCGTGGTCCCAGACAGTGCATTTACTCAACAAGTAGCACCTACTACGACTACAACAATTGCTCCATATCTAAACAGTCCGCAAAACCTTATGGTGACTTCAACCAATGAAAGTAAGGTCTATTTATCTTGGGATGCCCCAGAAGAGTCAAATGCCAGTGTCGAAAGATATGCGGTTTTTTGGTCTTGTGATAATTGGGCTTCTGGATTTGCCATAGCTTCGCCAATAACTTCTGCTGTAATTGAAAATTTTGAGCCTGAACAGTCTTGTCAGTTCAAAGTGAGGGCAGATAACGACTCAATTCCCGTTTACTCCAGCTGGAGTAATGAAGTTAACGGCGTAACACTACCTACTACTACAACCAGCGCAACCACAACTAGTACAACCACTACAACCGTTCCAGAAGAAATCGATGTTCCTACCGTAATAACGGTCGCCCCAGAAACAGAGGTACCACTTGAGACACCCCCGAGCACGAGTAATCCCGAAAGCGATGAACCCGCCCCCGAGATACCACAATATGCCGAAGAACAAACGCCAACAACGCCGGATGCGCCAGAATTAGAAGAAGAAAAACAAGACGAAATTGACAATCTGGATACTGAAAACATATCTACTACAGCTTTGTCAAATGCAGTTTCTGAAATTATTGACGAAATTACAAATCCGGACGCTTTGGGTGAGGCCGTAAACGACATTCTTGATAAACCGCTGACCGAAGAACAGTTTTCTGCTGTTATTGATGAAGTTTTTTCACGACCTCTTTCAACAGACGAATTAACGAATGTTCTTGAAGCCGTGTTTGATGAGCCTTTGTCTGATGAAAAGTTTGACGAAGTTATTTCTCAAGTTTTAGACCAACCACTAACTGATGAACAGTTTTCTGCAGTGGTGGACGTCCTTGAAAACGACAGCGTCACAGAAGAGCAGGTTGCGAGCGCAGTTGATTCTGTTCTGGAAGCTGGTGTAAACGAGGACCAAGCTACCGAACTTGCTACAAGTGAAAAGGTTTTGCAGAGCATTGACGGCGAACAGGCAACAGAAATCTTTGACGCGGTTGACATTTCAAACGTAACAGCGGAAGAAGCAGCAGAGCTGGTTGAAGCTGCCCAAGACGCCCCAACTGAAGTCAGAGAAGCAATGGAATCTGAAATCAACGTATTTGACGGAGCAATCGACACATATGTTCCGCTTGGCTCTGCCGTGGATGTTGGAACAAGAAGAGTCGTTGTCGCAGCTGCCATTGCCGCAACAAGCATAACCATGTCGGCCGGTGCCCCATCTTCTCCATCTTCTCCGAGTGGGAATAGTGGCGGTGGCGGCGGCGGTGCAGGCCCATCTGAAAACAAAAACACTTCTAATAGAAGGAGAATAAATTGAAAGCTTTTAAAAAAGTAATCAAAGAATTCCATGCTCTTGCATGGACTCTCGCCGGAGCGGTGACCGTATTAATAACCCTTTCCGGAGAAACAAGAACAATGGGCATGTGGATTTCCGGCATTGCCCTATTGGTTCATCTCACTGGAATAGTAATAAAGAAAGAAGACTAAAATGTATTTAGATAAATTTAACTACAGGATTGTTCAAGTAATTGCTGTTGCTTGTGTTGTTTTGGGAATTAGCATCTTTCCCCTTGATTATTCCAAGAATCAAAATTCTTTAACGTGGGGAAATCCAGCAAGTGCAAATACTGGCGGAGGACCTATTGTTCTTGACGGCATGGACCCAGTTTGTCACGCTGCAATGGGCGAGAATACAGACCAATACATTGCCAAGGTTGTTAAAAGCGTTTACGACCAATCCATAATTCCTGGAAATAATGGAAAAATTGCAATTCTTGGCATAGATAATGCAAACAGTGCTGGCGGTTGTGGCAATAACTGGAACACTCTTCTTTCTACAAAATTTTTAACACAATTTGGTAATGCGTCTTCCAGTCTTCAACCAAGCGTTGAATTTATATCGACATCAGCGCAATTAAACACATTTTTTTCTTCTGGGATAACATCAAATCCTCCAAAAATGATTTGGATACCAGACGACTGGAGTCGGTCTTCTGCCATAAATGGATTGTTTACAACAAATGCTGAAAAAATTGCAGACTTTGTTAACTCTGGAGGTGGACTTTTTTCTAGCTACAACCCATACGGCTGGTTAACGGCTCTTCTTCCAACTGCAACATTCAACGATGGCGGATGCAATGGTGGACCAGATGCGGCAGCAGATGGAATTTCGGATTTCGGTTTATCAAACACAATGGTTGCCGCCTGCTGGCACGGATACTTTACTGGGAATGTGGGAACGCTAAAAGTTTTGGCCGATTATCCGTACCCATCAGCATCTAGCACAAGAAAAGCTGTATCTATCGGTGGAGGCTCTGTCTCTTTGCCTAGCTCATTTACTCTTGCTGTTTCTCCCCAGAACCCAAACGCAGGTGAGGACCTCACAATCACGGCAACGGCACAGACTATTTCTGGCGTTGCCCAGCCTGGAGTTACAGTTACAGTTACGGTTAGCAGTGGGCCAGATGCTGGTCAAACACTCACTGCCGTGACTAACGCTTCCGGTGTGGCAACAATAGTTGTACGCACAAGCTCAACAGGTTCAGCCGTATATACAGCTACGGCTGTTGTTAGTGGTGTTTCTAAGACAGTTTCTGCAACCGTAACGTGGAATCCTCCTACAACCACTGTTCCCCCTACAACTACTACAGTTGCTCCAACTACGACTATTGCTCCTAGTACAACTGTTGAGCCAGTTATAACAACAACACAACCCCCAGTGCCGAGCACGGAACAATCAAGCACTACTAGCGTTGTTGTTGAAGCACCTATCACTACAACCACAGTTCATGACCATAGTTCTCATAGCCACGAACCAAATCTTCCACAAACTGGTGCTCAATTCCTGTACAGGGTGCTGTTAAGTGTTTATGCAATTTGCTTTGGCTTCTTTTTGATAATTTTCAAAAAAGCAAAACAAAAATAAACCAACTGCCGCATAGCTCCTTTATTACCCATCATTTTTGATGAGGTATAATATTGGTGTGTTTTAACTTGCCATAGTTTTGCACGCCCCACAACCTATTTATGGAGGACCAAAATGACAAGAAAGTACCCATATTTCCCCGCTTTTGACGGAAAAAAGGCTGGAGACGGAACTGTCTGGTTTGTTAATGCTTGTTCCAGAAGATGGAAAACGACGAACATGGGAATCTATTCCAATCGATTGATGAGAAATTCGAAGACTGCTGGCAAGAAAATTGGCGACCCAGGCATGGAGAAGTTTCTGAGCGTCCATGCAACTGGCGCAGCAGCAGACATCGGCTACACAGACCGCAAAATCGGCGTAGCAATGTGGGATTGGTTCCTTGCAAACGCAGAAGCTCTTGGCATTGTGGAAATTCACGACTACGCATTCGATGCAAACGCAACAGACAAGAAGCCCGGCTTCGGTCGCGGTTTCAGGTGCTCGCGCGGCGAGGGCGCTGCAGGGGTGAAAATTTATAACGAAAAAGATAATGCTGGCTCATTCGGAGGGAAGTGGATACACATAGAACTCGAGCCTGAATTTGCAAAAGACGCTGCAAAAATGGAAGCAGCGTGGAGGTCCATTCCTAAGCCTGGCGCTGCATAATGAACGAGATAATCATTGCTTTAATCAGCATGATTGGAATGGTCATTGTTGGCTTTATGGAGCACGGAAGACGTTCAGACAAAAGCCGCTGGGAAGAAAACAAGGCTGACCATAACTTTGTCGTGGACAAAATCGACACAATGGGCAAAACTCTTGGAATATCAATTGACAGAGTTGAAAAAGGCGTAGAGCGTACAGAAGCAAAAATTGACGAGCACATTCGTGACCATGCAAAAGGAGACCTCTAATGGCAGGCAAGAAACCAGCAAAACCAGTAGCGGGCCAGTCTAAGGTCCAACAGATTCTCGACCCCTCTATCTATGGAACACTGTTCAAAGTTTTTGGAACCAAGAACTCCCCTTCCGTCTGTTCGTACTGCTCAAGGCAGTCCGTCCGAGGAATGATAAGGATTAGAGGAGAAGAAAGCTTTTGTTCAATCAGATGTGCTGAACAATCGTTTAAAATGGTCCAAACAGATTCAGGAGAAGAAAAAGATGAACGATAGTCCAATTTACAGGGCACGCCAGGCTCAACTGGTGAAAAAAAACAAGGGCGTTACCCCTTCTTTTGTTGCTGAAAAAAATGATTCGCTCGAGGAAGAAAAAGAGCAATCAAAAGCAAAGTCCAAGAAAAAGGCTGAAGTAGAAGCTGAAGTAGAGGTCGAAGCGCCAGTACAGCCAGAAGTTCAGCCTGAACCAGTGAAAGAATCTTTCCCTCCTGTTCTTGAAAACAAGGCAATTCAGCCAGAAGAAGTAAAAGAAACCACACACGAAGACGAGGAAATACTGTGAGAAAACTTACCCCCGAAGAAAGAGCAGCAAAGAAGGCAGCAGAAGCAGTAGCTCCTGTCTCTCAGCCTGTTGAAATCAAAGAAAAGCCTGCAAAGAAGAAGAAGCAGGAAGAGGCCCCAGTTGTCGAAGAAGTGAAAGCTGAAGAGCCAGTTGCCGAAGAGCCAAAGGTAGAAGAAGCACCTGCAGAAGCAGAAGTTGTCGCAGAACCTGAAGCAGAGAAGGCCGAAGAGACACCTGAGTCGTAATGAAGAAAGAACTGTTTCTTAACGTTCTTCTTCGAATATTTGCAACATTTGCAGCCTCCGGTCTCGGAGTTGTAGGTGCTGGCGCAATCGCTGGCGTCAGCATGACTAAAGCCATAATGATGGCTGGTATAGCAGGAGTTGCCACTGTTATCGAGGGCCTCTCCCGTGCATTCCTTGATGACGGAAAACTTACTGTCAGTGAAATAAACACAGTGTTTTCTAGATTCGACAAAAAAGGAGCAGTTGCAGACTCTGAAACAGCACAGAAAACACCTAGAAAAAAAGCACCTACACCTAGCGCCTGAGAGCCTAGGTGTAGTGCTATTTTGTAGTTAGCTCAGTGCTGCTGTTAAGAGCTGAGCTAATTTTTTCAAATTTATCCAAACGAGAGTTATAGATGGCAATCGACGAGATGATGTGGCACAACGATGGTCACAAGCTAATTCTTAAAATCGTTAAATCCGAAATAGAAATAGAATCTGTTTACTGTCCTCACGGTAACGAGGGCGCATGTTTCGTGGAAGACTATGGGTGTGCGGTCAAATGGTTTGCCAACAGGTTTGGCATGGAATGCAATGTTGGCTCCTGTTATGCAGATAAATCTTTGGATATATGCTGGACGCTATCTGGAAATCCTAGAGACATTGAATCCTGTCAAGTATGGTTCATGCCAATAGCTGACGAAGTGTTTAGCGCTTGGCTAGTCAGTCTCGGGGGTCTGGCTTTAGGTGAGAGTTCCTCCGACCAATAGACATAATAACGTCTAAACCTTTTGCGGTTATTTGATGGGTATCACCTGATATACAAAGAAGGCATCCATCCTTCACTAGAACCTGGGCAGATTTCCTAGCCTTGTTCTTATCCTGTACTTTTCCTTTAAACAGTGATGAAGACTCTGTTACGTCTGCTTTGCCACCCTTGAACTTTACGTACTTCAACACATAATGAGAGCACGAGTTCTCTTTGAAGATGACACTTAGGTCGTCACGAATTTTCATAACGACAGTTTACTTAGAAAACAGACTCTTCAAACCCGTTTTTATTCTTATTCGGCATAGTTTTTGCATCGAATATTCCTGCTATAGCTTCTTTTAGGTGCTGTATATCAGGGTGTTTTTTCACTTCTTCTAAATTTACTTTGTAAATATTTTGTCGTTGTGTTTTTGTCTTTGTAATGAGCTTATTTTGTATGAGCAATTTGACCGTTTTGTCAATCATTGTTTCGCTTAAATCTAAATAAACAGAAAGAGCACGCTGAGTCATTGTCGGGTCTTCCATCAAGGCAATCAACACTCGCCCGGACGTAGATATGAGATTTATTGAATTTTCGTTGTGATACCTGAAAACCTTCTGTTTGTCAAGTGTTTTAAGAACAGCATCAACGATGTCACCGGAGTCGCTAGATACAGAAGAACTCAGCGCTTCCTCTAGGGCCCTCTTTACTTCTGCAGATTTGTCGACCTTCATGCGCTCATACTACATCACCCTGTGGCAATAGTGTAGTATTCATGTTGACAGAAGTGATGCCGTAGGTGTCGTTATTGCCGTGGAGGAAACGTGTTAAAAGATGCGTTAAAAGCTGTAGCCAATGGCGAAAGCAAAAAGATATGCAAGTTTGGCTCAATAACAAACTCTTTAGATAGTGAAACAAAAGATGCACTAATAGTAGCTATGGCTAGTGAAGCATCAACAATGGACATCACAAGAGCACTATGTGCTGATGGTCACTCTATCGGAAGAGATGTTGTAGGAACAAAAAGAGCGTGTTTCAAAGACCCTTCTTTTAACTGCTGCATCCGAGAAACAATAGATTCATGTCTAGCAAAGAATGAGGGCAAATAATGACCGCTAAAAAACAACCACTATCTTCAGCCCTTAGTTCTATTACGAAGGACAAAAAGCAGTCTGAGCAAAACAAAAAGGTTCTTGACTCAATTGCAGAGATGCTCCGTCTTAAGGATATCAGCTTAGACGATGTAGGCGAAATCAAAAAAATCTCAATTAATCAGTCTTCTACTCAGAACCCAGACAATCCTTTAGAAACAAGGGATTCAAGCAGGGTCGCTATTCAGTTTTCACCCAAGTGGGATACCGGCCCAGAGTGGCCAATTGTCCAGCAAAGCAAGCCAATACAACTACAAAAGACAACGACAAAACCGAAAGCCCCAACCACCTTCAAAACCTGCGTTGTGGTGCCTGATATACAGATAGGTTTCTTCCGTAACAAGGAAGGCGAATTAGAGCCATCACATGATGATAAGGCCCTAGACATCGTGCTGGCAATGATAAAGAAGCTTCAACCAGAGCTAATTGCCTGTGTTGGAGACAATCTTGACCTTCCAGAGATGGGTAAGTACGTCACCTACCCAGCATACGCCCAGACCACCCAGGCTTCTATTGATAGGGCCGCAATGTTCTGCGCTCAAATGCGGTCGGCTGCTCCCCATGCCAGAATCGTATGGTTGGCAGGAAACCATGAGGAAAGGATGCCTAAGTATCTTGTCCAGAATGCCGGAGCGGCATATGGACTCAGAAAAGGTAACACCCCAGACTCATGGCCCGTACTGTCGGTTCCCTATTTGTGCCGAATGGACGATTATGGAATTGAGTACAAGCCCGGATATCCGGCAGCAGACTTGTGGATAAATAAGAAATTGCGCATTATTCACGGAGACCGCGTTAAGTCTTCCGGCTCAACTGCCCATGTATATCTAAATAACGAGAAGCATTCTGTCATTTACGGCCATATTCACCGTATCGAGACAGCATTCAAGACCCGTGAAGACTTTGACGGTGCTCGCACTATCATGGCTGCGTCCCCAGGATGCCTTTGCCGTATAGATGGGGCCATCCCATCGACCCGTGGTGGCGTAGACCTTGATGGTCGCCCGCTCACAAGACACGAAAACTGGCAACAGGGTATTGGCGTAGTCACCTACGAAGATACTGGCAAGCACAAGTTCTCCTATGAAGTGGCACCGATATACAACGGCTGGTGCATGTTCCGTGGAGTTGAGTACATAGCGGAATAATGACAACTATCGTCGGAATCCAGGGGGACGGCTTTGCCGTGGTGGGGTGCGATACTCGTATCTCATCCTTTGGCGACGACGGAAGCGCCTATCAGGTATCGACACTAGGCAATGGCTCGTCCAAAATCGCCGCAAATGGAAAATATTTGCTCGGTGCGGCTGGCGAAATGCGTGCAATTAACATATTGCACCATGTATTCCAACCTCCTCCTATAACCCCAGGACTAAGGGGAAAGAAGCTCGATGCCTTTATTACGGGTAAATTTATCCCAAGTTTAAGAGCTTGCTTTGATTCTCAAGGTTATTCTCCTCCAGATTCCGGGGATTCCAAAGAGCATCGTGCTGAACAGGGTTCTTCTGTAGTAGTCGTAGTAAACGGCGCAATCTACATTATTGAGTCCGATTACAGCTGGACAACAGAGGCAAATTATCTCTACTCTACGGGTACTGGTTCTTCCTATGCCTTAGGAGCTTTGTACTCTCTGGTAGGGAATAAGCGTCCAACACTGACCCAAGCTAGGTCTATCTGCACAAAAGCACTTACCGTCGCTTCTAAGTTTGACCCTTATACGGGTTCGCCTTTCCAGACTTTTGTCCAAGAGGCCCCATACCGTAAAACCTCAGAGAAATAAGCCTGATAACAAAGGCCGCCTTCTTTAAGGTGCCATGTAGTTTCGAAAAGCTTAGGAATCCCCATAGGGGAGAAACAACTTACCTAGTAAGAGCACGTATGTCTGAGTAACACTGCTGTAGTGCTTCAGAGATTGTCTGCTTAGTCCCCGAACTGCTCGTTAGCACCGAATCTGCTTCTCTAGACCAAGCGTTACATATCCAGCTATTACCGATATGGCGTAGTTCGAAGTCCATATTCATGAGATTAAACCACTTTGTGTACTGGTCTATGTCGTGAGACTGGTTAAACGGCATGTCTTGTGGGTGTCCATAGGTAACTGGCATACAGCAATTATTACACATTCGAGTTTACTAAAACGGTATCACGGTTGCCTATTTTTGTGTGCTGTAATTAATGAAACCTATCAAGAAAGGCTCACTATAGTGACCAAAGAAAAATCTACCAATAATAATAGTCAACCATTAAATGGATTGTATATTGGCAGAAAGGACTGGTTTGAACACGCTGCTTGTAAGGGATTGACCAATCTAATGTTCCCTAAAGAACATAAGGATATTACTTATATAGCGGAGGCTAGAAGGATATGCAGTAACTGTCCTGTTAAGGAACCGTGCTTAGAGTATGCACTTGAGTTTCCGGCAGCGGATATGCATGGAGTATGGGCCGGATTGACTAGTAGACAGTTAGCTGCTGAACAGAGAAGAAGAGGGATAAAGCCGATAAGGCCGACTCTTGCTCAGATGTGGGGGGTGTAATGGAAGGCGCATTAGTCATCATCATGATTAGCTGTATTATCGGCATTCTGTTCATGATTACTAAATACTGAGAATGTAAAAACCCACCCAGTAGATAGCCGTTAGCAGTTCAGCCTTTTCTCTGGTGAACTTAATACCTACTGGATGGGTACAGAGAATTGTACGGGGGTGATTCTGGGATTGCAACCAGCAGAAAGAAGTTTCTGCCCTTAACAGCTTCAAAAAGAAGTCGGAAAAACTTACTTTTCCAGCCCATTTTCAATTTTCAAAATTACAAAAGCAAATTACAAAATGCGAAGATTGCAGGTATCACAGAAACTCAGGCCATCTAACTGGGTCAGTTTCATATCGCAACTAACTTGCCCACAGGGTTGCAAGAGTGTCTCGCCCTTCATGTAGGCGACAATAGACTCCTCCATCGTGGGGAGAGAGTACTGGGGAGAACCGGGGGCAGGGATTCCCTTCTCCTCCTGGAGTAATAGGAATATTGCGTAATTTACTATCTGGCCGACGGACAGGTCGTGGCGGCGTGCATAGTCAATCAGCTCATTCTTGAGCGACCCCTTCAGCCGTACGTGTATCTCTGACCACTTGTCGGGGTGACGGGACTTCTGAGGCTTACGCACTATCTCGTTCGACGAGAGCGATGAGATAGTCGGTCAGGGTTAAATCAACAGCTTCTGCTTGTTGAATTAATTTTTCTTTAAACTCTTTACTTACGCGGATTGTTACCGTCGTATAAGGCTTAGTTGGTTTTACTGTTGGTCGTCCAGGGTTTCGCTTCATCAGGGAAGATAGTACACCACGCCAGCAATCGCGGCGTAGAGCGTTATCTTCGATAATGGGTCGATTCGTGGGGATTTAAAAGTGAGGTAAATAAGTACCGAACCAATAATGTACTTCATTTAGTTTCCCTCTTTTTGTTTGGGTATCCCAGTTTAGGCATCTTCATCCACCACCGTCAGACTGGAAGTCTTCTTGTACTTCTTTTTTTCAAACTTTTCTATGGTCTTGTTATATACCCGTATAAAAGTTTCCCTATCTCCGTTGGTGTGGAGGTCATAGGCTGATGCACCCAGGAGAGAGAGCGTCTCGATGAGAGCTTCTGGTCTCTCCCCCTCGTAGAACTGTCCTCCCTCAGTTGCTTTACGCATCGATTGGAGCATTCCCCAGGCCGTTGCAGCATCTGGATGGTTTGAGCCGCCACTCAGGTTGTCTATCGTCCTTCGGCGGACCTCCCCTGGTCGAGGCATAAAATCCGCATAAGTTGCTAATTCGGTAAATGCGTCGCGCACGTCTTCATACTCCAGGTCTCCCAGTAGCGCGTACCATGCTCGGAAAATATGTTTTTCGTCGGCGATGAGAATCTGGAGGTTATACGTTGCGTAGGCAATACGAACCAATTCCTCGCATTCGATTTTTTTCATTGCCCAATCTCCTGAATCCACTTTAGGCCTTTGAATGCCAGCTCATCCCACTTACCAGCATCTGCTAGGTCAGTAATCTCCCTGTGGACTTCAGCTTCGCTTATTGAATCTGGATATTTTTGCGCGGCCATTAATGACACAAGCAATAAGAGCGCGACGTCCTCAAGATTTTCGGCTAGATTTATCTGAACTATCCCTGGAAAATCCGAATTTTCGATTTTGCTAGCTACGTACCGGTCTTCACTTGCCATCTTTATTCTCTTCCACCACCGTCGAGGAACTTAGGTCTTTTAACTCGCCATCCTCTGTTCCTGCATATAGCGAGCAGTTCGTCAGGTGCTGCTGCTTGGTTGCCTCGAACATCTCCCTGTCTGGCTGTGACATTGCTATATCTACCAGGACGAAGTCTTCATGGGGGACAACCATTGGAGCTCCATCGCGGTCCTGGATTAATTCGTAATAATCCGGCAGCTGGCCGTACTCTGCAGGCCAGGAGCCCGCCAGCTCGTAGATGGGCACTACTCCCCACTCAGACGTAAACACCATTGGCTCGACACGGGTGTCACTCATCTGCATCCAGCCGACGATGGTTAACCGGTCAGTGTGGTACTTGTACCCCAGAAGCTTGAACCCAGTTGCTGGGTTAGTACTCCGAACTGTTTCCGCCCATAGCCCCCACACGTACAGCGGGTAAGCCTGGGGAGAAAATCGCTTTTCTGCCGTTTTGTTTCCGGCCGCAGCTGCGGCGGACTTTTTTGCTTTTTTACCAATTTGCTTCATTGCCGTCCTCCGGTAGTAATTCCAACATCGACTCGATGCGTGCGTTGTCTTTGAAGATGTGCTCTATGCCTGTATACGCTTTATTGCGCTTGTTGCGACCCATCCAGAAATCTGACCTGGTGCAGCCGATAATTGCATCTTTTGCGCCGTCTATTCCGTAGTGGTAAATAGCGCTGCCAATAAGAACTCTTCGACCATGGTCCAGAGCTACAGAGCTGCGCTTTTTAAACGTCATTTTCCAGAATTCAAAAACTTCCAGAATTTGGTCTTCTGGGATTTTTGCTGCGGCGGAATTTCTTTCGAGAACTTTTTTAGTAATTCGTTTCGGTTTCTCGGTCATTTTCTTAGTTTAATCCCCGTGAGAAGGTTTTGTCAAGTCTCATCGAGACTTAAATTCTCAAGTTGTAGTGATAGTAGTTAATTAGCAATGTAACTAAGAGTGAGTTGTAATAGTCAGTCAGTTGATGAACTTTGGAGGGGGTCCGGGGGAACCTTTACTTTTTGAAAACCAGTTTTTGGCAAACTCAAAGTAGGCCCTCGGAATTCTCCGCGAACTTCAATCAGGTGGCTGTAGATGTGACGTCACTCTTATGTGGCCCTAAGGCCGAGTAGTGGGACACGATAGCAGGCTCATCCACCACCGTCAACCTGGAAACAAGAATTTCTTTGAGTTTCTTTTCCACAGGCCATGGATGTGCTATCGTCTATGAGCCGCATAGCAATTTCCCTTTCAGTTGCTGGCGCGGCATTGCGAAGCTCCCCAGAGTTGAGCGAAGTTGCTTTTCTGTAACGGGTTTGTAGGTGGCGGACTCTCGTCGTTCCTCTGGGGGCTTTCGCATTTTCCATCTTTTTTACTTTTCCTGCAGCGGCAGCGTAAACCAACCGCGTTCGAACATCATGGCTACCGTGCAGTAACCAATTACATCCATGTAATTATCCGAAATTGATTCATTACTGGGTTCAGTGCCGCGAGCTGTTAAATTCTCTAATCTCGCGATTTTGTCATGAACCCGGACCAGGAGACCTAATCTTCCAAATCGAAGAATATTGTCGCTGCCGTAATCTCTTTGTTTGCGAATTATGAGCCCGGCAATGTCTTTAATCATTTTTTCGAGATTTTCGTCCGCCGCAGCACGTTCTGGATTAATTCCGAAAAACTCAATTTTTGATTCCGCAGCTGCGGCACGTGTAATAGCTCCGAGTATTTTCCAAAAATCAGACATCTCGTCGGAAGACATCCAGGCCACTGGGAGAATTCCTACATTTTTAGAAATCATATAATCCAGCTGCGCACGCATATCGTCCAGGCGATTAAGGGCCACCAGATTAAATCTGAAAATCTGAGAAACTGTCAGCTCCGCTGCGTCATCCCAGGTAGCTGGCTCTTCGTAACCAAGGTCTTCCACCACCGTCATCTTAAAAACCCTCCTCGGGGATAAAATCTGGAATTTCCAGTAGAGCTCCGCCGCCACGTTCGGACAATTCTAACGTTTTTTCGAAAAAGTTCTCCAGAAGCAAGCTCCAGAAATCCTGAGCCCCGTCTTGGTCTTCCATTTCTCGGCAATTTTCGGCCATTTCTGTAATAAATTCCGAAGAGACCATTGAAAGAATTCGGTTTTTATCTAAAGTTGGGATGAGTACTGGGCCATGGCCTCCAACCACTTCCTCTGGGGCGGTAACAATTGTTATTGTTTTGTCCCCATCGGTACCTACGATGAGAACATTCTCCGGGTTTTCCATAACCTGGGCCAATTCTCGCCGCATATTGTTTGCTAATTCTGGAGAAAGGTCTTTAAAGCCGTTGAGCTCACTCAGCAATTCTTCGCTTTCTTCGAAATTGAAGATTTTCTTGTAATCCTCATCCTCCACGGGGGCCTCTGTCTTCCTGCCAAACCGGCAATATCTGTTTATGGGATTGTATACGGGTTCTGGGCTCATGTCCAATGTGCTCTCATCCTTTGACTTGTTAATGTATTACTATGACGACTATGGACAACACCACACGTTTCAATATTTACATCAAAGCGCTTAAGCAGTTCGCCGAACGAGAAGGGCACACTCACGTACCGGCCGCGCATGTCGAAAAAATCGAAGAATCTGAAATTAATCTGGGAGCTTGGGTTGGTTACGCCAGGCAACGTTACAGAAAAAATCAACTTTCTGAAGAAAGAGTTAAAGAGCTCTCGAGTATCGCGGGATGGGTATGGGGACCTCTTCGTCCAGGGCCTGCGACGGACATTAATCGAAATAATAGAATTCTCGAAATGCGTGCGGCCGGAAAATCGCTCCGCCAGATTGCCGACGAATTTGATTTGAGTCGCCAGCGGGTACATCAGATTGTGCGAGACATCGATGCGCAAGGATGACCGACTAAGAAGGTCGGAACTGTTTCTTCCACCACCGTCGATTAATAAGCACCGGCCCATACCTTCGGACGAAGTCCTCGAAGAAAAAGCTGTAATAGGTTTTGTCGGAATGATTTTCTTTGGTCTCATTGTTGGGTTCATGTTGACGTCGGTTCTGTACGGCACCGGTGCCTGGATTATCTTCAAGCTTCTCGAGCCGTCACAGATGTTCGGCTGGGATATCTCCTGGACTAACTGCGTGCTAGTCGCTGGAGTAATTATCTTCTGTCGCTCGTGGGCTAGGACCATGAGGGACAGTGGGCCCAAGCGGTCCTAATCAGCCGTAGCGAGGATGTAAGGCTCTGTGAGGTCTAACAGGTACCCGTCACCCATTGCATGACGGTCTACGTCCATCTCAATGCTCTTGGCGAGTGAATCCATCTGTGCTCTGTCTATCTTGTAGAAGATTGCATCTTCAGATTCTTCCATTACCTCATCAACGATGTCCCCGGGTGCATCATCGCAAAGAACGATGCAGTAGTTGAGACCATCAAGCGAATCCTCGTGAGTCGCATCTCCGATGAAAGAATAAATCTTTTCCATTTGTTTTTCCGTTTCTAGTAATTGATTGTGATGTTACCGACACAACAGTGAGTCTCCAACCTCTATGGGAAAGGAACAACACCCATGGGTCAAAGAGACCCACTGTGTGCGGTGTCATGGGCCAGTGAAGCTTTCCTCACTGGCCCATGAATCCTTATCCCTTGATTGGGAGTTCTGTTCCGATTGATTCTTTCCACGCCATGCGAAGCATCTCGGGATAGCGAGATTCGGGCTTTCCACCGTTCTTCATTTTGCGAAGTTCAGCGATTGCCTCATCAACGAATGGCACGACAACGATGTTGTGCTTCTTGCAGAAGTTGATGCACTGCATCGCAAGTGAATTGTGGAATCCACTGTTCGTTCCGCACACGCCACCATCGGTAACCCAAATGATTGGAGAGTTTGAGCGTTGGCGATTCTTGACTGCCCATTCAAGTGCAGGGAAGTCAACACCGTTGCCTGAACCTTGTGTCGGCAAGTCTTTGACCATTCGACCCTTATCAGCGAGAATGTAAGCGTTGGGAGTTTCCTTGCCACCCATCTCTGAGTAAGAGATGACAGTTGCACCGGGTGCGTTCTCAACAATCTTGCGAATCTGCTCGTGCGTGAAGTTCATTGAACCTGATGCATCAATCACGACAACGCCACCACTGCCTCGTGTCACTTTGTCAAAGACACGCATTTGTGGGTCGGTCATGATTCGGTGCATACGGCGTGGAGAGCGACCGATGTTTGATGCAGTGCGCTTCTTGCCGATGTTGCCTTTCGTTGCGAGTGGCATTGAAAGTTTTCCGATATTCAGTTCACCCCACATTGGAATGTTGCGAGTGTATTCGCTCGGCGTGATTCCAGTGAGACGCTTGCCAGTGCCTTTCTTAGGACGACCACGACCCTTGTTGGAGTGTGATGCCTTTGCAGGTTCGCCTTCTGCACCCTCGTTGCTCTCGCCTTCTGCACCTTCTTGCGATTCGCCTTCTTCACCCTCGTGAAGTTCCTCAGGAGAGATTGAAGCGAGACGGTCAATCCATTCAGCGATGCGCTCGGTGTGAGAGAATCCGTATGGGAACAAACCAGTGCGAGTATCAACAGCAGTTGATGCAAGCGTTCCAGTCTTATACGCCTTCTGCATTTCTTTCACTGCTCGCTTGGAGATATCGGCAAGCGATTCACCCCACATGCGATTGTGTCGGCGTACACCGTTCAAGAACAGTTTGTTACTTGCAGTGCCAGCAGTTGCGATTGCCATGTGAACAGCACCCTGCCAGTCGTTGGTGTTCGCAAAGCGTTCACCGTCTGCAGTTTCTCCACCGTCTGCAAGATGGGCCTTTGCATCGAATCCACGTTGTTGAATCAGAAAGTTCACACGCAATTCCTCAACGACTGTCATCGCTTTTTCAGTTGCGATGCCTCGTTGAATCCATTGTTGAAACGAATCACCAAGTGGAGAAACTTTTGCATGCATCATCTCGTGCGCACGAATCACACGAGCGAGTTCGGTGTTCATCACCGGCACACGCATGATGCGTTCTGCGATTGCAGTCATTGGTTCGCCACGGCGTGGGTTGCACTCCGATACAACCCACCTTCCGTTATCGGCGTCATTGCGTCCAAGCCATTCAGGCTCGGCGTAAATTGCTGTCTGATGATTCATCTCAGGAAACCTTGTCAATTGCGATTGCGTCAAGGATTGATTCTGAGCGTGAGCCAAAGACAATCTGTGATGCACGAGCATCGCCAAGACCCTTGCGAAGTTTGTCAAACGATGCGAATGCACGAAGCGAGATTCGGCGTTCACCAGCATCAGCCATACGGACTGCGAAGTTGCGCAAGTCAGGAGACAGTGCGAGCAGTGCAGTTGGGTGTGGCGCATTGATGCGAATGCGAACAGGGAATCGGTCAGCCAATGCTGTTGGCAATTCATCCATGTTCTCCACATTGGTGGTCATGATTGCTGTAAAGCCTTCACGAGGACGAACGATGCGACCAGTCTCAGGGTGTTCCCAAGTTGCAGATTCAGGAGAATCAAGCATTGCGAGAAGCGTTGCGAACACATCGCCTGATGCCTTGTCCACTTCATCAACGATGAGACGACCACCAACGATGCCGTTGCCTTCCCAAGCCTTGATAGCGGAGCCATTGACCCACTGAAAGCCTTTGTCTGAACTTGGCATGAATGCACCAGTCACATCCATGTTGGTCATGTCCTCGGTGCAAACGAGACGGAAGGCTCCACCATCGGTGTTGCCCATGTTGAGACCTGCATAGGTCTTGCCAATGCCTGATGGTCCGTAAAGCACAACACGGTCAATGCCGTTTGTGATTGCGTCCTCAAACATCTGCCAACACTCAGGGAGTGTGGTTGTTGAATCGGGTGTTGCTGTCATGTCTAGTTCCTTTTCTAGTAGCGGTTGACATTGAACAAACTAACAGCACCCCCCCTTGACCGACAAATTTTGTCTGATGGCCTATATGGGGAATGTTGTCGGGTTGACAAGGGACAGATTATATGGACCCACCCCTGGTCGACAATTTTTATTTATCGGCCTCTCTATCGGCCTTGGGGTCACGGATTTCCCACAATCCCTTCTTTATTTTGCGAAATACCGGTGACTCCTGGATGAACTTCAGAGTAGTGGGATATGAGAATCCAGCTATTTCTACCAATTGCTCAGTGGTGTACTGCTCGAATGTATGGGCCTTTGTCCAATCAATGAAAGCATCGTATTTATCTGAACGCTTCTCGGTCTTGACAATCACTTCTTCCATAGAATCGATTTCCATAGAACAGAAGTCCCGCACTACTTCCATCAACACATCGGGATATATGGAGTAGGCCGATAGGAACTTTGCTGGGTTCCCCGCAGCCCCGCTTCTTTGCCACACTTGAAGAGTGTAAAGAGCACGAGTTGTTTCATTTATTTTTGTGGCCACATCTTGTGGAACTCTGAATGCGTCTCCGTATTCATCGATAGCTTTCCCCCACAATTTCTTATGATTCGAATTAATCAAATCATCTGTAATAAATCCTGTAGACACTGGGCCTGCTTTCTATTAGTTGGTTTTTCGGATTCTACTGGGACCCACCCCTAACCGACAAAAGTTATTCAGAAAATGAATTTTTTCAGGGGGTGTGTCATAGTTTCTGGGGTCATCCACCACCGTCAGATAATTTTGACTCGGTCCAGAATTAAATACGATTTTTTGATTTTCTGCCGCATGCCGCCGCGAGCTCCGGAGTTGTCTGCTGCCGTCTAGACGATAACTCCCCCGGGCCCTTCGCCTTCGCGACCCGCCGGGGCTCCATGGCTCACCTCTTGTCAGAGAAGAAGTATCCCTTGCGCTTGTAGAATTCAGATGCAGGCGTGTCCATCTTCCCGGTCCTGCACCAGTCGTCAACCATGCTGTTGATGACTTGAAGTAGACGCTCATCGGTTATGCCCCATTCTACGAGGTTCGGCTCAAACAGTCCCTTTGAGTAATCGTCAAAGATTGAAGCCACTGCTTCAGAGCCAGTTGTGGAGAGCGTGTAGTAATTCTCCTCGAGAATATTCATCAATTCGTGTTTCTTGATTTTCTTATCAGGCATCTGGGTCCTTCCAATTGTCTACTGCTTCTTCTGCAAGTCCCATCTTACTTGCGTATTCAGATTTAGTAATGCCTTCTTCTTTCACTAATTCTGCGTAATCAATACTGGCATCAAGAATCCATTGATTCACGTCTGCTCCAGCATCGTCCCATTCGTCAAACTCCTTACAGATGCGAGCCCACGCCTCATCGTCAAGGACTAGTCCGTCTAGGTTGTCAAACTGAGGCTTGTCCCACCAGAGGATGCACAGTTCATCCTCTGGTGAGTAGCGACTCAGCATGTCTATGACCTGCTTGATTTTCACTGGGGAACACCACCCAAGAACAACTGATACTCATCAAAGATTCTGTCGTTGTTCTCAGTCTTCCAAGCCTCATACTTGTCAATGGACTCGTCGTCGTCCCAATCAACTTCTCCCTCGTAGTTACAAGGCTCAAACATTGACTCAAAGACAATCTCGCCGTCTTTCATTGCGTGGAGACCAGCAAAGAACCCAGCCTCTTCGTCGTAGTCAAAGAGGAATGTCAGCGTTGGGAAGAGTGCTGAGACTTTACGGAATCCAGTATCGGCTGGACCCCACGCTGTTTGGAAGCAGCCCTGTACTTCTGCTGAGCCGTCAGCAAGTTCGGTCAGTGGCTCAAAGTGAGTATCGCAATCGCCCCACTTGGTACCCCACTCTTCGTAAGACCACTCGTACCAGTCCGTGTATCCGTACTTGGCTCTGTTCGCTTCTTGCTTCTTGCGCAATTCAGCCATTTGCTCTTCGTCCGACAAGAATCCCGAGACCGTGTCTGTCAGTTCTGCTGGGCAGGGGACATAGGACCTGAGAATCTGATTCTCGGTGATTCCATCAAGGAATCGCTGTACTTCTTCTTTTGAGCCTTTTACGCTCAGTGTGGTTGATACCCAATTTGGCATTTTCTGTTCCTTCTAGTAGTTGGGGACATCAGTCAGTTTAGTTCTACCCACCCCTGACCGACAAATTTAGATGAACTCTGCTTCCAGAGTCGTCTCTGTTTGCTGACCTGCGAGAATGTCATTCTCGTCAAGCCACTTCTCTTGGTCTTGGCTAATCTCTTGCCAGCCCTTTATCCAATAGCCACCCTCGTTGAGCCAGTCGTACAGTTCTGATGACAAAGGGTGAAGATACTTCATGTTGTTGTCGCTAGCCGACCCAACCTTGTTTGGTGTGGGGCGAAAGCGTTCGGGAAGCTCTTCGTCGGAAATTGAGAAATAATCCCATTTATGGAAATACGGGCCGTCTTCTGGATAAACAACTTCCGTAAGAACTCTGATGTAGTGATGAAAGGTCATAGACATACTTTAGTTAGACCCACCCTTGACCGACAAATTACAGTTCTGGCGATTCATGGTTAGTTTCCTCAGCCGTGAACTCGTAGTCACGCATCCGTATCTCGCCGTTGAGAACGGCATCGTGAGCCTTCTCTTCAGCATCTCGTTCGTTCTCTGCCTCAACCTCAATGGAAGCCCAAACGCTTACTCGGTAGACGGTCATGATAGTTCTGCCAGTTCTTCAAGAATGTGCATGATGTCGTTTCCTTCGTTGAACATGAGTTGCTGGTGGTCTTGGTATGCCTTTTCGGGCGTGTACTTGCCAGCCTTCATCTCGTCAAGAATGCCGTTGTAATAGTGAACGATGTTGGTGATGGTCTCAAAGAGGTCATCCATCAACTCGCTTTCTCTTTCTTCACTCATCAGTCTTCCTTGATTTCCTCAATGTCCCAAGGATGTGAATCCCATTCACCCTGACCGTCAAGGTCATGTTCTTTCAGTTCGTCGTTGTCGTACGAGTAATAGATAGCCAAAGCCTCTTCTTCGGTCTCTGCCTCAATCTCGTAATCGTGATTGATTGATTCTGTTACTCGGATTAGGAATTTCTTCATAACAACACTTTACAACTACCCACCCCAACCCGACAAATTCTCTTCCACCACCGTCATGTAGAAATTGTCTGGGGTGAGTCTGTTGAATTATCGGATTTCTGAATAACCACGCAGCGTGGTTATCATCACTCGGGGTGGTTGGCTGGCTCGGGAGCCCCGCCCTCCATCAGCTGCATGTGTGTCTGCAGATTCATCTCGAACAATTGGTCGATGATGTCTGCCAGTTCGATGCCGGAGCGTCTCGAGAATGGTTCCCACACAAGGACGCGCTTGTCGACATACTCAACGAGAGTCGGGATATCCATGATGTCTACATCGCGTGGATATTCAGATAACACAAACGAAACAGCGTTTGTCATGAATGCTCTCTTTGCTTCCTCAGACGCCTGCATTTACTTTTTCTCCCACGAGTTGATAGATATCTTTATGGACTTCCGTCCACGAGCTGCTTGTGGGGTTGTCCCATTTAGTGCTCTCAAACCTAGAGACTACCTCATTCCACTGAGTGTTGGGAAGGGTCTCGTACTCGTAATCGTCATTGATTCCGAGGGGAAAGTCTTCTTTTTTGAACCAGACGCAGATGACTTCTTCGTCTTTGTCAATATTTGACAGTTCTTTGATTACATCAGAGGTCTTCATCGTCGTCCTCTTCCTCGTAGTAATCAACCTGAATCTCTTCAAATTGGGCCCATGGTTCTTTGGTGACGAAATAGCCGATTCTGTTCACATAACTGAACCCAGCAACAATGAAACTTCCTTCATCTCCATCAACCCAAGTCCACACATTGTGCGCAGGCTGATTGAATACGAATTCAAGTTCATCACCGTATGTCTCAAACATGATGGGGACTTCATTGATAATCCAGCCACCCTCTCCAATGTGATTGGGGATGGGCTTATATTGCTCAATCCAAGCATCAATCAGTGTCTCGTCTACCTCTCTCATCAGTAGACCTCGTCTACTGTGTAGGCAGGGTTACTGATAATCCACGCAAGCACATCAGACTGCCAGCCTGAATAGGCTTTCATTGGCAGAGTGACGTCTGTGCTGTCATGACCACTGATGTAACTCAGTGACATTGGGTAGTTCCCTCGTGGGTTGTAGTGGAGCGTGTAATAAACAGAGCCCGCTTCTGAGCATGTTGCTAGTAGTTGGTATGACTTCAGTGAGCGATTTGCGTGAAAGCGAATCTCTATTGCTGTTGTCGGCCCAAATGATTTGATGACATCCCAATGGAGTTGCATCAGTGACTCCAATTGGTTTTGTGTCTTGTTTGTGTTCATGTCGTCAATCCTATTTCTACCCACCCCTAACCGACAAATTTTCCCTCAACCGGCAAAGCTGCCCAAGCCGGGGCTCGGGCATAAAGAAAGGGCAGGATTTCTCCTACCCTTTCTCCGTTATGGAAACGACCTCTTACTTGATAAGTCGTGCGACACCCTTGTAGGTGCTTGTGGAGACATACTCCTCGTCTGTCATTTTGAGTAGAGCGATAGCGTTCTCCAATTCCTCAATGTCATTGTTGATGTTCCACATTTCTGAGGGCTTGTCGGGGGACTGAGGGCAGACAAGGCTTGCTGGGAGTGTGATGGTCACACGGGCTTCCTTTGTATCGGTACGCCAATTTGAGTTTTCAGAAACATCTGAAACTTTTGCCTTGCCCGACTTGATGTGCTCAATGATTGACTTTTCCCAATCAGCGACAACCTTTTTGTGGTTCTCTACTGACTTTTCGTAATCGGCAATTTGCTTCTTGCGATTAGCGAGTGCTGTTTCCAAAGCCTTTACGACTTTTGCCGTACTGACCTTTACATTTATGGATTTCTGTGCCATTTCCCTGTTCCTTTTTTCTAGTAGTGGTGGGCTGGTAATACCCACCTTAGTAGAGCCCACCCCTAACCGACAATTTTCCGTATGTCGGTGAGGGAGCCCCGTATCCGGACTTACCCGGTGACCTCTTCCATTGTGTCCACGTTGTAAACCTTGTTACAGCGATAACAAATGTAATGAATTCCGTCCCACTCATCGGGCGTTGGATAGACAATCGTTCCGTCTTTGAGGCATGTGTCAAACCCGTCGGAATGTGGATTATTTCCACAATCACAGACAAGCCAATCAAAGCTACTTTCCTTTGCGTTGAGAGCCATGACTTACCACGAACTCTGATAGCAGAAAGACCAATCGTCCGAAATCTTTGAGAGAGCGTTGTCAATGATTTCAACGGTGCTTTCAAGGTCTCGGAAGTACCATTCGTCATATTCGGTTGAGCCAAAGAAGAAACCTGTGGTAGTAGGCAGGTACTCGCTTGCTAGTGCATGGTTCTCTAAGACCATTTTGCAGACTTTGCGAAGTTCCTCTAGTTGCTCAACAGAGACATAACTCTCACGGCAATCGTCGTTTCCGTCTTGGCAGTTCTGTACGAACCAATCATGAATGGCATTAGCCTTTCGCCAATAGCCAATCTTCACTTGGCATTGGATAGAAGGCATTTCCTTGTCCATGAAGTCCCTAACTCCGATTGCGTCAGCAACAGCGTTGAACTTGTCTTTCATTTCTTCACCTCGCCACTCCATTGGTGAGAGGTAGTTCTTTGCGTATAAATATTGGTCTAATCCCATGTCTGCCACCTTAGTAGAACCCACCCTTGACCGACAAGTTTCTCTTCCACCACCGTCAAGTAAGGGAGCCCCTTCATGGCCAGCCCTAGCGCACCGGCACGAAAGTGAGTTGCGTGGGGAGACTTGCTGTCCCCACGCAAGCCCGGGGCTCCGGAGCTTGGTTAGAGCCCGGCACGCCTAGCGTCCCTCGCCAACCGAAGTCGGTCACTCTCTCCAAGTCCTCCCCACACTCCGTACTCAAGCCCGTTGTCGGTTGCGTACTGCAGACACTCGGCAGATACAGGACAGGTGGAGCACACTTTCTTAGCAACCTTTATGCCAGTAACAGTGCTAGGGAAGAACACGGACTTGTCCATGTCTTTACAGTTCGCCAGTTCTGTCCAGTTACGTTCGTCAAGTTCCATGCTCATCAGTAGAGCCCCATTTCTTCACGCTCATCATCAGAGACAGGGCGTAGCGTGCTTGCGCTACCCATTGCGTCATGGTGGCTGAGTGAATACTCAATACGGTCACTGAATACCTTGTAGGTCATGTTCCACTCGCTACGGACTGTCATTCCCTCAATAATGGCTGAGACGGTCTTTCCGTGAAAGTAGCCTGAGACATTGCCACTCCATAAGCGCAAGTCCTCAACCTTCCACCAGTCGGTCTCATTTGAGTTGCGAAGTTCCTCAGTAATCATTGCAAAGTCCTCAACGGCGAACTCCCAACAGTCTCCGAAACAGGAAGAACCGTATTTTTCGTCAATTGACTTTGTTTCACCGTCTTCCTCATAAAGAAGACAGGTGCAGGTATTGGTGATTTCGCCAGTGGCGATAACTGTCTCGCTCATGAGTGGATACCGTCTTTCTCCCATGCCTCTTCAGCGTGCGCTTGGCACACCAGGAAACCGTTAGGGCAAGTGTTCACGGCTACTTCGTCACAGTAGTTGCGCTCACACATTTCTTGTTCTTGTTTATTGGTCATGGCTCAACCTTAGTCACGCCCACCCCAAACCGACAAGTTTTGCGACAGTAGGCGTGGCTGAGCCCCGGGGTCTCATTTCGCCACGCCTAGATAGTTCTTCATAAGCAAGGTCGGCAATGGCAGTAGAAAGGTCGGTGTCGTCAGTTGGGTAGTAAGTGCCAACAACAGCACCGTACAGCTCGGTAGTGGGGAGAGCCGTAACTCTCCCCACCCAAACTGCCCGATAGAAACGGTAGTAGTTGTTCATTACTTGCCAGCGTTACCAAGAGCCAGCATGGCTTCGGCAAGTGCGCCCGTTGCGCTTCCTTCGTCAGTAGTTACTTCGTCAGTATCTCCAAAACGGAGAACGCTTGCTACACGAAGGTCACTACGGCGAACGCATGACATAAGACGGACACGACGGCGTTGTGCGTGTTCAGAAGGTCGCCCATCTACTTCGCCTTGTGCGTTGAGTGGGGCAGCCCACCCTGTTGTGACAATGGCGAGAATGTCAGAAGCACGAACAGGAAACGGAGTTTCAGCGATTACTTCGTCAATGAGTTCGTACACATCTTCGCCAGAAGTGACAGGCTCAACGATTACGCCGTCATCAGTTGCCTTGACAACAAGAAGGTGGGCGTTGCTCATGTAGAGACTGTCCTGTTCGTTGGTGAAAGCACCCAAGAAGTCATGAACAAAGAGTTCTGCTTCGGTGGCGATTTCGGTGAGTGTGGTGGACATTGTGTTCCCCTTTCGTGGGAGTTGCTGTTGCGAGTACCACATTAGTAAGACCCACCCCTAACCGACAAGTTTCGTAGGTAGTGGAGTGGTGGCATCGGGGGCCCCGTTGCTCCCGGTGGATGCAGCAATAAATCGGGGCTCAGGAAAAAGAAAACCAACTACTCGAGCTGGCTTTCCAATTCTTCCTCAAACTCAATGAGTGCCTCTCGAGCGTTCTCGAGATAGTGATAAATGAGGTGATAGTCCCCCATTGGCAACTCGACATTCTGTGTCTCCAGTTCTTGAAAGAGACTGTGCACAAAATCCAATTGCTCAATGGAAGTAGAGAGGTCTACTCTCACGCCTCTCCACCTCGCTCCCTGTAGGCGACCAACGCTTCATCAAGCGTCTTGCAGTAGTCGCCACTCTCGGCGTGCCAGCCGTTAGGGCGAGCCACGACTGTCCAAACGGCGTAAGGGTGGAACGCTGTCTCGTCTACGCAAATGGCAATCCAAGTTGCGTAGAGTTCGCCAACAATGCGTTCGTTGCGCTTCGTGTGGGCGATAACCATTCGTTCGCCACCACTGCCAACCTTGTCGCCAATTCGTAGTTCGTTGTATTCGTTGAGTGTGTTCGTTTCCATGTCTCTACCTTACTACTCCCCACCCTTGACCGACAAAAGTTCGTGGCCGTTCCTAAACGCAAGGCTCTCCACCAACTCGGTAGCCCACTCGTTACCTAGTTGCTCAAATCGTGAAGTGAACAGTCCAGCGTCAATGGCTCTGCTCATCTGTGATGAGATAGGGAAGTTCATAATCTTTGCCCCAAGAACATTAGCGACATCTTTGGCAGTGAGAGCGTTGTCCTCGTGAATGAGAGCGACTGTGTAGTCACTTTTCAAGCGTGCGAATGTCTCTGCTCTGAGAGGCAGGTATTCATTGCGAACGACATTGACAATGATTGCGTCAGGGTCTAGTCGGTCAGTAACTCCAGCGTCAATGACAAGAACGTCATAGCCGTCTGTCTCTTTGCCGATAACGGTAACTCCGTCAATACTTGGCGATTGAGGGTTGAGCCCCATTACTGATAGACAGTCGTTGAACCTAGACCCATCAACTAGCCCAACTTTGAGTGTTGGGTGATTGCGTGAATAGGTGAGTGCGATAGCGCAAGCGACTGTTGTTGTCCCTAGGCCACCCTTGCGTGCTGATACTTGTATCTTGTTCATGTTCTCCATCTTATTTCTACCCACCCTTGACCGACAAATCTAGATACAGGGAGCCCCGCCCCCTGTATCTAGCCGGGGGATTACTTCTGCTCTTTCAGGAATTCCGTAATTTCACCCATGAGCGTCTTTGTGCCTTTGGTGACTGCTTCTTCCATCATCTCAGCTTCTGCGCTGAGAACCTGAGTAAATCCAGCGATGAACAACATCATCATTTCTGTGATTGTTTCTTCATCTTCTTCGGTCATCTCTTTGACAGGAATTTCAATTCTGTCAATGTTCTCCATAGTGACTGTCTCAGGGTCTACTGAGTCAAAGTCAGGTCTTACACCACCACTGCGATAGTTGATTAGTGCTTCAATGATGACCGACAATTCAAGTTTGGTGAACTCTCGTTCAAGTTGTGCGATTGGTTCTTCGTCAAACATCACTTAGCCCCCAACCACTCGTTGAACTCGTCATCTGTCAGGGTTGTAATGCGTGGAGTCAAGTCCATCTGTGCCATGTAGAGAGAGATTATTTCTCGGTGAATCGGGTTGCTGTTCACTTCGTTCACTCGTGCCACAAAGGTTGGCTCAAACATGAACTCGGGCAAGTCGTAGTCGTAACCGTCACGCTCGCCTTGTGCGTTGAGTGTGCCGACCAAGAGAACATCGCCAGCGATGGGGTTGCCGTACAGGGTGCTGGCAGTGACATTGGGGTCAAGCCCGATGAGCAGACCTTCGTCATGGACATACATGACAACTTCGTCAGATAGGGACACACAGTCAAACCATCCACCGATTAGTTCGTGGATTGTCTTATGTGCGTTCTCCTTTGGGAGAATGATGGTGCGTGGTTCGCCTGTCGCTGGGATGAAAAGTGCTTTCGTCATGCCACCAACTTAGTAGCACCCACCCCTAACCGACAAATTCAGACTCATCCACCACCGTCATGAAGTACGGACACTCTGGTCGTTTCCCCGACAAACGGAATTTATTAGTTGTGGGCGCAACTATCTTTATTAGTTGAGTGCGCAACTAGATAGTTGTGGGCGCAACTATCTATCTGGGCAGCCCCGTTGCCCAACAAGGCACGCGGGGCTCAGGTGTTAGAAAAGGCGAGTGATGAGTTGCGTGATGTAGAAGATGGTCGCCAGCGAGCTGACGGTGACTATGAAGAGCATCAGGTTTTTCATGATGCTGACCTGAACCAACAATCGAGCAGGGCTTCTGCTAGACCCCCAGACGCTTCACCTTCATCTGTGATTATCTCTTCTGTATCTGAAAAGGCTAGTGCTGACCCCATGCCCTCTTCTGTGGTGATAGTGACGAGAGAGACTCGCCTGCTGTCCTCTCTCTCTGATGGTGGAGTTGGGTCATCTTCATCAAAGGGAGACGCTAACCCTGTCACATGGATAGCGAGAGCGATGTACTTGTTGTGTGGAAGTGAGTAAGTGATTTCCAGCAGGGCATAGACATCTTTTGCAGATGCAATCTTTACAAACTGCTCTTTATCTGTGACACCGTACAACTCTGCTTCTGGCTTGAAGAAACAGTCGTCTTGGTTGTCCACGCACCATTGAAGATGGTCTTGTGCAATCAGTTCTGGCGTTCTCATCATTTCTCTGCCCTCTCAGCAAATGTTTTCATAAATAAACCTTAGTTGAAACAACCCCTGACCGACAAGTTTTCAGCTGCCGGTAATCAGGTAAGCCCCGCTCCCCTGATTACCCTTCCTCGGTCGGTGGTGTGTATCGGCCGCACACTGCGTAAGCGTCATCTTCTTTTGAGATTGCCCATTCAATGTGTGGGTAACGCTTCCTGTATCCATCCATTGAACTGTAGGCCATGACCATGCCCTGTCGGTCTAGCGGTCGGCGTGAATAGATTGCCCATCGGTTCGGGTTCTCCATCAAGTCCTCGACCCATCCTCTGACCTTGTACTTGGTCTTCTCCTTGGTCTTCTCCTTCTTGACTCTGGTCATCAGTTTCGGTTCCTGAATGAAGTCCATCATCCCTCCTCGTCTTCCTTGTTGAACTCGTCAAGTTCGGCCTGCTTCTCGGCCATCTCGTCTTCCCAGCCCTCGTCAAGGATGAGGGCGAATGCGTAGTGGACTGCATTGGAGATTGTCGTGTCATCCCAAGGTCGGGCGACATCCCAAGACGATGTCCATCCTCGTGGGTGAGGATTGCTGTAGGAGGGCAGTTGCCCTGTCTCTGGGTTCAAGGCCTTGAGTGCTTTACGCAATTCTTCGGCCGCTTCACTGATTCGCTCAAATGTTTCACGTGAAACATTCTGCGTGCTCTTCGCTGTTGTCATACCTCCACCTTAGCAACCCCCACCCCTGCCCGACAAATCGTGATTTATAGCCCCGCAGCTGCTGCTTCGTGTCCGGGGGTGCAGCGGTCTCCCTGGCTGCAACGGGGCTCACAAGCAGAGAAGCCCACCCAAATGGGGGTGGGTGGGCTCTCCGTTCTTGGGGGGAACTGTTGGGATTAGCGCTCGGGCGACCACACTTGATGGTGTGGCTTGATTGCCTTGGCGATGAAAGCCCCAATGCTTTCGCTGGCGAGCATTTGGAAGACCTTGTAGGAAGGTACTTCTTCGTAGAAGTATTGCTTGGGGCTTCCCTTGTATTCCACTACAAGCGTTGCCGTGTGGACAAGGTAGTTCCATTCTGCTACTGCCGATGATTCGGGGTGACCCATTAGGGTTCCGTCTGCAAAGACAATAAATGTTCCGTTGCCCTTTGGCATTGGAAGGTCGTGTTGTGCTGTTTGATACTGAATCGCTGTTGATGTCATGCCTCCATCTTAGACCGACCCACCCCTGCCCGACAAATCTTGTCGGGGGTATCTCTATTGGAGACGGGGCTCCAATAGAGATAAAGCCCCAGCTGCTAGGCCAGGGCTTTGGTTACTCTTCTTCGTATTGGTCTTGCTCGGCCACGAACTCATTCATCTTGGCAATGAACTCCAGGGCTTCTGGTCGCCCAGGGCCGTAGATTGTCTGGGGGTTGTAGTACGCATCGTACACCTGGGACTCATAGAGTTCGAGTAGTAGCGCGTACGGGATAGTCACTGTTTTTTCCATACCCAGACACTACCAGGGCCAACCCCAGGCCGACAAGTTCATCCGGAGCCCCGTACGTATGTTCGTACAGTTCTGTAAAGAGACTTAGTCACAGCAGCAAACGGGACTCAGGCAGAGAATAAGGGGAAGGCTAACCTTCCCCTGTTACTTAGTAGTCGTCACCACCACAGTATCCATAATCCTCGTCATCACCCCAACCGATAGAGCGTAATGCGTCTGCGTCTGCCCACGCTGAATCTTCATCACCGTCATCATCAGACTCGCCACACCAATCGCAATGGGGATTCTCGTGGGTGAACTCTTGCTCGGTATTTACCCAATCGTCACCCGTGAAGTAGCCAACTTGCTCGGCTTCCAACATACAAGTTTCACCACAGAAGTGGGGAAGGTGGGCGGTGCTGATTTCGCTGTTTGTTTCCATAACTCCAATTTAGCAGCACCCACCCCAAGCCGACAAGTCCACTCCCATAGGGGCAGCGGGGCTTCCCTATGGGAAAAGCGATAGCCCTACCCGACTAGGAGTATCGGGTAGGGCTATCTGTTGGGGGACTGGTGGGGCTAACTTGTCCAGAACTCGTAGTTGGGCTTGATGTGAGCGTTGATGAACTTGCCGAAACTGTCAGCGATTAGCAGGTGGAACGCCACTGCTACGGGAACATTCCGATAGAAGTATTTGGTCTCACTGCCGTTGTATTTCACAACAAGTACTTGCGAGTCAATGAGGTAATTGACTTTGCTGATTGCTGATGAGGTTGGTCTGATGATGAGGTTTCCACTGTCAAGGACAGTGAAAGTACCGTTGCCCGAAGGAAGTTGGTTGCCGAGTGATGTTTCTAATGTTGTTGCTGTTTCCATACCCCCACTTTATTACAACCCACCCCTAACCGACAAATCCAATGTTTCACGGGAAACACTCCCTACGGGAGCCCCGTACGTACGTTCGTACAGTCTCGTTATGGAACTCTCTTACCAGGACAATCGGGGCTCAGGAGAGAATAAAGCCCTGACCGACCAGGAGGAATCGGTCAGGGCTGGCGGCCTTATCGAGAAGTGGACAAGTCCTTCACAAAGTCGTCGATGTGGTCGTACATGTTGTCCAGTAAGTCCTCATAGCTCACGCCGTTGTCGGAAGCCCATTTGATGAAGTCTGACTCCACCAGGCCGTACTCCTCAATGAAACCAAACACGGCGTGTTCTATGCAAACTTCCTCAATGGTTCCGTACTGCTGTTCTGTGTATGTTGTGTCGCTGCTCATGTCTCCACTGTATCGCGGCCCACCCCTGACCGACAAATCTTTATTACGGGGAAACGGGGCTTCCCCGTAATAAAGCGATAGCCCCACCTGACGGGGTATCAGGTGGGGCTATCTATTGGGGGGACTTGTTACCAGATTTTGCGAAACTCGTAGTGTGGCTTGATGTGTGCGTTGATGAACTTTCCAAAACTCTCGGCAACCAATAAGTGGAATACCACCGTTGCTGGGACTTCTTTGTAGTGGTACATACCACCGTTGCTGTATGTCACGACAAGAACGCTGTCATCAGCGAGGTAGTTGATTTGACTAATCGCTGATGAGTTGCTTGGCGTGATAATCAGTCCATTGACAATCGTAGTGACCGAGAATGAGCCGTTTCCCTTTGGGAGTTGGTTGCCGACTGATGTTTCCAATGTTGTTGCTGTTTCCATACCCCCACCTTAGTCGCACCCACCCCTGACCGACAAGTCCAATGTTTCACGTGAAATATACATAGGGGCAAGACGGGGCTTGCCCCTATGTAAAAGAAAGAGCGAGCCCCTTCGCCCCACCCACACACGAGGTCGTCACCCCCATAAGGAGAGGTCTATTCAGAGGAGGACGGATTGTCTGACTGGAGGGAGTATCGCACTTCCGGAGAGTGGAGGGACTATCGCAGTGACAAGAGCCTTATCCAGAAGGGAGACTATGCACTTATGTTGTGTGTGGGAGAGGCGAAGAGCCTCGCTCACAAGACCAATTTATCACCACCCCCCCTGACCCGACAAATCGGGAAATGAGCCCCGTTGCCTAGATTGAGGCCGTGACTATTTGAGTTGACAAGCTGGAGAAATGCTGGTAATGTTTACCTATCAGTCAGGGACACTGCTGTTGAGGAACGAAACCGTACTTAGCTCGATTGGGTTAGGGACATCGGCAGATACCAACTATCGGGTAAGGAAGTCCCCCTTGCTGGATTGGCTCACGACCAGACATAAGCTCTTCCTTGAGAGCTCTAATGGTGAGTCACAAGGAGAGAAGAGCTTCAGCTTTATTGCTGGGGCTCTTTCTTTTTGTCCGGAGAACCGGGGCTCCACATAGAGAAAGAGCCACCCGAAAGTGACTCTTTCTCTTTCTGCTCAACCAGTACAGCGACAAACTGGGAGCAAGAACTTTCTCGCTGTCGCTGTCTACGGATTGTTATCCGTAGTTTTCCCGAACCCAGTCGGGGTCTTCTGATGGGTCTACATCTTCGTAAGTGAAGAATGAGACATTTTTCCTAATCCATTGGATAGTGGTGTATGCGCCGACTGCAAAGATTGCGAGTCCTGCACACTTGACCAAGAACCAAGTGACGATGATGAATGCTTGTGCTGTTTCCATGTCTCTATCTTAGTTCTTCCCACCCTGAACCGACAATTTTCTTTTGTCCACTTCTGCGTAGAACGGAACAAGTGGTTCCCTGTCTGTGGGCTGTGGGTGGTTGTTACGGAAGTAGTTAGAGGCAAACTCACCATAGTGGTAAGTGAAGTCGGGTGTTTCCTGTGTCATGTCAATGATTAGGAGAACATCGTCCTCACTTGCTTTGATGTATGCCTGCCCACCGTTGAAGTGATAGAGGCGACCCTCACGGGTTGCATCGTCAATTAGTTGGGCTGACTGTGTGTGTGTTGTTGCTGTTGTGTTCATGTCTCCAACATTACACCCACCCACCCCTAACCGACAATTTACGAAAGAGGAGCACTCACGTATTAGTGGCTAGCGGGGCTAGCCACTCGTGCGTGCGGCTGCCGGAATTTCCGGCGGGTTATTTCATCACTTCCCATTTACCTGCTGAGAACTTTGGGTGTCGTTCGTCTGTTCCGTCTGTGAACTTCAGGACATAGGCCTGGGGGGTCGCAGCAATCGTCCGGATTTCTTTCCAAGAAAAATAGCCTTCCCAAACTTTCTGAGAGGTGCTGACAAACACGGCCACGAAATCTCCAGCCCGCAGCTCTTTTGTGTATTTGCGTTTGTGCGGCACTTCGTCAAGAGTCAATGTCGTGACGAATGGGTTTAGATACGCAGCGTTCATTGCTGCCCTTGTTTCGTTGTTCGCTGTTGTTTTCATAAGACAATCTTAGAACAGGCCACCCACGACCGACAAACTTTCTTTGTGCCAAGCCCCGCTTTTGGCACAAAGAAAAAGACCCCCCGCCCCACCTCCGATACTGGGGCTAGCACCCCCGAGCCTAGAGCAGTTATCGCGCGAGAGGGAGGACGGGTGGACTGTGGCGGATGCTTGATGGTCGTACGCCCATCAGAGGCTTGCTGTCCAGAGCCTTATCCTGCGGAGGGACTGGTGCGATTCGGTTGTATCGGAGGAGAGGCGGTGGGTCTCCCTCACAAGAACCACCTTACTACCCCCCACCCCTAACCGACAAATCTGTTTTGAGCCCCGTGTTTTTGCTGCCATCCGGTCTATGCTGCCTGGATGGCAAATAGCGAATACACAACTGATGACCTGGCCCGCGACTTATACCTGATGGTGAAAGCCGGGCTGCTCGATGTAGCAATGAGAGAAGATGGGGAGTGGGTGTACCGGCCAAGCGAAGCTGCACTGTCGATGACCGAAGAAGAGAAAGCTGACCTTATCTCCAGGCTCGACGAATACGACGATTTGCCGGAAGACTAGCAGCAGTACTTTTGTGCCGCAGTGATTTCTGCTGCGCAATCGATGCAGCCAATACCGGGGCTCAATACGGGTAAAGGGAACCTTTCGGTTCCCTCATTCCCTTACAGCAATTCAAACTGTGAGATGTTGCGTACTTCGTAAGTACCCTCATCAAGTTGCTGGCCATGACGACGGAAGAAGAACACTCCACGCTTGCTGTCGTAGCCAGTGCAGATACCGTCACAGTATCCCTGTATCCACAGCTGAGAGTGCAAACGCACTTCGTTGCCAACTACATCTTGAACTTTGAGTTTTTTTGTTTTCGCTGTTGCCATGTCTTTACCTTAGCACTACCCACCCCAAGCCGACAAATACATAGGTGCATAGCGGGGCTATGCACCTATGTATGGCCGCATTGCTGCCTGGTTTGTGCCGCAGTGTTTTGTGCTGCCGTAATAACTGCTGCCGTTACTTGTGCTGCGTGCAGCTCGTTGCTTGTGCTGCGCTGCTGCGTGTTTTCCGCTGCCGGAATTTTTGTTAGGCCGTAGCCCAACGCACCATAGCGGAGTGAGTTACGCCGTCTGCCGTTGTGCCACCGTAGCCACCAGCAGAAGTGATGTGCCCGTAACCGCTAGCAACGTTGTACCTGTCATCGGAGAGAAATTGCTCAACACTTCCGTCAATGAAGTTATTGCAGTATTCGCAATTTTCGTGTTCCGTTGTTACCTGAATGTTCATCGCTGTTTCCATGTCTTTATCTTAGTTGGCCCTACCCCAAGCCGACAAACTCTTGACGACCTGCAGCAAGCCCCGCTTGCTTGCTGCACCGGAATTTTGCTGCGCTATTCGGCAGCAGCTTTCCTTTCGTTGTTCATCATTCTGAGATGGCTGCACAGTTGTTCTGACAGTAGGTCTTCGTCGTCGATGTACTCACCATCACCGAGATAGGCGTAAACCCATTCTCCAGATTTCTCATCGAAGCAAGTGCCGTCAGTGAGTGAGGCCTCCTCTTGCTCCGTATCCCAATCCCAAGTGTTCGACTCTGCGTCGAAGCAAACAATGAAATAGTGTTTCATGCTGAGTATCCAATCTGCTCGAAGGCCTTCTGTACCGACAGTCTCTTGCCGTCATATCGGCGAGAGAAAAGTGCTCTCTTTGTGTCGTAACCATTCTCTGAAGGTACGCAGGCCACGAGAGTTGTGACCTTCACTGGCGAAATCATTCCACCGTATGTTTGTGGGTTCGAGATGCACTCGTAAATGACATACTCGACTGGGCCCGACTCAGTAACCAGTGCTGGTTCGAGCTTGTAGATAACGCCTCTACCACTTTTGGTTTTGCGGATTTTGATAGCCGTGTTCGGCATAGTGTCCCCTTTCGCTGTAGACGTAATCACCTTAGCAACGCCACCCCTCGACCGACAAATCAGCAGAAGCCCCGCTGCTGATTTGCAACCGGGAAGAATAGCCGGACACGCAGCCGGTAAAGTATCCGGATACTCAGCCGGTGAGCATCCGGATACTTCTCGACTACCTTGCGTAGCGAATACGCAAGTAGCGAAGATACGCCTTCGCCTTGATGAGACGGAAGTAGGTGTAGCCCTCGTTTGGGCCGGTCTTGATGATGAATGGGTTACGCATTGCTTTATCCTTTCGCTGCGTTGAGTTTTGCTAGTGCCCTCTTGAACATTGCCGGACTATCTCCGTCGCCGTTCTGTTGAATGATTTCTATTTGGTATTCCAAGTCACTGATGAGGTAGTTCAGTGCTTCTTTATCCATTGTCAGTGTGCAGAGTGTTTTCGTTCTCTTTACGATTACGCAACGCTCGGTGTCCTCGTTGATGTTGTCAATAAGGCCGCGCGTTCTCCAATCGCAGAACACATTGTCTGAAATGGTTACCGTGTATGTTGTCGCTGTTTCCATGCACCCACCTTAGTATGCCCACCCCCTAACCGACAAACCGGACAATCTCCCTACGGGAGCCCCGTCTCCCGTAGGGAGAGACACAAGCACCATAAGATGCTTGGCCTCTCTCGATTAGAAAGTTAGAACTTTATCGAGTAGTCGAACAAGGACTGTGTCTGTCGACTTGTCTCTATCGGAGTTCTCGAGTTCATGCAGAACTTCAGAAACAATAGAAAGAGAATCTGTCTCGAATTGCGCAAACGACTTATCGCTGTATCGGTTCACGCCTTGACTATGAAAGCGTGAAGACGGATAAGTCACGTTGTCGAATGGTGCGTACATGGTGACGGTAAACCCACGGTCATTAGGTTGCCACCAAACAAGTCGAATAGTTGCGGTGTATTGCTTGCGCTTGGTGTCGTGACGTAGTTCTATCTCGACCTGTTCGCCTGCAGGCGTGCCGTCCCAATCCTTATCGAGAGTCTGATTCTTCCAGACATAAGTAACCTTGCGGTCTCTGATAGTACGGTCTGCCTGCAGAATCTGCTCGGCGTGTGTTGCTGTTTCCATGCTCAAAGATTAGCAACGTCAACCCCTAACCGACAAATCGAGAATGGCCGTGCTTATTGCGTAGCGGGGCTACGCAAGCGAGAGCTACTCTTGATTCTCGTAAGTGCATTGACCGTTGCAGTTCTCACTTGCTTTGCAGTAGTAGTAATCATCGCACCGCTCGTCATAACAAGCCGGAGCCCCGTGGTCTCGTTGTCTCGCTTTTCGCTCGCCACGACTCTTGCCAACACGATAAAAAACGTAGGAAGTAAATAATCCCATTAGTCGTCCCAGTCCCCATCAAAAAACTCATCGTTGTCTTTCCAACTGTCACGCCCTGTGAAGTTGCCATTACGGTCAAACTTCGCATCGTGAATGTGTGCGTAGCGTTCGCTGTTGGTGTAGAACCTGTCGCAATCAGGGCACTGATACCCAAGTGAGTCGCATCGGCAAGCCATTACTTGTTTCCTTCCTGAACGGTGAGAACCTTCTGCCAAAGGTTCTCTGCCATGTTGGTCATCAACTCAATGCGATAGGTGGTGCAAGTGGTGATGAACTGTGAAACCATTTCATCGTGGTCTTTTGAGTTTCGCACAATCACACGGGCAAGGCTCGTGAGTAGTGCTTCTGCTAACTGAATGTCTGTCGCTGTGTTCATGTAATCAGATTAGCAAGACCCACCCTCAACCGACAAATCCAATAACAGGGGGAGACGGGGCTCCCCCTGTTATCAACTCCTCACGCTGTCAAGAATGTCGGATACTGCTGTTTGTGGGTGTAGAAGAAAATCGTCAAAAGACAATTCTCCAATTACGGAATCCGAATCATCATTGCGACAAACCATCACAACCATACGAGACCAATCAACTACCAAAATGTAATCGTAGTCGGCACCGTGTGATGTGCCACTTGCGTAAATGCCGTAGCCCAATTCGCCACTCCAACTCTCTCCAATAATTTGAGAGAGACAGATACGGGTGGCGTATGAATCGTCTTTCCATCTAGGGCGTGACGCTTCTAATGCGCTTGCTAGAACGTCACACTGGTCACCATTTACCCAATGTTGGTAAATGAAAATCGTTGGTGATTCGGGTGTTTCCCTAAATCCTGTTACTGCTCTGTCGCCCATTTCTAGTACTCCATTTCTTCTGTGACGATGTAACAACCATCTGCTTGCTTCGTCATAATCTCTGCCGAGCAAACGAGCCCTGTGCTCTTTTCATGTCCGAGCATTGTGAATGCGTAGCCCTGTGCGTTCGCAAGGTTGCGAAAGTAAAGAGCACCGATAGGTGCGCCGTCTTCGTCACGCAATTGGACTAGGTACGGGTGGTCTGTTTGTGTTGCTGTTTCCATACGAACAATCTAACAACGCCCACCCCTAGCCGACAAATCTCAGCCATCAAGGGCTGAGCCCCGTACTTGTGTTGCTAATCAGTAGAAGTATGACTATCGTTGGCTGTCTACTGAAAAGAGATGTTATGCAAGTATTTGTTCCCGAATTAGATTTCCAAAGTATCGCAAAGGTTCTCGACTATCGGAGACTAGGAAAGCAACGGGTCGAGACATTTCAGATTCTTCGTGCGAATCTAGGAATGACAAACGGTTGGAGGAATCACCCAGCTTCTCGTATGTGGGCAGACAACTTGCCGGGGCTATCTGCCTACGGAGTTGCTATGTGTCTTGAGTGGAAGTCAAGAGGCTACAAAGACACAACAATGGACAAAATTGTTGAGTTAGTAAAGCCCGATGAAACAGACCTTCCTGAATGGTGGGGTCGTATGGACATTGTTGATTCCCATAGAAGTAATCTCATTCGTAAAGCACCTGAGTTCTACGGTGGCATTTGGGAAGGCGTACCTGACGACCTTCCGTATGTGTGGGTAGATTCAGACTCTAATAGCCTCGTCTGAAGTGCCACCCCTCAGGGTATTCATCGGGGTAATACTCGCCCTCAGGGAGCGTTAGATAAAGCGTGAACTCACGCCACGCTTCCTCAGCAACCCAACAGCCGTTCCAATCTTCGCAGTACGGTACAAAGCGTTCTGTGAACTCAATCCACTCCTTAGAACGGTAGCGAACACGGCTATGGCCTTGACAATACCAATCCACCTCACGCTCAAAGAGGTCTCGTGGTGTCCACTCATCAGGGGACTTGGAATGGTAAGCAGATGGTGAAGGGATAAGTGCTGTCATACCTAATAGAAGTGACCTTGCGTCAAACAATGTCAGAACTAATCAGAATTATTTATCAGCTCTGATTCTTTCACTACAGCAGCCCCGCTGCTGTTAGGGTCTTGACTATGTGGTTGCCCCAAAGACCGCATCGCCCCACCGCAAATGGTGAGAGGTTGTTAGGGGGTGGGCAAATATCCAGGACACCCACCCCCTACAACTACCTAGAGGTTATCTAGCAATCTCCAAAAAGCGACGACTCAAGAGCAGAATCTTCACGCCCCCAAGAGCCATCGGTGCCACGACAGAGACACGCTTCGTCGTCTTCAGGGTCATCAAATGTTCCCCCACAGCCCTCACAGCGTTCGTCGCTTCCGTCGTATTCGTCGTAATCACGGTCATAATCATCGCCGTAATACTCACGCTCTGCCCAATAACGAGCATCAGCAAGTTCCTCTGCTGGGTGACCACAACAGGGTCGGTCTTCACATTGACACATAATCGCTGTTCCTTCCTGAACCCCCCAATGGAGTTCACTCCTGCATTCTCGCAAAGACAACCCCTAGCCGACAAATCACCCCTACGGGGTAAGCCGGGGCTACGCCCGTAGGGGACTGGTTATTCCTCCTCTTCCCAGTCCAGCTCGTCCTCAGCTCGTGCCTCGGCTGCGCCTGCGGCGTGATGACCTGCGAGTTCGTCTCGGTCGTCCCAGTCGTAATCGTAGTCGTATCCCATTTTTTCTCTTTCGCTGTTGTTGGGTGGTTTTTATGTGGGCTACACCGTCATTCACATCTCCACCTCTCGGCTTCAACAATGTGGTGCTTTCTAGGCTTCCCCACCGACTTGGCTTACTTCCTTGTCTGTAAATAACTTATCACGACCCACCCCTAGCCGACAAATCTCACCACTACGGGGGCGGGGCTCCCGTAGTGGTGAGATTGACAGATGTTCAAACGCTTGGCATAATGTTTAGACTTGAAAACAAATAGATGAAGGAAACTTATGAACGACTTACCAATGTTTCGTAGTGCAGACCCGGCCACTTCGGCGATGGGTGCTGAAGATGTCAAGCCTCGTAAACGCTCACAAGCGATGCTGTTACTTGCTGAATATTTACACGGTGGTCTAACTGATGAGGAAGCTGGCATAGCCACTGGACTTGCTTCGAAGCCAAAGTGTTGCTATTGGAAGAGGTGCTCAGAACTTCGTGCTAACGGCTTGATTGTTCCCACCGGTGAAACTCGACCTTCTTCGGCCGGTTCGGCGATGCAGGTTTGCGAAATCACTGAAGAAGGAAAAGAAGCTCTGCGATAATCTATCTAAAGGTATAGCCCCGTCTATACCTTTAGATAGCGCAACAAGCATTGCGCTATCGGTTAGTAGTCATCTGACCAATAACCATGATGCAGGTCTTTCGCTTGCTCATAGTGGGTGCTGGTCTCTCCACACTCTGGGCAATCCCATTCGTACTCAACCCAATCCTTGAGTGTGTAATCGCCGTCTAAATCAACTTCTTGGTCGTCAAAGTCGTTCTCAAATTCAGCGCACTTTTCGTTTTTGCAATATGTCGTTATCAGCATGACCTAATTTTATTAGTCCCCACCCTCAACCGACAAGTACAAGAGGAGCCCCGCCTCCTCTTCCTCCTGCTGACGCAGGTCGTCGGCGATGACACGCTGACAAGCTTCGCAAAGCTCGTCACCGTCGCAAACGCAATCGTCGGGGATAGGGAACTCTTGCTCGTCGGGAATTGGTGTGTTGTGAATCGCTCGCATCCTAATAACCTCGCATTTCTTCCATGTAATCTCGTGCGTCCATCGCAAGCTCGTAAGCTTCCCATTCAGGGGTGCCGTAACGAGGAAGCCAATCAGGGCGTTCCTCGTAATCTCCCTCGGGAGCTGAAGCGTAACCGTTACGGTGAGCGATACCTGAATTCCACGCCCGAGAGGCGTCAGAGTAAAGACCTCCACCCGAAACCCAAGATGAGACGAACTCGGCGTAAAGTTCTCCCTCGGAAGAATCGTAATAATCGTCAGAACCGTCATCAAACGCTTCGCCTGCGAGCCAACGCCCGAACGCTTCTGCTTCCCAAATCGGGAGCTTCGCAAGTTCCTGTGCTGTAAGTGCCACTGCTTTTCCTTTCGCTGTTTTTCGCTGTGTGCCTTTCGGCTTTGCCAGTTTAGCAAGACCCCACCCTTAGCCGACAAGTTTCGCCCTTCTCCCTGTGTGTAGGAATAGCGGGGCTATTCCTATAAGATGCGAACCATGAAAATGCCATCGCTTTATTATTGTGAGAAGTGTGGCCATCCCTTAGATAGAAACTCGAGCACTGTCGTCCGGCAAGCTACGGTTTGGTTGAAGGGAAAAGGCAGAAGCGTCCATTCAATAATTACAGAAGATTTCCGATACATTCATGAGTACTGCGTCAAAGACGGCGTAGACAATGACCCAACACTTTTCTAAGGATTAGACATGGCCGAGATAAACAACTTTGACGAATGGATTACCTATGGCATGCAACAAGGTTGGTGTTCACCACCTCTTTGCGAAACCCATGACGGATTGCCACAGACAAAAGCAGAAGAAGAAATGTGGGAAGAAGGTGGAGACCCATGTATCCACGCCATTCGTCTTTATGAATCTCCGGAAGATAAAGCAGAGGCTGAGGAAGGTCATTCACCTAGTCAGTGGAGAAACCATTGGAAAAGCTGATTTCAGTTATTGATAGATGGATTCCTGAAGACCCCGTCATGAAGGGGTTGCTTCACATTGGATTGAGTCTTGTTATCGCTTACATGTCTTTCTTTGTAGGGACAGTATTAGCGATAATTCTTATTTTGTGCGCTGTTCTCAACTCTTGCTACGGACAGTGGCTTATCTTCCGCGACGGCAACAAACCTTCCGAATAACTGTTGTCCTTAGCTTCCCGGGACGGGGCTTGGTGATGTTCACCTCGGTAACTTTTTTCTCAGCTTTTTGTGGCTGTTCTTTTGGCTGTTGCTCTTCACTCATGTACTCAATGGTACATCAGTCCTTACCAACCAAAGTCCAAGAGCCATCAGCCGACCCTCTGTAGTGAAAGCCTGAATTGTCTGTTGTCCACGCATACTCACAGCACGCTGGCTGTCCGACATTGCCTGGATGACAACCTAAGTCACCGAGAGCTTTTCTAAAGACACTAGGCAATGCCCGTATTAGTTTCAGACAGCAATCGTGGCAAAGGTGGACAATGTATTTCTCATCATCCCAATCATCTCCCCTGTCGGGAACGCAATCGGTAAATCCTCCGTAGTGACCGAGAGTGAGGTAGTTGAAAGACCACCCGTAGTCAATAAAGCGACCTTCTTGCTGGTGTGATGGGTAGTGAGCCCCGCACTCACTACATTCCTTTGGCAATGCCTCAAGCATTTGTTCTCGCTTCCATAACTTTTTGTAAATCGTTGTTGTGAGTAATCCCACTGCCCACCATTGAGGTCAATGAAAGTTCAATGTTGGAGACATCATAGCCACGACCCTTGAGCCACTTGTACGCCCACTCAAAAGCTGACTCAAGCGAATGAAAAGAGTCAATGCCACATTGCTCAATCGTGAAGTTCCCATCTTCATCAGAGTTCTCCCACTGATTATTTGGAACGACAATCTCAACATCCCACATCCATTCGCTCATTGGTTCATCGGGAAGGTCAATCGGTGAGATGCGAACGCTCACGGCGTTTCTCCACATCTCTTCTTGTGCTTGCTCAAATGCTCCCATTAGAAAACTCCATCGCTCTCAATGTCTCCGTAATCGGGCTGTTCTTTTGGTTCTGCCGTGTCACAGAGGAAAGAGTTTGCGAGGTCTTCGCAATGGTCTTGGTATTCGTTTTGGTAATCGCTGTCCATACACACAGATTAGTTCACCCCACCCCAAACCGACAAGTTCACAGCTTCTGCTCCCATAAGCCCCGTACGACCTTTTCCGTTTCTTCGGGGACTGAGTTCAAATAGAACGGGTCAATCTTCATCGCTCTTATTCTCTTGGCTATTTCTGGCCGTACTTCGTTGAGCGTGTTGAAGTAATGCTGTCCAATGCGTGTCTCTCCGTCATTGGGAAGGCTCTTGATGAATTGGAATAGAAACTCGTTGTATGTCATCAGATGGACGCTAGGAGCGTTAGACCGTTCTCTCTGATGACTGCCATAGCATCAAAGATACTTGAGTACTTGACTGCTTCTAAATGCTTGTAATCGCTGTTGAACACCTGAATGGAGCTTTTTCCATTGACCGTGATGATGTTGGCGAATAGGTCTGGCTTTGACACTTTCTCTTGGCAGTTGTCGCATTCGCAACCGTCTACGAAAATGTCAAAAATTGAGTTTGGCTTGCTGTTCACGATTCCACTTTATCAGTACCCACCCCAAACCGACAAACCCCCAATAGCCGGGGCTCAGGGGGGTTTGTCGACCACAGGCTGCCGTTCCTGTGGTCGAGAGTCCTACAGTTGGCTGTAGGACTTCTCAAACTCGCTCTCACGCCCGTACACCTCTTTGTAGAGGTCGAGCATCTCACGCAAGCAACCCTTCAGGGTGCGCTTCGTTGTTCCGTAGTTCTCACGGCAAAAGCGTGTCATTGGGACTCGGGTCATTTTCATTCCCGTCTTTGCTTCGAGTGAGAGTGCGCTGATTGCGCTCACGAAACGCAAGTGCTCAATGCTTGCTGGGTTGTCGAGAGAGATTGCTCCACTCTCGTGAACGGTTGTGCCTTCGGCTACTGCTTGGGCTTCGGGTGTTGGGTATGTGCTGTTTGTTTCCATACACACACATTACTCCGACCCACCCTCGACCGACAAATCACGCAGGCACGTAGCCCCGGCCTCGTGCCTGCGTAGCAAGGCCGTCAGATGTCTGGCCGATTGCTAGCAGTCGCAGAAGTCGGACACATCACACTGGCACCACTCGGCACTCATCTCGCAGTAAACGCAGTAGGTGCGCTCTAACCATACGCCTTGTGGGATTTTCCCACAGCACTCGGCCAGTGGGCGCATAATCTTCTCTATCTGTTCCAGTATTTCCATCAGGTCTTTGTCGCTGTCCATACCTAAATCTTAGCCCACCCCACCCCAGGCCGACAAATCGTTGTATGCTTTCAGAATGTTCAGACAACTCCACCGTAAGAAAAAGCTTGACATTATCGCTCGCTCACTGGCCTCTTCTGGTATCCCCATTTGGGGTGGCATTCCAGAACGGATAGTCAAAGACCTCAAAGCAAACGGCTACACGATAAAGAAAAAGAAGTAAGAGAGCCCCGTCTCTCTTACTGTTCTTCTTCTATTGACTCGTCTACCCCACCCCAAGTGAGTTCGCCCTCATTGACCTCACAAATGTCAATGAGGTGGTCAATGTATTTGCCGACAATCGCCCTAGCACTCTCCCTGTCCTCTGCCTCAAACTCGTCAATGAACAGAGAGATTGTTGCGCTGTACTTCTTCATCAGTAGTCACACTTTCCGTAGCGTCTCGCCCAAATGCGCTTTTTCTCCCAAGTGCGAATACGGTCAGCGAGGGCAACTGCCTCTCGTGCGCTCATCTCGTATCGCTTTGTTTCCAGCCAGTGAGAGAGGCGAGCAATCTCCTTGTCGCACTCCTCTACTGTTGGGAGTTCGCTAATCCATTTCGCTGTTGATGTCATACCCATACCTTAGTTCACCCCACCCTTAGCCGACAAGTTGGGACTAGTCGTAGTCCCAATCTCTCGGAGCGTCTGTGTCCCAGTCCACCGACTTGATACGGGCTACTTCACGGAGAGCCTTGATGACTGGTGCTGTCTCACCGTTCTCCCAAGAGAGCGTGTGAGCGAAGCGGAAAGCAATCTCGCCTTCCTGACCGTTGGGCTGAAAGTCAAGCCAAGCAGTTGGGATTGTGAACTCCGTTGCTCCTGCGAGACGGAGAATGTTGATGAGTGCTCCGAACACTTCTGCACCAAAACGGTTGTCGTACCATTCTGCGATGATTGCTGCTTTTGTTGTCGCTGTTGTTTCCATACCCAAACCTTACACCGACCCACCCTTAGCCGACAAATCAGCCGAACTCACGGGAACGGGGCTTTTGTTCACGAAACACCCGTGGGTGCTTCGTGTTGGGCTCCTAATCCCAAGTGATGAATGCGTTGCTGTCTGGGTGCGTGTAGGACGCTTGGGTTTCTTCCTTGAACACCGAGAGCGTGTTTGCGTCCACGAGCGCGTGCCACGCAGTGTGCATTGAGAGGAACACTTTCTTTGTCGTGTCGTCCCATTCCGTGCGTTGCTCGCAGGCGTTCATTATGCGCTCAATCATAAGGAGCATCTGAATGTTGGTGAGTGTTGTCGCTGTTTCCATACACATCACATTATCACGACCCACCCTTGCCCGACAAGTTAGCCATCGGGGCTCTTGTCGGGCAAAATGTTTCACGTGAAACATTGTCGGCCTGGGGTGGGTGATGCTAGGCTGTTCTTATGGAAACAACAGCGACATCCCCAATAGAACAAGCCCTTCTCCAGTTGGAGAAGTTGGACGACCAGCTCAAGCGTGGCAGAATCACAAAGAGCGAGATGGACGCCCAGCGTCTCGTCGTCTTGATAGACCTGCTCATCGCCAAGGGTGTTTAGCCCCAGCAATTCTCTCCAGTAAGCACCCAGTGTCACCCCCCGACACTGGGTGCTTCTTTATCTGTGAGCCCCGCCTCACAGATAAAGATTTGCCTCACAGGTAAAAACTTGTCGGTTGAGGGTGGGTTGAGATAATGTTGAGAGAAACAAGCGAGCCGAGAGGAAAAGCGACTATGGGTATGGATGTTTACGGACAGAATCCTTCAAGCGAGAAGGGTGAGTATTTTCGTAACAATGTTTGGTGGTGGCGACCACTGTGGGATTATTGCGAAATAGTCGCACCTCACCTATGTAGTGAAGTGAGTGGTCATACCAATGACGGAGAAGGACTAGATGAGGAAGGCTCATTGGAGTTGGCAAACATTCTCCGTGAGGAAATAGAAAATGGTGGTGCTCTTGCTCATCAGCAGTCTTACTACGAATACATAGCAAACCTTCCCCGTGAGGATTGCGCTTTGTGTGAAGCGACTGGAATACGCAGAGACGCACTAGGCATTGAGTCTGGACATCCTGAGCGTGAACTATCGGTAGAGGTTCAGATTCTTACAGGTCGCACACACGGTTGGTGTAACGCTTGTGACGGAGTGGGCACAAAAGAATCGTGGGCTTCGCACTATCCGTTCAATGTTGAGAATGTCTCGCAGTTTGCTGAGTTTCTCTCAGAGTGTGGGGGTTTCTCTATCTGCTAATGATAGAGTTCGGTCTGCCACAGGGCTAGGGTTTTCGTCGCTGTTCCCCTAGTTCTGTGGCACTCTACTTTCTACTGAGCCCCGGTTGCTCGTTCCCACGCTAGGCGTTGCTCGTTCTCGTGGAGTGTCGCTTGTCTTTTGCCAATAGACAGAGTGTTGTCACCAAGTGAGCCGGGAATAGAAATTTGTGGAATTACCGGAAGCTTCTTTGTAGAGCTTTCCATTCTCTCGATAGTTGTCTTGAGTTGCTTGACGATTTGCTCGAGCTCGTCAATTCTCTTGCTGAGACTTTCTACCGTTGGTTCTTGTTCTAAGGGCATTCGCTCTCCTTTGTTTCAGAGAGTAGAATAATAGCAATGAGCACGGCAAGACTTGTAGACGACCAAATAATTCTCGATTTTCCCTACGACAAAGACCAAGTTGATGAGGTCAAAAAAATCGCAGGGGCTAAATGGGACAAGGTCTCAAAGGTATGGAGAGTTCCGGTTACCTCTATGTCCGAAGCAAGAGCTTTCGCAATAAAGCACGACATAGAGGTTGATACAGAGATACTGCTAATCACCCCACCGGTTAGGAAAGCTGTCAATTCCATTTGGCTAGAAGGCGATTGGATTTTTATTACATTCCCGTATGAGAAGGTAGTCATCAACAGCGTCAAGAAAATACCGTCTATCACTTGGAACGCAACCAAGAAGGCGTGGAGGGCCCCGCTCACATCGGCGAACGATGTCATCAGGTGGGCTGAATACTTTGACATTGAGGTGTCCGATGAACTAAGGTCGTGTTCAGAGAATGTCACAAATAATCTAAATGCCCTCATTGAGGCTTCTCGCTCAGTAGATGCTGAGATTTCTATTCCGTCACTAACGGCAGAACTTCTTCCCTATCAGAGAGCAGGCGTTGCTTACGCTTCTAATGCTCGCAGAACTTTTATTGCTGACGAAATGGGTCTAGGCAAAACTCTCCAAGCCATTGCCACCGTTGAGTATGTTATGGACAGTTACCCAGCAGTCGTTGTTTGCCCACCTTCTCTTGTTCTCAATTGGCAAGCTGAATACGCCCGTTGGCTTCCTAGTCGCAGAGTTTCTGTTGTAACGAACAGAAAAGAATTCCCCGAAAGTGGAACTTATGATGTCGTTGTTGTTGGATACAGCAACATCACTAAATGGGAAAAAGAGTTGTCTAAACACCGTTCCTATGTTTTTGACGAAAGCCATTACTGTAAAACTGTTACAGCACAGAGAACTAAAAGCGCACAAAAGGTTGCTAAAAGCGCACCAAAAGACGGAATTGTTCTTTGTCTAACAGGAACGCCCGTTACTAATCGCCCGTCAGAGTACGCATCACAACTCGACATTCTTGGGAAACTGAAAGAATTCGGTGGTTTGTGGGGCTTTTATCGGCGTTACTGTAATGCTTTTCAGGATAGTTTCGGTCAATGGAACATCAGTGGACATTCACACCTTGACGAACTAAACGAACGGCTTCGTGGTGTTTGCTACATCAGGAGAACAAAAGACCAAGTGCTATCGGAACTGCCCCCCGTCATCCACAGCCCCGTATTGGTTGAGGGAAGTGCTGCTGCGATGAAGGAATACAAAAAAGCAGAAGTAGACATTATTCAGTATCTCATTGACAGAGCAAAGGAAATAGCGAGAGAACTTGGAGAACCCGTAGGGTCTGCTGCCGTTGTTGCTCGTATCAAAGCAGAAAGCAACGAACATTTAGTTCGCTTGTCTGTGCTGCGAAGGCTGTCAGCAAGAGCAAAGATGCCCGTAGTAGAAGAATGGGTAAAGCAGCGAATAGAAGATGGAAAGAAAGTTGTAATTGCTGCCCATCACAGAGACATTGTTGATGAGTTAGCAATGAAGTTCGGCAACCTGCGTATTCAGGGTGGAATGAGCGTTGAGGAAGTAGAGGAACAGAAGAAGAAGTTCCAAACGCTGCCGGTAGATGAAGCCCCGGTCATCGTGCTGTCCATTCAGGCAGCCAAGACGGGTCACACGCTGACATCGGCGCAAGATGTCTTATTCGTGGAACTACCGTGGACGCCTGCTGATGTAGACCAAACATACTCACGATGCCACAGACTAGGGCAGAAGGGAAGCGTGGTGGCTACCTATCTACTCACAGACGGCACGATAGATGAGGAAATCTATTCCCTCATAGAACGCAAGAGAAGCGTGGTCAATAGGGCTGTAGACGGTGGTTCACCCGTAGATGATGTAGATACAGCACAACTGCTGTTTGACCTGATGGGAATGTAGAAACTTGTCGGGCTGGGGTGGGTCTTGCTAATCTGTGTGTATGGAAATGAACAGCGAAATTGCCGAAACTGCCCCTTACATTATGTCGTATTGCGTAAATTGCGACTTGGAGTTTGAGCACGAGGGTGCTTGTGAGTGGGAGCAAGACTGCGAATGTGAAGATGACTGCGACTGCGTTGTCCGTGATGACAGTACGGAGCCGTACGAAACTGACGGCTGGGCTGACTCTAACGCCCTTGCTGGTATCGGCTGGGGTGATGACGAGGACTACTAAATAGTCGCAACCTCACAAATCTGAGCAGGCAACGCCCCCCGTTGTCTACTCCGTAGAAGTCCCACCGTTGTCGCTGTCGGTGGGCTTTTGCGTCTCTTGTTCTTCTAGCAGTGGGTCAATCGGGGTGGGGTCAGACGGGGCTACCATCAGCTCGTCCACTATTGCTTTGGCGTACTTACGGCGTAACTTCCAAATCTTTGTGTTCATTTCCTGAACGGCTTCTGTTTTGCGAGCTTTCGAGACAATGTTGTGGTCATACACGCCGTACTTCTTGAACAGTATTTCATCGAGGTCATTGTTCTCAATGATGATGTCCGAAATCCAGCCAGCCTTCTTGTCCATTGCTATCATTAGTTCGCACAGGCCTTCGTGTCCGAACTCGTCATAGACACGGTTGGCAATCATCGTACAGAAGTGGTTTCGGTACATTACTTCTGCGTCTGATGTTTGAGCCATAAACTCGCTCAGCCAGACAGCGAGCTCCTCGGGGCTTGCGAACGTTTCGTCGTCTTCTTCATCAAAGAAATCCATTGTTCCGTCCCTTCAGTCCGTACAACAATGATAACCCGTGGGTGTGTCAAGCGAATGACAAGATAACTTCTTGGGCTTTTATCTTCTTGTGTGTGACTGATGAGTTTGCGTCCATAGACGCAATCGCCCGTTCCGTAATTCCACCGTCTCGGTAGTGGTCAAGGTATTCCACGACAGCGTTGTAAGCAGACCAGCCGTTGTCTCCGTATCCAGCAGAGTTTCTTTCTGTCTGATAGAGAGCACGAATGGTCATAGTTATGTTGTCTCTATTGCGCTTTTGTCTGTCGGTTTCTTGGGGCTTTTCGGGATAGAGAGCACCGATAAGCGTGTCCATTCTTGCTGAACTCAAACTCATTGGTATTGACAACATTTTCTCGGCTGTTGCGCTGAACGACTTAGCCCACTCGGTTGAGATGTTGAGAATGCTTTGAGCCTCTGCGAGAGCAGTTTCCACATTTCTTGTATGGCGAGCCGTGAATACCCGTTGAGCATTGTTCATTCCAGCGATAACGGTATTTTTACAAACGGCACGAATGCTTGTGTTTGCGAAAGTAATCGCTGTCTTGCCATCGTGACCATTGCGAACAAGCAGGTAACGCTCAATCTTGTCATTCACTCCCTTTGGGTCAATGATTAGACCACCCAAGTCAATAGATGAAAAGAACTCACGCCCACCGTGGAGAACTCCACAAGTGTCCACAACTGCGTCACCCTTAGACGCACCCACAATGGCGAGGGCGTACTCAAGACACTCACGGTTCTGTTGGACTACATACCTTGTCCCAACTGTGGACAATCCGTCAAATGAGCCGTCAGGGTTCACTCGGACTGTGGCACGGCTGTCGTCCACCAGCACCGGAGTCCCGTCAGGGTTGGTGATGAAGTTGCCTTCGTCGTCCACTACGGCAACTTTGGCAAGAACTACGTCATAGTCAGCCTGTGCTGCTGCCAGCATCGCCTCAGCCGTCTGTAAGCCCTTCATAGGCGTTCCTAGCCTGTGCCACGGCACTTCTCGGTCGGCGTAAGCCATTTTCGCCAAGCCCTTACGGTCAAACTCTAGTTCGTGTGCCATTTTCCGTGTGTCCTTCCTACCCGTATGGATAGATTTATCTGAACTCATCATAGTCCCAACTACCTGCCCGTAGTGAAACTTGTCGGGTATGGGTGGGTTTGTCTAAGATTTGGGTATGGAAACAAACAGCGAAATCCTTGCCCCATTCACCGTCAATGCCCCTGTCCCTTTTTCGGGGTCGGACGCAGAAAAGTCGGAAAATTACAACACCCACTACTTTGACCCTCAGTTTGACCGTTGTGTCCATTGTGACTGCCGTCCGTGGGGTCGTGTTGCTGAGTACCCGTGTGGCGCAGAAGTCCCACGAGCCAACTTCTAAGGGGTTGGCAGACCAGCCTTCCTTTAGTAGCCTGTCACATCAAGACGGTAGAGCCTGTGTTCGGACTAGGGCTCTGCCGTCTTATCTACTAGGAACGGGGCCCGGAATGAAGAAGCTTCTACTGCCAGCACTTATCGTCACTGCTATCGCTATCCCTCAGCAAGCAAGAGCCACAGAGGGTTGCTCAAACATTGTCCACATTGGAGACTCGCTCAGTGTCCATTCCCGAGAGTTCCAACAAAAGGAATACAAGAAACTCGGATACCCGAACGCTGTTATCTCTGCTCACGGCAGTCGCTCAGTGTTGAGTAAGTTGCCTAACGATAGGCACACTGGCTTAGAGGCTGTGAAGTATTGGAAGAAAAGGTCTGACCAAAATACTTGCTGGGTAATCGCATTGGGGACAAACGACAGCCCTGCTTGGAAGTATCAAGATGTCGGAACTCGTGTTGCTTCCGTAATGAGGGAACTCAAAGGAATGAGAGTTGCTTGGGTGACAGTGTGGAAGGGCAAGAAAAACAACCCGTCAGCCCGTAACTGGAACGCAATGTTGGAGAAAAAGTCGGATAAATACGGTTTTTCTATTATCTACTGGGACAAAGTTATCACAAAGCACAGAGAGTTGCTAAATCCTGACGGAGTTCACTACGGTAGCACTGGGTCAAAACTAAGAGCAAAATACATTGCCCGTACTATCAAGAAGGCTTGGTTCTGAAATGAAAAAGATTATGAGTGCGTTTATCGTCTTTCTGTACGCCTGCTCAAACAACTCCCCGACTACAACAACCATTGAGACAAAGCCTGAACCCGTGATTGTTGCTTCTGTTGGTGACATTTCCTGCTCAAAAACACAGCGAAACAGTGGAAAGTATCCTTGTGTAGACGCAGATGTTGCTTCTGTCGTTCGCAGTAGACAGCCCGACCACCTGTTCCTTCTAGGGGACATTCAGTACCAAAGTCATACAATCAAGAACTTCCAAGAGAACTTTGCGCCCATTTGGTCTGACCTGATACCTATTGCCAAGCCTGTTGCTGGCAACCACGAGTACGCAGAAGCCGGGGCTCGTGGTTACTATGCGACGTGGGTGAAGTATCCGAAGCCTGGGTATTACTCTTTCGACATCAACAGCGATTGGGTTGCCGTGGTAATGAACACGAATGATGAGTGTCGGTTCGTTTATTGTGGAAAAGGCTCAGACCAATACTTATGGCTCGAGTCGGAACTACAAAAGAACGCATCGAGGTGTGTTGTTGTGATGGCCCATCACCCTAGATACTCGTCAGGAGTTCACGGTTCTTCCAAGTTTATGAAGGACTCTTTTGACCTGATGACTCAGTATGGTGTTGATGTCCTGCTGAGTGGACACGACCATCATTACGAACGATTTGACACACAGCCTGTTCAGTTCGTTGTCGGCACTGGTGGAAAAGATTTACGTCGTGTCAGGACACCCGTAGAGGGCTCTGCTTTCTTGTCAAATAAGCATCACGGCGCATTGTTTATGAGCATCACCGACAGAAGCGCAGATTTGGAGTTCGTTAGCACGGACAACATTGTTGTTGATAAGACCACGATTACTTGCTGATTTTGCGACCACGGGCTGGTGGTATTATTCGTTTATTGTGGATTATGACGAAGATGACCCCCGTAAGGAAATAGAGCGAGAACTAGAAACGCTAGTTGCGCTCGGGCTCGTCACCGTCACAGGCATAACAGATGACGGTCAATGGCTTTACTCGGTTACAGAGAAGGCACGACAAATGACTGAAGAAGAACGTTGGGACGCTATCTTTGGCTATGCCATAGGGATTGAGCCAGACGACGACCTTGACGAGTGAACGGGGCCCGGGAGCAGGCGAGCTTGCGTAAATGCTTGACTTATGTGCTTTTAGGTGTTAGGTTTAAGGAATGGTTGAATTAATCATTTTTCTGATACAGACGACAGCTATCTTTTTCGCTGGTGTTTTCTTTGCTCAGAACGCAGAAAGAAACGCTCGAGACGCAAGGCGTAAAAAGAGAGAAAACGATTACTACCTAGATTAATCACGCCCCTATAGCTCAGTTGGTAGAGCGTCGGACTTTTAATCCGTGCGTCGCAGGTTCGAGCCCTGCTAGGGGTACGATACTTGTGTATCTAACAAACGGAGAGAAAATGAAAAAAGCAATACTCGTAATACTCGCAAGCGTAACTCTTGTCGGGTGTGGAACAAGAACTGTTGTAGTTGAAGCTACTACGCCTGAATCAACAAACCCACCCGTGACAGCACCTGAGTCTAGAGGTGGTGTCGAGGGTTACTTTGACGCAGTGATGGAAGGCTTCCCTGACGCAGTAAACATTCACGGTCGCAAGTGGATTGTGGAGTTCGGTCAAATTGCTTGTGACGCGATTGACGAAGGAATGTCTCTTAGTGATTTGGCACGAATGGTTCCCCAAGGTGGAGATGTTGCTCTTATCGGATTTATGGTGCGACACGCAGTTTTGAACATTTGCCCACACAACCAATGGTTCCTTGACGCAGCAGCGCAGGCGTAGTGTCAAACTCCCGTAGCTCAGTGGATAGAGCAGTAGTTTCCTAAACTATGTGCGTAGGTTCGATTCCTATCGGGGGTGCTAATGAGTGATGAGTTTTGGAATCAACTGATTATTTTGCGCTGTTGTCGAGACTGGCCGATACACAGACATAGTGCTTATCATTCTATGGGGCGTTGTGGATTGTGTCGTAAAGTCCCAACAGTGATAGAGAAACTTTATCCCGAGAGCGAGTATGCTCGTAACAAAATAAGCCCTGATAGCTCAATGGATAGAGCAACGGACTTCTAATCCGTAGGTTGTAGGTTCGACCCCTGCTCAGGGCGCAGAGTAGTATGTTCGCTATGAACAACATAGACAGCAACACACTAAACATTGGTAACGGATTCGTTCGGCTTGACAACTGTATGGCTGACGATTATTCTGTTGTGAACTCAGCCCGTGTGAGTTTTGCTCGCAATAGGGAAGATGAAGTCGAGATGACAGACGCAGAAGTTGGACTAATCAACTTCCTAATGAGAGAGCGTCACGGTACTCCGTTTGAGCATAACGCTTTTCGTTTCCACATCAAGTGCCCTGTGTTTGTAGCCCGTGAGTGGTTTCGTCACCGTATTGGTTCTTTCAATGAGTTCTCGGCTCGCTACTCAGAGGTTCCTAATGAGATGTTCGTGCCTGAGCTTGCTGAGGTGCGAGAGCAGACAGGTAAGCCCGGGGCTTACAAGTTCAAGCAGGCTGATATGAGTACGGCACTGAGAACGACCGAGATAATTACTGAGAGTAACAGTAACGCCTATGAGGCTTACGCTGAGATGCTGGCTCTTGGTGTTGCTAAGGAGTTGGCGAGAACTGTCCTACCAATGGGAATGTTCACTCAGTTCTATTGGACAGTGAACGCCCGTGCTTTGATGAACTTTCTTTCGCTCAGGACAGACGAGAACGCACAACTTGACATTCGCAAATACGCAAACGCTGTTGAGACATTGTTTTCTAAGGAAATGCCAATTACTTACGAAAGCTGGATTGCTAACGGAAAAGTCTCTCCGTAGTTACTTGTCTGAACCTGATGTAGCAGACCAATGACCAAGCCCACCGTTGTCAAGTAGATACTTCGCCACCTTGAGATTACACTTGTGGTTCAGTAGGACTTTCATATCCTTGCCACCACACAGTTTCTTTGTTACTGTGACCCAAGATGAGTTGATTTGTAGCAACCCGTAGTCTCTTGTACCGTTTGAGTTTGGTTTAGAAACTATCTTTTCTTGACAACGGCTCTCTCTCCACATTATGTAAGAGAAACGGTCTACGGGTTGTAGTCCGTGAAAACGAAGGCGACCCTCCCACTGTGGACAACGCTTTGTCTTGTCTTTTGGATAGTTCCCACTAAGGAATGTCGGTAGAACACCAACTCCAAGTGTTGATAGTTTGTGTTCTTTGAGGTAACGAATGTGTGCTTCTCTTGTCTTTACCCCGTAGTGACCGTCAGGAGTAACGCCGATTAGTTTCTGTAAGTCCTGAACAATGATGCCTCTTTGGTTGAAATGGTACTGAACTATCGGAACCATCTTTGGGTCGTAGTGGAGCAACAGAGGCTTCGCCATTCGGTACTTGCCTGTTGATTTGGATTTGTAGCAACCCCACCCTGTGAACCCAACGGGTTTTTGATGCCACTCATAGACCTGTGGGACACCCATAGCCTTTGCTCGCACTTCGTCACGGGTCACTGTGGTTTTCCAACCCTCTACGGAAATACGGTTAGCAATGATGATTTGCTGTTCTTTGGTCGCTTTGTCGGGAGAGGGAGCAAACTCCTCGCCACCGTAGCGTTCCCAAGTGCCCATACTTGACTGAGGGAACTCGCCCTTTGTGTAGATACCTAGTCCACCTGCCCATTGACCCGTGTTCTGCCAATTGCTGTTGGTTTCACAGACAGCCATTTTCTCCCAAAACTCTACCGGAGCGTTGGGGGTCTTGTCAAAAGCAAGAGTTGTGTGTGAAGGAGCAGAGAGAGGCTTTGCCAAGACCACGAGTGTTGATGTGGTCTCTTGACCAGCTGTTGAGCCGACCCCCTTATCTACGCTTAGAGCGTGGGCAGTGCTCGCCGTAAAAAGCGAGGCAATGAGAAAGGGCAGTAGGTAACGCTGGTTATTTGGCAATGGTCTTTCCTTTGATAAGGGGATAGGACTGCCCTGTTAGTAGGGGGGCGTTTGGTGTGTATCTATTTTACACCTGTGTTTTAGTGTCTAGGACACTTGTGTTTATTGACTATTCTTCGTCTTCGTCGTCTTCATCGTCGTCATCTGTGGGGTACTCTCCGAGGACTTCTTTGTAGTGGTTCCAGAATGTGTCAAAAGTGTCAGTAGTCGGGATAGTCATACTGAATGTGAACTTCTTTGAGCCGTCACCGAGTGTTTCTGTGTCAATCACCTGTGGGTCAAACGCTCCGAGAGCAAGAATGGCTACCTCATTGGTGTCAGCACTAAAACTTTCTATTTCGTCCTCTGTGAATGTCTCATCAGAGAGGAGCAGAAAGAGAGCGTCTCCGACTGCTGTCACTACTGCTATGAAGGCTTCGCTCTGTTCGGGGGTCTTGGGTGTGTCTGTCATTTGGTCACCCTAGCCCACCCGTAGAGGCTATCACAACCACGACCCTGTGTAAAATGTTGTCGTAAAAGAAAATGGCGTTTCGGTGTTGCGTGAGGTGTAGTGAGCTGTTATCGTAAGTCTCCTAGCCCCACAAGGAGATGAAATGAATAACAGTCCAATCACGGTAATTGGGAACATCACCCAAGACCCCGAACTCACCTTTACAACGAGTGGTCAAGCACGACTTGGCTTCTCAGTAGCAGTGAACTATGTTTGGTACGACGCCAACAACGAAAAGCAGGAAAAGACTTCTTTCGTGAATGTTGTTGCTTGGCGATACACAGCAGAAAACGCAGCAAAGACTTTGGAAAAAGGAATTGGCGTTGTAGTAATCGGTCGCTTGGAACAGCGCACCTACGAGGACAAAGAAGGCAACACCCGTTCAGCAGTTGAGGTAGTAGCAGAGCAAATCGCTATCAACACCTCAGCCATTGAGCAGGTAACTCGCCGTCAGCGTTCAGAAGGTGGTCAGGGTGGTGCTCGCACCAATGCCCCACGCCCCAACACAAAGCGCACACTCGCTAATGTCGGAGCAGATGACGAGCCGTTCTAACAAGAACTAAGGGGGAGCGTTTCCATTCCAATCCCTCTTAGACAAAAGCCCCCTCGCACTGAGCAATCAGGAGAGGGGGCTTTTGTTATGTATGCGTTATGTGTAGTGGATACCCGTCAAGCACCCGTGTCGCCTTGCCAACTTCTAACGACTTCCTCAAACGTGCCGTCTCTCATTGCGTCACCAATGATGTCGTATGTCTCAATCTCTAACAGCGTGTCAGTTACATTGTGGAGCATTGTGTTGGCGAGCTCCACTTTGATTGCCGGGACTTCGTCGCCTCTCGCTTCTCTGTTTGCGAGTGAGCGACAGTGGCCTTTGAGTATTCGGCGTAGTTCGTTTAGTTCCTCCATTGAGAAGGCTACGAGTGCTAGTTCTTTTGGCTCATCATTCATACCTGAATAGTACAGGTGACGTGATGTTTTTACTCCTGTGGCTTACGCCAATCAGTGAGTTCACCTTGCCAATCAAGCATTGCCTCAATCGTTCCACACTCTGAACAGATTTCTGTCTTGTTGTCTAGTCGTGAGATAGCACCTGGGTAAGCACCTGGGGTGTCGTTGTTTGGGATAAAGCCTTCACAACGTGGGCAGAGTGCGAACTTGTCGTGTGTTCGTGTGTGTGAGTTGTCGTCTAATGACATTGCGTTCTCCTTGTCGCTCTCCTCTAATACTATCTGCTCCCCCTCTTGACCGACAAGTTTTGCCACGACCTCTGTTAGTAGTTCGCTGATGTGCTTCACCTCACTTGCCCCCTAGATGAATGATGTCGCCTATGTCCACTGCGCTAGTGCCACGCTTCTCTGCTATGTCCCAACTTGCTTGGAGTGTGTGACCTTCACAGTATCTCTCTGTGATGCTGGCAAGTGTCTCGCCTTGCTCTACTGTCACGCTCGCCATAGGGCAGGTGTAGTCATAGCCATTGTCAATGTCTGTGCCTAGCAGGTAGGACAGTACCATCACTACGATAGTGATGATGCTGGCTACTGCTATGCGCCTCTTGTAGTAGGTGCTGTATGTGGTGCTGTTTTCCATACCTCTTACAGTAATCCCCCTTGTGGATAAAGTCAAGCATTTGTGTATGGGGTATGTGTATGGGGTGTGGGTAGGTGGGGTGTCCCTCGCCTATTGGGCAATGGGGTATGTAGGGGTGTGTATGGGTAGCGTGTATGTATGGATACGACAGTGGTATGTATGGGCATAGTGATAGGGCTAATGGGGCTAATGGCGATAGGGCTATGGATACTAGGCAGGTAGGTACATAGGGTAGGCAGGTAGGCAGGTATGTAGGTATGTATGTATGTGTACCTATGTAGGTAGGTACTAGGTAGGTACTAGGTGGGTACTAGGTATGTGTGTGATACCCGTAGGGCTACCCATAGCACCTTGCGCCTCACCTCACTAGGGGTAGCTGATGTGTAGGGGTGTGTATGTATGTGGGCTATGTAGGTAGGGGGCATAGGGGGTAGGGGTGTATGCCTATGGGGTGATGTGGTGTATGCCTATGTAGGTGAGTGACATAGCGTGCGCTATGTGTGTGTATGTGTATGTACCTATGTGTGTGTGTAACCCGAAGGCAACCCGTGACGCCTAGCGACCTATGTGCGTGTGCGTGTGTGTATGCGTGTGTACCTATGTGTGTACCTATGCGTACCTATGCGTGTGCGTGCGTGCGTGCGTCACCGTGTGTGTGTGTGATGTGTGATGTGCGTGTGTCACTGCGTGTGCGTGTGCGTCACTATGTGTGCGTCACTATGTGATGTGATGTGATGTGATGACACTATGCGTGTGCGTGTGTGTGCGTGTGATGTGTGTATGCGATACGTGCGTGATGATGTGATGTGTCACTGTGTGTGCGTATGTGTATGTGTGCGTTGTGATGTGATGTGATGTGATGATGTGTTATGGCGTGATGTGATGATGTGTTGCGTCACTGCGTGTGACGTCACTGTCGTGTGACGTCACTGTGTGATGTGATGTGTGTGTATTCGTTTGCGTATGTGTGCGATTGCGTGTGATGTGGTGTGGTGTGCGATTGCGATACACACTGCGTGTGTGCGTGTGTGTGCGATACCCGTAACCCGTACAACCCATACAACCCATACAACCCATAAGCGATTGTGTGCGTGTGTGCGTGTGCGTGTATCACTGCGTGTGTGCTGTGTGCTGTGTGCTTGCGTGTGCGTTGCGTATGTGCTATGTGATTGCGTGTGTGCTATGCCGTGTGCCGTACATAGTGGGGTATGGGGTCGGGGAAAGGGGTCTAGGCAGCCCCGTGAAACCTTCCGGGGGGACGTCACGGGCTGGGGGGGTCAAAATCGCAAATTTTTGAGTTCACAAAATCTCCACTAGATTTATCCAAACTCCCCAGAAGGACTAGTCTTCTTCAATATCCTCAGGGCGTTCACCCATTGCAATCTGCATGTTGAATCGCATGTCAAGTATCTGCACGTCATCCCAAATTCCCGGCGGGAAATGGCCATTCTCTTTGTAGTACTGCACGTAGGCACGAGCTTTGGGGTGGTCGTAACGCTCAAATCGTTCGACAATCTCTCTCATGTACTGGTTATTGTCACGTAGTGTCATAATTCTGTACCTTACAGGAGCTGGTACCCCTAAAAATCTAACGGGAGTGAGATTCTGTTCGGATAGATTTATCCAAAGGGGGCGTTTTTTATTCAGTTTCCTGAATTTCTTGCAGCAACACGGCCATTCCTTCGTCCAGAATCTTGATTCCTCGTGGAATTTTCGTGTTGACCTGAATCCATCCACGCTTTTGCGTGTTTTCTAGGAGAGTTTTGCCGGAGCTTGTCGAGTTGTAGCCCATTTCTGCACAGATTTCTCGTACTGACGGGGGAAATCCATTTTCTTCACGGTATTCGTGGATAAATTTAACCAAACGGAGGCTCATTTGACGGTGACGCATGGTAGCTCCGTCGTTTTTTGCTACATACGGTTGAGGGTTGGTCATAATATTCAACTTTCTCGGTGCTTCTTGGATAAATTTAGCGGGCTTTTTTGCATCTTGTTGGTTTTTCTAAAAAATTTCGCGGAGCGCTGCGCGCTGGATTCTTTAATACAACTTAACGATGCCGGATAGTTGCGGTCGGGCGGGGGCGTGGGGGCCCGGATTGGGGCCTGGGAAGCCCTGTGGGGCGTTTAATTGGCGGAAGGCGATTCCTGGGCACAGAATTCGTCCTCGGCCGCACAGAGCATGGTGTATGCACTGCCCCAAATCTCCGTTGGGTGGAGGCCCAAGCTGTGGGCTATCTTCTCAGCCCAGGTTAAGGGGACGCCATTTTGAAGTAGGCGGTAGTAGGTCTTGCGAGAAAACCCACACACCTCGCCTATGTCGTTGACGCAGAGGTCCTTTTCGGCGAACATCGCCATGACAGGCTCGATAGAGAGCCTATTTTCACCCCTTTGGGTTGTTGCTTGCGTCATTGAGAGCCTTAGCGATGGTCATTCCTTTTGATTTTTCGACGCTGCGTACCCAGATGGTTCCAGTCATGTCGTCATTGACCTCTACAACGTCACAGTATTCAACATTGTCGTCATCAAATGGCGATGGTGGGAATGAGATGCAAATAAATTTATCCATAACTTTTCTTTCGTTTAGAGGTGTTCGGAAAACAACAAGGCCCCCGCCTATCTATCAAGAGGTTGACAATTGACACTGATAGAAACGAAAAGTTCGGCGAGGCTTGCCTTGCTGTTTTCCTGACATAAAACCCCGTCAACTAGGTTTTACGCTTGTGGGCCCTGTGGGACTTGAACCCACGACCAACGGATTATGAGTCCGGCGCTCTAACCAACTGAGCTAAGGGCCCGATTTTTAAAACCGCTAAACCGCTTGGATTGACTCAATACGGGAGATTTCTACCCAATGCTCGCGGAGAAGGCCATCTTCGGGGGTCTTGAGCGAGTGATGATACTCGGTAACAAGACTATCTCCTTCAATACGAACGGCTGTCTCGCCATAGAGATGACAGTAATCTGTTTTGATTTCTACAGACTTGCCTATGTACTGCTTTATTGAATCAGTCGTATGGGTCGATTTTGTTTTACTCATTGTTTTCCTTATCTTTTATGAGAACTTTTAGGGGATTGGTGGGGGGTCCGTGGGGGAATCGCTTATGCAGTTATCTATCCAATTCCAAATTGAATAATTTGATTTTACTTCTCCTCTGAACAAAATAACAAGATGATTTTCATCGTTGCTATGTGGGTTTTGTTCTGTTCTCAGGCCGTATTTTTTCAAACTTTCAACAGCCTCATCTTTTGCTCCACACCAAGTCTCTATGTCAATCTGGTCTTGGACGGCGTCCCATTCGCGATTCCATGTTAATCCACGAGAGAGGGGTGAATTTAGGGTTCCGTCTGGTTTATAGTGCGTAACCCTTGGAGTTCCATCCTCGACAACCTCACAATAATAGGCTCCGTATGTAGATGCAAGTATGTTCCATTTAGCATCAATGCCTTTCCTTCTCATTTCTGAAAACGCCCTAAAAAGTTTTTTGTAGTCGCTTTCTTCTGGCATAGACATTGGTTGCTCGTTGCGAAGCCTGGTTGTCCTCACGACGCCATCACATCCCACAATCCTGTCTCTGGGGACATATATTCTTAAGTCTTTATCGTATTGAGTTTCTCTTGAGGCTTTTAACTTTAGAGACTTTAATCTTGATATTTCTTTTTGGAACTTTTCTTCTCTGATTTCCTGCATTGCCCTATGTTTATTATTAGCTTGAGCGATAATTAACGGGGTAGAGACCCTTGCTTTGTCTATAGCTTTTTGTATTCTTATTGTTTCCATGACGTTTATCTATTCTTCTTCCCAGATTCGTGAATTAGGCAATAGCGAACACTCCCAGCAAGTAATACTCCAAATTGTTTCATTACGAAATGAAAGAGTTGAAACTATCCCACCGATTCTGCTGCCATCTTCTGCCCGCATTAATTTGTCGCACTTAATGCATGTTTCTGTGATAATTGCTGGGTCCATGCTTGTTACACCTGTTTATTTACATATGCCGATGATTCTCTGACATATGCTATCGATTTACGAATTAATTCCCTCATGTCTGATGAACTTATCCAATTAAGGCTCGACCTATACCCACAGTAATCTTTTACGACCTGATAACAAAATTCGTTGTCCCAGGCCTTGACCTTTGTATCCACTTTTTCTTTAGATATCTCGGCCTGGACAGGGTATGGAGCTCTACCGAAGTCGTTGTAGTAAAACTTCAAGTCAAGCAAAACAGTTGGTGGAAACCTTCTGTAGATTTCCCACTCAACGTCGTTGAAACTAGTTCCCTCTTTTGTGTTACACGGACTGCAAAGAAAGCCTCGTGCCAATCCACTCTCGTGGCAATGGTCAAGAACCATGCTTGCTTTATCATT